TTTGGTTGTATAGCATTTACATTACTTAAAGAAGGATATTTAGTATAGCTAACACCAAGCAGTTCAGATTTTTTATCCTTGCTCACTTTTTCAGAAGCATCCCACACACTTCCTGAATAAACATCTGCATTGGCAGCCCATTTAATATCTTTAGATTTGGGATAGATTTTAAACCTAATCTTTCCTCCTCCACCTTCTAAATGACTAATTGTTCTATCTACAGGTTTAGTGAATGCTGAGATAGTGAACTCACCACCTGCTTTCTCATTATCCTCTATATGCTGCAATAGATTTTGCATCATGAGGTTTACATCAAAATCTGAATAAGCTCCTAAAACAGATACAAACTCTTGTCCTCTTGAATATATTTCTTCAGGGTTATATCGAATATTATTTACTTTCTTCCAAGTTTCTATAATTTCTTTAGCTTGTTCATATTCTTTATTTTTTTCTATGAAACTTTGAGGTAATTCTCCTGCATTATCTAATTTTAGTTCTCCTACATATTTATTTTTACTTAAACGATTTAGATATTCAATTGCTTCTATTTCAGTATTAAATTCTTCATTTATATATCCATCTGCTATAACACTTCCGTCTTCATCATAAGACCACGTTAATCCAGTTACTCTCCATTTATTATTTGGTTTAAAATTACTCAAATCAACATCTTCAACATTTTTAGCTAACTCACTTATATGATTACTAGCTTCAGCATAAGTTTTAAACTTCCTATTGTCTGGAGTAGTATATTCTACTTCATATCCCGGAAGAATAAGTTTACTATTAGAATACGCTAATAAATCAGCTAAATCTCCAATAGTCATATTATCAGGAAGCTTATTTATTTCTACTTCTTTAAGACTTAATAAAGAACGAACAAATTGTTTCATTTCTTTAAGAAGTCTTTTAAGTAATGATATTAACTTACCGTCTTTAACTTTATCTAATCTATCAGCAGTATATAAACCAAGCAACTCTACAATAGCTTCTTCTTGTTGTTCTTCTAAAGAATATTTATTATCAGGACTTTCTAAATATGGTTTGGCTTCTTCTGGAGAATCAAAATATCTATAACCAGATCTACCATTACTTAATCTATAATTACCTAATTCAAAATATCCTTTTTCTAAAGTATTTTTATACTTATAATCTCTTTTAATCCTATCTAATACTTCTTTACCTCTGCCATATTCAAGTTCTTTGAGTAGGTTTTGGTATAGTTGAGAATTAGGTTTACTTAATTTTAAAGATTTAGCATAACTCTCAGCTTCTTTTCTAGTATCAAAATAATCAACATCTCCTAAATTTTCATTAGAAAATGTTTCTAATTCAAATTTACCAGGAGCTTTAGGATCATTAGTTTTTCTTATCTTATATTTGAATCCACTAAGCTCTACGCCATTTTTAATAGCTCTAATAATAGGGTGTCCTAATATTTCATGTATGGGAGTATCTAAAGTAGCATAAGCTAAATTAATTATAGCTGTATTATTTTTAATTTTACCTTTGTATTCCTTACTTCTATCAGATTCAAATCTTACAGGAATACCTATTCTATCAGATACTCTTGCAGCTAAATCTCTAATAGTTTTTTCAGATGCTATTTGTCCTTCTGTTGAGGCTAATTGAAAAGATCTATTTACATCTGGTTTAATTGGTGTTCCTAACTCTTGATAAAGGGCTTCAGGTTCAACACCAGCAAGTTCATCATTTGCTTGATCTAGAGATTTTAATCCAAGCTTTACTTCATAGGCTTTGATTAGTTTAGTTGGCGCCGCAAAGCTTACCACAACTTCTTTGGGCCCAGCATTGACCGTATACCAGTTATCTGTAAAAGCTGTGTTCTTATATTGACCAATTGACCAGTCTTTTACCATCTTTTCTAGATCACTCTCAGAAAAGTTTTCTGCTGATGTAGTTAAAGTTGTACCTTCTGGCTTATATAAACCATTAGTTTTTACAACTATATCTGTTATTAGTGATTGAACAGCACTGTCTGTTAAGTTTCTAATTTTGCACGCCATGATACTAATATACTAAATATTAAGCACGGAAACATGTTCCGTCTAAATCTAGACCATTTAGATCTTCTTTATTGATTTTGTCTGCTTCTACACCTTCAATACCTTGTTGGTTCTCTCGTATGAGTTCTCTAACAGAAAATTTACCGGTGCCAGAAATTGGTAGACCAAACCTTTTATATATCTCACCATAAAGATAATCAGCAATAGCTTTTGACCCAGCATAGTCGCCGGCGATATCTTTAGTTTTCTGAGATATAAGTAAGCTATTATCCATGATCACATTGTTCTCAGGATTGCTTAATACCTCTTCTATTTTTGCAAGCTGTTGATCAATTATCTTTTTTGCTTGTTCTACATTAGGAGTCTTAGCATCTGTAATACTTGGTGTTTGTAAAGGAGTCTTTGTAATACCTTTAGTACTAGATACACCCTGTACTGCAGGTTGTTTGTCTCTAACTTCAAATTCTTTAGGGAGAACTATGTTATCTGCTATAATATAGTTTTCATGTATATCTTGCCAAATTTGCTTAATTTCTTCTGTAGTAAATCCCGCTAAATCAGTTCCAAATTTTGTAACGTAGAACTTTAAGTCATCTCTAACTTTAGCTCTATCATTTAAGTCAATTACTTGATTATATATACTGTCTAAAGAAACACTTCTTTTTCCTTTAGAAAGATCTTTAGTTATAATTGCATACGATTGTCCTTGTAATCCTTTTGGTTCACCATATTTAGCACCAAATTTATCTACAGCAGTTTTAGCGGCTCCATCACCATGTCTTCCTTCAGTATTACTACCAAATACAAATACTTCATTTGATTTAAGAGATGTAATATTTTCAGGAGTATATTCTATTTGAGAAGGTTGTACTGTAGTTTGAGTAGAGGGTTGAATTACTTCAAACTCTATAGCATAAGGATATTTTCCTACTAAGTTATCTGTTACAGCTTTCTCCCAACCTTCTTTTTGCCATGTAGCATCTTGATACTCTTGGGTAAATGGTGTAACTTTTGTAATTCTAGTATATACTTGTCTTCCTGTTTTATCAGTCATCCTTATAACTTTACCAACAAGATCTGATATTTTAGATAAATTATAATCCTTAGCCATTCTTTGTATATCAGTCTTAGCTCTAGTAGTTCTAGTTCTATCTCCTGACATAATAAGATCCATGGTAGATTTACCTGCAAACTGTGGTTGCATTTTTCTACCTCCATCTCCATCTTTAAAGTTTTGTTGAATCGGAGTTAGATTATCTGCTACGTCAAATTCATTAGCAACGGTAGATGGTTGAGTAGCTCTAAATGTATTAGCATATAAATTATCTATAGCTTTTTTACCAGCTTCATTTATTTTACGCGTGCCTATACCCGCAAAATTTTTAGTAAGTTTTGGAATGCCTGAATACTCTTTAAATATTTCATCTATATAATCATATTGATACCATTTGTTATCAGATTGATTAAACACATAAATAGGTCTCTCTCTTCCATCTATTTTTTCAGCAGCATAAGCAATTGCCCATCCTGTACCTCCAGATACATTAGCCATATCAAGGTTTCCTGTATCAGGTCTTGTATAAAAACTTTCAACTATAGCAAATACAGCATCTGAGTTTTTAATTTGGTACCAGTTTCTTCCTAACTTATTTATTGTTGCGGGATTTTTTGCAGCCTTTCCTAATCTTGATGCTCCTATTTGAACAACTTTTGCATATTCACTTTCGTCAGTTATAAGAGCTTGTGGATTATTTTCCATCAACCCTATTATTAGGTCTTTTTCTTTTCCTTCTTTTGCTCTTTTTAGCATGTCTTGATTATGCCAATTCATATTTGATACAGGATAATCAGCTGACCTAAAGTTAAAGTAAGCATCAGCACCACGAGCTGCTCCAGAGTTATTTATATTTGATTGAGTTCTTCCTAACTTAATAGTTTTACCTTGTAAGGTAAATGTTGTTTCTGGCCCAGGTAAGTTAGTAGATGGTTGAGTAGGTTGTACTTCTATGTAACGTAAACCTGTTGATAAGTCTACATCTGAAATATAAAGCTCTCCTGTTTCCTGATCTATTAAATCATACAAGTTTTTTTCATTCAAAAACCATTTAGTGCTCTGAGGAGCAGTTTCTCTTTTGCCTGTTTGCGTATTATAAAACTCTTTAAATCTAGTCTTTGATGTAAAAAATTCTTCAGGTAAAGCTCTATTTCCTCTATACTGATTAAAGAGTCTAACATCCTCATCAGATATAATCTTTTCAGTTCTATATTGTTTTGGTTGAGGTTGTTGTTTAACTGTTTGTTCACCACCTTCCACAAAACCATCTTCTATATTATTAAAACCTATGGCTATTGGTATATAGCGAGCTTTTGTTTTAGAGTTTCTTATGTACGAAGATTTGGCGGCTTTCTCTTGATTTAAGACAGTTGGATAAACAACATAAATAACATTACTACTTTGATCAATAATACGATCATATTGTTCATAAGGTTTTCGTGCATCTCTTAATTGCATGAACAAAAGATTGTTCATCTTTTTAGATCTAACTCCTCTTATTTTTTCTGGTATAAACCTGGTATATGCGCCTGGAACAGGTTTTACCTTACCCCGATTCCTATAAATTTTTACAGGTATTTTATTACCAATTCTGTTATTTTCCATAAAACTGGCATAAAAACTTTCTAAAAAGTTTTGAAAACTTTCTTTTTGATCCTTATTAACAGCATTTATAGCATTCTGAATAATAGGATTGATTTCAGTTTTAAAGTCAATAAGGTTTACCAGATTGCTAAAGTTTTTATTCAAACCCTCTTGTAAAAATATTACCTGCGGCAACATTCTGAACAAAAAGTTTATGGTCTTGATAGAGTCATCTGATAAACTTGGCACACGCTGCTTAACAGCATTAAAGTCTTTAAGGGCTTTTAATTCATTGTAATAAGAGGTACCGGTTATATTATCTAAACCTTTATCCTTAAGAGTAATGGTATCATAACCTTCTACAGACTCTACAAACAAACTTTGTAGAACAACAAACTGCTCTCTTAAAGCCTGGTTCTTTAACGCCAATTTGTTTAAAATCCTAGCAAAACTATTACGCTGGTTTTGGAATATAGCATAGCTATTAAGACTCTTAAAGTTTGCCCTATTTACCTTTTTAGTTTCTGAATCTAACTCAGGATTGGTGTAATCTAAAATAGAATACTCAATCAAAAATCTAGCATAATCATCTACGTAAGGATAAAAGTTTTTAAAGTTGTCATTCTTTGATGCTTGATCATTATACATCTTGTATATCTGATTGGCATCTACCATTATTACAGGAACACCATTTTCAAAAGCTATATGAACACCTGATTTTAAAAAGTCAGCATACTTTACAGGAGTATCTCTAGTAACACCTATCCCGTTGTAAGATGTAGATGAACCTAAAGTAAATCCTCTAACAGCATTTTGATATAACGCTAGTATAAGATCGTTTCTAAAAAGGCTATTAATAATCTCATTACCATTGTTTTTACCAGATGTTTTGGCTTTTGCTAGTTTTCTATACTCATCATCATCATTAGATTTACTGTTGATAAAGTCATCAACCTCAGACATAAACCTAAAAGGTAAAACTTCTTTTGCGAGCGCTATAGCAAAGTCTCCAATAAAAAATCCACCTAATATAGATTTTTCAGGATCTTGAACCGCCTCTATTAAAGACCGATCTATTCTACCATCATAAAAAAGTTCAGCTATAGCAGCTTCTCTAGATCTTGTTGATAGATATGTGTTTTCTCTAGTAGTATCCACATTTGTTGCCCGCGTAAATTTGGTAAACGCATCTGACATATTTAATATCTCAACAAAGTGTAATAACACTTTCTCTTGATAGTCTTTATCATAACCAGTAGGATCTAGCTGACTCTTTAAATCTGCAAGTTTAAAATCTTCAGTTACTTCTTGCTGAGATATATATACAATTCTTTCTACACTCTTTTGACCCAACAATTCTTCTAGAGCTTTTTCTTTTGATGTACCTGCTTTAACTTTTACAAACTCTCTTATTATAGGTTGAGATACAAAATATACAGCATATTCTACAGGTACCCCGGCCATGATCATATACATCAAAACTGGTGTGATCTCTTTATTACCCTGAATATAAAATATCCATGGATCTTTACCTACGTCAACCCAACCATTAATCATCTGGTTAAAGACATCAGATATTTTATGAGAAGCGGCATCTTTTGTCTTAGCTGTATATGTGTTACTCAATGATATCCTTTTGCCACGTTTTTGATGAGGCATTAATATTCTAACAGGTATCTCTACAGTTTCCTGTCCAATATCAACTGTATAAGATTCTGGTGAAACAGCACCTAAGCTATTAAGTAATACATTATAAGTGTTCATGATGGCGCCAATACCTAAAGCATCCATGGCCGTCATATAAGCTTCATACTTACTAATGTTATACTCAGATTCAAATAGTCTTGTTGGACTAATAACTCCTGTATTTTTTGAAGTTGTGAGTCTTTCTAGAGGATTATAAGTCTGAGTTTTTCTTTTAAGCTCTGCTGCTAAATCATCAAATATATCTGTGCTGTTAGGTGTTACTAAAGACACATAGTTTTCAGGGCTTAGTAATATATCTGTTGCTGTTTCTAGGAGGTCTGTTTGCAGCGCGCCGGTGAAATCACGCTCAACATCTAAAACATACTTAATCTCAGAAAGAAAATCTGATGACCTATCAATTGCGTCATTGAACTCATTTCTTACATCTTTAAGTTGTTCTATCTGATTGCGTAAAGGTTCTAGCTCTTCAAATTTTAACTTATCAAACTCCTGAATTTTGGAATATAGTCGTTTGTTAAACCTCTCCAAAATATTTTCACCTTTCTTGTTTAAAATCTTAGATGATATACGAAGAGCTTTTATAATGTCTTTATTCTCATAATCTGGTTTTGAAAGAGCTTTTTGTAATGGTTTGGGTAAAAACTTTGATTGACCATTCTCTATATCTAAAGCAATCAGTTTATTAATATCCTCAACAATAAAGTCTCTACGAATCTTAGCATACTCAAGAATATTTGCGACACTATTAAGTTCTTCTTTAGTTACTTTCTTGTCAGCCTTAAGATTATCGATGATTTCTTTAACATACTTTTTAACATCTTTCCTATCTAAATTTAGCTCTTTCTCTAATTCAGAAATTCTATTTCTAACATCTTGTTTTGTAGCATATTTACTGGCAGATATTATTTTTCCAGACCTACTAATTCTTGGAAACAAAGATGGTAGTTTGTCAAAGTCAAAGTCACCACCAGACTTACCAACAATCTCAGATGGTAAAACAATTATGTTGCCTGCGCCAGGAGGTAAGAACTCATATATCTCAGCAGCATCAATTGAACTTTGACCCTGAACAGGTATCCTTACACCAAGTATTGTTATAGCTTTACGATTATCATCCTTATCTAACCACTTATCATCTTTTATAAGAGTATTCAACCTTTTAAGACTAGCTTCTAGATTAAGTACTTTTTTAGTAGTACCATCTTCTTGTTCAACAAATTCGTAGGTACCTATTTTAATACCATTCAAATCTTTTCTCTGAAACAAGTTAAAATAATCACCATGCATTGTAAGAGCAACCTTCATAGCTTTTACTCTAACAGGATCATATTCATAAAATGGTAAGAAGTTATTTGTCCCTAACCATTTTTTACGCTCTGACTCAGTAGCTTTTCTCCAAAAAGATCCAGGTACCTGTACTAATCCTTCACCATATGACTTTTGAAGTATAAGCCGGCGGCTGATTACAGAGAAAATAATAGACTCTATTATCTGAGCATTGGGTATCGCAGATAAATCATTTATGAACGTACCCTCTTCAGTAACAGATAAAAGATCTACTATATACGATGGTATGTTCTTCTTCTCTAATTGCTTCTGTAAAAACGCTGCAAGCTTTTCTTTTGATCCTGAATATGTACCATCAGGATTCTTTACCCAACCAATTTCGTCTAAAAGATCATTCTCTAAGCTTTCTGTAACATCTTTAATTCTTTCTAAATACTTTTCTACTAGAACCTCCTTGCCAGGGATAATTCTGCCGTCTAAAAACAAGTTCTCAACAATTAACTTACGCATCTGCGTAGCAAATGTTTGACCTGCTTTCCAAAGATTAGTATTACTTGTAACCTCTTTTAAGTAAGAAATATTAACAGGATTGACAACAAACTCAACATCCATGTTAATCTTGTTGCGATCATTATCCTCATATAAATCTACAGGGTTTTCAACATTGGATATCTTTGAACCACTAGGGTATGTAATGTAATCAATGTTGTTGATAATCATAACTTTATGAATATCATTCAACAAAGAATCTTCAATTACATTAGGTATTAAAGGTGAAAGACTAAACTTATGAAGCGCTGTAATAGGAGCTTCTGTTTGTAGATCACCATACATTTGAAGCTTGTATGTAGGAAAGAAAAACTTCGCGTCGTTTTCATCAAGTGTTTCTCCATTTACAATCTTTTGGTACAGCGCTTCTTGTTGAGGTAACCAGTTATCCTGTGCAATTTTTAAGTGACGGTATGTATCTAAATTGATATAACCGTGACCATCACCAATCTTCATACCGGCACCATAAGCTTTATCAAAAGCTTTTATAACTTCATCTTTAATTTTCTTTTTGCTTCCTTTCTCTCGTTGATGTCTTAGCTCGGTAACCTTATTAATCATGTCATCAAGACTAACAGATCTAATACCTGTATCTTCTTTAATGATTGATGTGTTAAGAATTTCTGTTGTAGCTTTTACAGCATTGTCTGGGCGAAGTTCTCGCATAACAGACTCACTGTATGTTTTGGGGTAATTTTTGTTTATTTCATCTAATATCCACTGATCTGTTATAAATCCAGGCCCACCAGAAGCAGCACCTGCATCATATTTGGTACCAGCTTCTTTTGTATGATCATATTGAGCCATGTCACCATAGTAGAAATTATTCATTTCAAACCGGTGTATAAAGTAGTTAACAGTATAAGCTCTTAACAATACATTGTTTTTATCTTGAGGATTTAATCTTTCATTGTTTTGAGTATCAAAAACTCTATCTACAATGTTTTGGTCGATGAAAATTTCACTAGATGACTCATTAAATCTTTTTGTATTTAACGCCTCATTCTTTTCAAAATAACTTCTTAAATCATTAGCAATTGCTGCCGAATTATTATCAATACTAACTCTAGAAGAAACACCTTCGGCAATATCTCTATAAAGATTTTCTTTAGTTTCTGCTGATAAAATATCATCAAATGCCGTAAATACATCGCCGGCTTTTCTAGTAACCTCTTTACCCTCAGAATCAATAACTATTACATCTTTGTTTAAAGCTTGGTTTTTCTTGTAAAGATCATCTGTCTTAAATAAAAGAATCCTTTCATACTCAGCTCTTATATAGTTGTTTATAATAATGTTAGCCTTAGAAGGTAAAATAGTATCTACAAAGCTATTAGCATCAACATATAAACTTGCGGAACCATTTTGATCCTGTATGTAATTCACGTACACACTAGATTTACTTTCATGCACAAGAGTAGGCATAATACCCTCTAGCATAAATGAGTAAAAGTCATTTATAAACTTCTGGTTTGCTGTTAAATCTGAGGCCGCTAAACCCTTAACTATATTACCATATTCATCTAATTTCTGGTATCCTAAATGGTAACCTATAAAAAGACTAAAGTTCTTAGTTCTTCTACCGTTTTTATCAAACAGTTTTGATCTTACAATACTGTGTTTAAAGAAAGGGTTTAGCTCTTCATTGAACGCTGCATTAAAATCAACAGCCTGAGTAAGGTTTGAACTGCTGTTTATTGCCGCGGTTTTCCTAGTCATAGAATTATGCATAGAAACATCTGTCACGATATCCCCGTTTGCATTTAAGACGATGCTGTTATTATATAAAGGGCTATAAAGCATTTCAATATCTGCAATTTTACCCAGAAGTGTTCTTTGTGAAGTAAACTTTTTGACTTTTACAGTAAAGAATGAAAGAGGATTAGCTAAAAAATCTTGATTGTTTTTATGAGTTTCAATATCATTTTTCATTGAGAGAACCGCTTCTTTCAAAGCATCAAGCGAAATTTTTCCTGATCTGATAACGTTTTTAGTTGTATCTGTTAACTCAACACCTAATACCTCTAAAAACTCAAAAACCTTATCATATGATACCTTCTCAGTAATTCTTGGAAGTTTAGCAGGATCTAAAAGAATACTACCATCTCTATTAATAGGCGTTTTATACTTAAAATTAGAAGACCAATTATTGAAAACATTATTAAGACTGTTTGTTGCTCTACCAATAGTAAAAAGGTTACCTCTTATTGTTTCACCTTGTTCCGCATCTGCTTGTTGTGGCGATTGTCTGTTTAAAAAAGCTTCCATTTTAGCTTTATCAAAAGCCTGCCAGAAACCAATTAATATGTCAAGAAGGGTTTGTTTCTGTACAGTTTTTGAAGTCTGAGTAAAAGAGTCTTGGTTTGGCAACATTGCTTTTAAAACACCTAATACTGGAAAAGCATCAACAGCCTCACCTAGTTTATAAAGCATGTTATCATAAGAAGACTCATTGATCAAAGTCTTAGTTATTGCATTAATTGTATGACCTAGATTTTTAACCTTTGGAAAACCTAAACTATTACGTTTGTAAACAAACATTTTACCTCCAGCAATCAAGTCTGCATCTCGCCCCTCTGTAATGCTCACATCAGGAATTAAGCTAAGAATGGTTAATAACGCCTTTGGTAGATAGTCTATAATCAAATGATTATTTATCTTCTTATCTCCCATTTGTCCTTGCAACTCTTTGTTATCAGTAGCATCCGGGTTTGTTTCAGCCTCTATATCCTCATCATTTATAGAAACTAAGTTTGATATAGAGCTATTAGAAGATCTAGAATAGAAATCTAGTATACCGGTTGTTTCTTTATTTTGAGCATAAGCATCAATATCTCCAAAATTATCAACAACTATTTGTAAAATTCTTTTTTGGTTATTAAGATTATAGTTGTCTGGATCTTCCTCTAACTGCTCATTTATCTCTCGAAGCTTATCGTTAAAAGCAAATCTTATATCAGTAAATAGTATTCTCCTACCATTTTGTGTGTATAAGAATAGCAGCGCTTTAGATTGTTGTTCAATACCTGATTTCTTAAGTATAGTATCTATTACCATACCATCTATAGACTCCCGTATAAGATTTAAATCCTCATCATTTAAGTTTAATGGTGTTTGATCTACAACACTCTTAGCACTGTTAAGAACATTAAACATTGAGTTGTTGATATTCGGTTGTAGATTTAATACTTGACCAAAGTACAGTTTGTTAAATGCTTCCGCCACCGCGGGTACACTCATCGCATCTACATAAGCAGTTTTGTTGGTTACACCACCAAACAAAGACTTAAGAAAATTCCAGATTCTCCTAAACAAAGTATTTTTTACAGGAGAGCCTTTTTCTGGAGTTTGTTGGCGAGCATAATCTCTAAATTGCTCGGCCAAGTATTCTTCTATTTGAAAGAAAGAAGCATTACTAAACTTAACAACTTCTCCAGAAACAGTTTTAAAGGTGCCCGGTTTTTTACGAACCTCATTATATAACCTGGTTTTTTCTGCTACAGTTAAATACAACTGTGTAAATCCATGCCAAGCTTCGTGGTATATGTCTACAGCACTCGATCCTTTATAAAGGGTAATGCCTGATTTACTAAAAGTAGCCCACGCATTACTATTAACAATAGCTAATAATCTGTTTAGAGGAATATGTTTAGACAAAGGACTTTGGGCCCACCACTTTTCAGCAGCATCTATCTCTTCCTGGGTAACCTTATTCTCTAGATCAGTTTGCCTAAAGAGCTCATCAAAATCAAAATTATCTGTATCTATAGACCCTTCTGGGTTTATATTTTTTGCATCGTCTTCTTCTGGTGTAGTTTCTGGCACCTCATCTGTTTCAACAGGAAGTTCTTCTTGAGCCGTAACATATTTAAAGTCTCTAGATAAAGCAAAAACAAACGCAGGGTTCTGTGCTCTAAATTGACCATTTGCGTTTAAACCTGTAGCTTTTACACTAACATTGTTGTATACCCATTCATAATAGTTTCCGTTTTCTACTACGTTTAAAGTATTGTTTCTAACAGAAATATCATAGAATCTTCCTGATCGCCAGTTATTACGATTAATATTAACAGATAAATACTGTGAATTTCTATCACTAAAAAACGCTTCTAATACTTCTTTAAGATTTTCAGCATCATTAATGTTATATACTTGAGTTTCTTTAGTTTTATCTTGTTTTACTATAATAGTGGTAACTGTTCCAGAATTTTTATCAAATATTAGATTGTTTGTCCTAGTATTTGGAATTGTTAATAGACCTTTACCCTTAACTTCTTGAAAAAAGGTTTTGAGATATTCAAATCTGGTTTGAAAATCAATAGCTACACCGCCTACAGTAATTTCTTTTTCTGATAAAAGAAAGATTACAGCATCTCGTAAATCAGTAAGATCGTTAAAAAGGGGTTTGTTAACCTCTAATGCTTGATTACTATTAGCAACTAAACCATTAAGTTTAAGAAATTGTTCCCATATAGCATTTTTGGCTGCAAACTCTGTAAACTGAATCTTTTCACGGCGCTCTTCTTGCGGAACCTCATCCAGCTGTATCTCTAAACCATTTGCATCTAGTCTAATATCTTTTATTCGAGTAGGCCCAGAAGTATTAATATTTGGTGCCAGTATACCAGTAATTGGAAAAATGATTTTTGCACCCTTACGCACCTGACTTTTAGCTTCTTCTAAATGATAAATTAACTCTGCCTGTTGTTCTGGAAAATTTTTTGAAGGAGCAATCTGTTCTTTTTCTCTTGGATATGTATATACTACTTTACCATTATCTTGATCAGTAATATTCCCTTCCTCATCAAAGAATAAAGGGTTGCCATTTTTATCTGTTATTAATAAAATTAGTCCGTTGTTTTTTCTGTTTGAAAAAACATTTCTTTCAGCAGGTGTCATTAGACGAACATCTTTACTAAAGAAATCAAGTTCTAAACTCTTGTCTAAATCATTATGACGCATCAAGGTGTAGAACAAGTCTTCACCCTGAAAATTAATTTGATTAATCCCTGAGTCTTCAGATTCAGAATCAGATTCACTTCTAAAAACAGCTCGCTTAAGATTATAAATACGTTGTTTAAATGGTGTAGTATCCTCTAAATTTTGTGTAGCTGGTTCTACTTCTCCTTGACTAATTGGAGCAGCTTCCTGAAAAGTATCACTATTTGGTATCTCTCTATAAGTAAACTGTACTGGTCTATTAGCTGCCTCAATACGACGCTTAGTATCTTCATTATTTTCATATTGACTAAGTACAATTCTTTGTTTGTCAACAATCTCTAATAACTCTCTTATATTTTTACTTTGAGCAACTACAAACTTTTTTACTTTATCAATATTTTTAAATGTTTCAATAGACTCACGAAGTTTGTTTAAGTCAAATCCTTTTTGTGCTAAATAACCCTCAATGTCTTGATTATAAAAAGCTATACCTCTAATCAAACCAGGTACTAAACGTGCATAAGCTAATGCTGTATTCTCATCATTAGTTGAGTTAAGAACTAACTTATATACTTTTTGAACACTTGGTATTAAAGAATATTCTCTATCTGCATTCTTAAGCTTTATAATATCACTTTTAAGAATAGCAGTAAGAGTTTTAATCTGTTCATCTGGAATAGCACAGTTCATAGAATTAACATTTTGCGTTGTTAGCTAAATCGTTTTCAAGACCTTCAGAATCTTCAGTAACCTCTTGTGTAAAAAATGAAGGATCAACCATTACTCTTTGTAAGTTTTCATCAGTAATGTTCAGCAAAAGAGTTTCTTCTGTAGTTAATTCTACAGGTGTTTCTGTTGCATCAACAATTGGATCAAACGTATTCATAAACTGAGAAGTACTAATTGTTTCTTTAACACTAGGATCTGTTACCAAAGATACAGTGATTTCTTTTTTAGTTGCATTATAAGATACGATTTTATAAGCAGTATTTATAGAAGGTGTTTCATCTTTTTTATGAAAAAAGTCAAACTCGCCAATTGGCCTAATCTTTAAATTATTAAGTTTCTCATCTAAAGCCTTAGTTAATAAATCTGTTGTTTCATCATAACCATAGTCTATAAGAAACTTAACTATATCATTTTTTAGAAGATAAAGCTCTTCTGCTGTAGTCGCATTTGAAATTTTTTCGCGCAGTATGTCCGTAGCTTCTTGTTTATTTCTAAAGACACCTGTATCTGTTACAGCAACCCGTCCTATTGTTTCCCCGGTTTCTTTATCAACAATATTTAAAACATCTTCATAAACCATTGATATACCAAAATCTTCAATGACAGATTCTGATAATAGAGAGATTGTAAACTCTTTATCGCCGGGGTCTTGATATTGTTCTTTTTTATCAGTGTCTATATAAACAGCAAGCTTTACTATTTTTCCACTTATAGGTATCTTTAGTGTAAAACTATTATATTGTTTATTATAAGTTATTTTACCAGATAAAGTGTTTCCTGCTTTTATAAGTTCTCTAATAAAATCTGCTTTCTCGACTATATATTCAGCCTTTGGTCTTCTCTCTATTTTATTTAGAGTTTTAACTTGCTCATCAGTTAACTCAATTTCAGTGGGTGTTTCTTCAGCACCCTCTTCTAGAGCAGCTAGTTCTGCATAAGCACTGCTATCTTTTCTACCAACTTCTTCAAGAGCTTTCATAGCCTGCTCTCTAGTCATTGTGCCCTTTTTAACAGCGTCTACATATTTTGCATCGTATTCATTGTTGATTTTATCAACATTATTATTGTATTTAAAAACAAAAAAAGTATCCGACGTTTTATCTACTTTTGTAAAACCTACTTCTGTTATTTTACCCTCTCTTGTAAAGATTTTATCTTCTTTTAATATACTCTTATCAGGGTTTTTTACATCATTGCTTAAAGAATTTTTATAGATTGTTTCTTTATCATTTAGTTTTTCCTGTCTTCCTCTTTCTATATCAGCTTTAGCACCTGTACCTGTGGCACCTTCACCTTCTAAAGCTTTTAGTTCTGCATCATATTTAGCGTTGACAAAAGTTTCTAATGATGCAAGTTGTTTATATGAGTTTGCAATTTTAATAACTCCAGTCCCTGTAGGAGTAGAAAATTTAATACCGTTTGATAAAGTAATTTCAATATTGTCGTTTTCTTTTGACATATAGAAATACGTAATATCCCAGTTAAAGTTTGTTTCTAGGAATTTCCAAATCTTTTCTGCAAATTTTTTAGAGTCGGTATCCTGTATACTAATAAATTCACTTTGCAGCCTTTTAGCTTTTTCTATCTCAGCTTTAGCATCTGTAGCCCCACCAACTTCTTCTGTTTCTTCTTCTGTATCCTCAGTTTCTTCTTCTGTAACAAATGCTGATCTTTCTTTAAAGATTTCATCTACCATTTGAGATAGAGTCATTTCTCTTTTAGTATCATCATCTACAGAATCGCTAGCAAATACTACAAACTTTTCGTTCTCATTAATGGTGATAAAGGGTTGCTCTGGAGACAGCTCCTGATTCTTAACTTTTGAAGGTTGCTCTACACCATTTATTTTTCCTGTTGCTAAATCATAATCAACTTGTAATGGTAGAATACCAAGGTTTACTTTATCTAAACCGGTTATCTTTTGTAAAATACGTTTGTATATAATCTGCTGTAAAGCGTTTTTTATATAATTTTTATAAGTATCTGTACCTAAACCGTATTTTTTCCACTTTCCAGCTGTACCAGTTTTTACGTCTACAATCCACCACTCTTGATTCTCGTCTATAAACAATAAGTCCATTTGACCAGCAATCTTTGTGTCTTCATCAAACAAGATTTCTGTTTCAGATGCTATTTGACCAACAGCCTCTCTAAAAGGTTTTAGAAGTTCTTCAAGTTGTTTTGCAGCTTCTTTAGATAATAGTTCTGTTTCTTTTACACTTGTATCTACATCCGCTACAAAGTCACGTACTCCAGCATCAAACTCGTCACCTACTTCTCTTGATGTATCATATAACCTTTCAGAAAGTGCTAATCCAAAATCATCAAAATACTCTGTAAGAACATCTTTTGGAGTAGTAGGATTAGCCAATACTTCTAAAAAATCTGGTTTAGAAGCTATGTATTTATCAAATGCTTTTAAGGCTCTTTCTAAATTAAAGGCACCTCTTGTATATTTTACAATTGATTCTTCAAAATGTTTTCTTACATCAGTAGCCCTATTATTTTCTACTTCTTTTCTTAACTCAAGTAAATAAGTACTTACTGTGCTAACAACACCAAAAGGTTTAATTCTAAAATACCTTTGTAATATACCTTCAACAATTACAGTTACCCGGGCGTAATCTTCTTCATTAATCAAATATGCAGTAGATGACTTTAAAGGTTTACCGTCAGTTCCTGTTTCAACTGCCTGCATTCTTGCGGAAATAGCATTTAGTACTCTTTCAATTTCTTGTTCTACAATAGCAACATCTTTATTTCTAAATGATTGTAGCTCTTTTAGAAATGCGCCAAGGTTATTTACATCTTCTTGTAAATCAGCGTAGCCAGCATCTGTTTTATTTAAACCAGAAAGTTTGTTCTTTAAAGACTGATAAAGACTACTAACATATAACAAAGACTGATCAGAGGTAACTTCTTGACCAGTTGTTTTGAGTTTAATATTGTCAGGCTTTTTTCTGCTTGGTGATACAGCGCCGGTACTTAATGCAGTATTATATTGTTCAATAATAGTCCTGGCAATCGTTGTCTTTAAAAAGTTATTTATATCCCTGTATAATAAAGGCTCTTTAGATTTAAGATCAGTAAACTTCTCATCAAGTCTGTCTTTAAGGGCCCGCAATTGAGCAAACTCAGAAGTATTAGGTAATAGCTCAAAGTCCTCATATGTAATATCAGAGACTACTATTTTTTCTCCAGGTACAAGACTAGTTTCTTTTTCTTCTTCCTCTTCTTCCTCTTCTGCAGATATAGGCGTAGTTGTCGTGGTGGTAGCAGTAGCAGGCCCCGTTGCTGTTGTACTTGGTAATGTCCCCGCAGGTCTAAATCCAATGTATATAAAAATGCGCTCTAAACCTTCTACAGGATCAGTAAACCTGTTAACCATGTCTAGAATAGCATCTTCTCTATACTTTGTTTCATCTAGCAAAGTTTTAAAAGTAGAAATGCTTCTACCCTTATTGATAATAGCAAAAGCTGTTTGAACAAACATGGCCGCGCGATTTACACTACCAGTTTGTAAAGCGACCATATCAAACAAATCAGTCATATACTGATCAATGTCAAATGTCTCAGCATTCGCATTGATGTGAGCATACACATCATTAGCAAGATCAAATACCTGTTCCCGGGTTAAAGCACAAGTTATCATTTACACTCAAGATTACTAGATAATTTATTTCTACTTGCAGTAACATCTGCGTTAAAAGCAAATGTATCATCAATTAAAGAATCAACGCTACTAACACTTGAGTTAGCAAAACCTTTTTCTTCTTCTGTCACATCTGGTACATCACCACGCTCTTCTACAGGAACTGAATCTTTATTGTTAAGCTGACGTACAATCTCAAGAACCTCTATATAGTTTTGATACTCAAGAGAGTCAGAATCTACAATTACTCCTCGTCTTGTATCAATAAAATTTATGGAAGTCTTTCTATTACTAGGCGCATTCACATAGTTTGTAAACTCTTCTGGAGAAATGTATATCTGAAAATTTTCAGCAAGATAGTTTAGAGCAGCATTCTTCTCATGGTTCTTTAAAAAGTTGTTGACAATTTTATCAGCATATGTTTTACGTTTGTTATACATATCCTGCATTATCAAAAAGTTTCTATTATACTGCTCACTTAAAGCCGCCGGATCAAAGAAAGAATCAATAAATGGTTGTATGCTGCGTAAATTAGATTCTATAGTATGATAATCTACAAGTTTACCTAAAAACTTTTGAAGCTTCTCATCTTCTATATTTGATAAACGGGCACCTTCTTGTGTAGCAAGTGTAGTAAAAATGTTCTTTGATTTAGTATGAATACGAGCTCTTAGTTCTTGAGTTTTTTGCTCATATTTTTTCTTTAAGTTCCTTGTCATTTTCGCCTTTGCGCCACGTTTAGCAGTTTTATAAGCAGCACTGTTTTTAAGATTTTGCCAAGCTAATTTAAACACATCATCATATCTTTTATACATCTGAATAAGATTGATCACTGAAACATTTTCAGGAATATTAAATGCGCCAAATGCAAACGCATCATCTAAAGATATCTCACCTAAAGATGTACCAACAGGTCCAGATATCATTGATAACAACTCTTTCTTTTTCTTTAGAGTTTCCTTGTCTTGTGGTTTAGTTGATGCTTCTAGTATCTCAATCTCACTTTCTAAAAGAACTATTTCATTGTAGGCTGTTTCTGGATTAAACATCATCTGGAATAAACTATTACTTCCTTTGTTTACTTCTGAGTGTAAATCCATGGCCTCTTTATAAAGGGCCTCCTTCCTCTCAAGTTGAGCATCAAAAAGTTCCCCGTGGAATGCCGCATTAAACACAGTATGATGATAAGCTTTCTCCCTAAGTTTAGCTAAAACATATTCTGGAGAATCTTTAATCATGCCTTCAGTTGATGCCTCTGCAGGTTTTTCAAAGTTTTCTAATACATAATTATATCTAGATTGAATAGCTTGAACCTTTTTCTTAAACTCTGGTGCCTGCTCTTTCATACTTTGAGCTTTCTCTTCAGTCACACCATATGCATCGGCAATGTCTTTTACATCAAGTTCTTCTAAAGTATCTAAGTTTTCCAAATAGTAATCAAGTGTTCCTGTTTGTATAGCAGTTAATATCCCGGATGCTCTTGCTGCATCACGCTCATTTTTCTGTTGCCATTCGTCATTTCTTAACTGAGCATTATCCATACCTTTTGCAAACTCATCTTGTGCTGCAGTATTAAAGAACCTACTGTCAAACATTACATCAACATCCTGCATCATTTCAGTCAATGTCTTTGCTAACTCAGGACCGTATTTATCTCTTGCTAGTTTATAATTTTCATACTCAGCTTTATCAAAGAAATAGTTATAAGCAATTGGCGCCTTTTCAATACCGGCATTAATAGGTTTCATATGCATACCTATCAAGAAGCCAGAAAGAAATGTTTCTAAACCTTGACCGCTTAATTGTTTTTTTGCTCCATGTAAATACGCAGCTCTATGTGCAAGAGCATTTGCCGCCGTAGGATTGTCAAAAGCTTCTATGTAATACTTCTTTGCTCCCAGAGAAACAGCTTCTTGAAAAACTTCCTGGAAACCTTCCATAAAGTTAGACGCAGTATATCTTAATGCACTACGAAGATGTTTTCTAGGATTTGTAAAAACTTTTAGAGGAGGTAAAATAGTGTCTTTTATAAAATCTATACTTGGTTTTTTACCTTTACCCGCAGCGTTTATAACAAAATAACCGCCTTTTCTTTTAACTACATTGTCTGCAAAAGCGTTGCTTATTTCTCTGATTGGTTTAAAACCTCTAAAGGCATTACCAATAGTCATACGATTACTTAGATATATAATCGGCCAGTTTAACCACGCGGCTTCTTGACCAGCTGATTCAGCACTTGTATAGATCTCTTTTACCTTAGCATCAGATAAAGGTTGATTGTTATTTTTTTGTAACTCTTTAGCATACAAACTTTTGTAAACTTCATTGTTTACAAAACCACCTTCTAGATTTGATTCAGATAAAGCAACAGATAACTCTTTAACATCTCTAAAAAATGCACCACCTGTGGTTGCTACTTTAGCTAAAGATGTAAGGTTCTTAGATTTTCTAAGATCCATAAATGCCTCTGTTGTTTGACGCAAAGGGTTAGCAAAGTTTACAAAATCACTACCCGCTGCTTTCCAGAATGTTTTAGCACGCATAGGATTTTTAGAAAGATTCTGTAATGCTTTACGAGTTTTGTTTAATGCACCATAGATATCACCAACACTACTAACTATTTTACTACCGCTACGCAGAGCTGCAGGTGCAGTACCTAGTCCTCTAGTTGCAGCCGTAATAGCAGCAGTTTCTGCTAATGACTCCATCGCTATACCAACAGTATAAGCAAAAGACATTTGTATATTAGATAGGCTTGATAGCATGCCTCCCCTGGATGAATAACCCATCTCTGTAGCTTTCTCATACTCACGAGCCTGATCAATATTACCAAGAGTTTTATTACTTGAGCTCAATAAATCTGGGATAGCCATAAATGAATCAATGGCACCACGTTTAGCTAATGGGAAAAAACTTTTAGTCATCATTCTGGTCCAATCATCAAACACACTTGTATTTGCATTGTACACAGATTCGTTATCTCTATAAGGATTAAAACCTAATTTGTTTTTTACATCTCCTAATGCATAGTATCTTTCAAAAGATTGACCAGATAAATCTTTACCACCATATTGAAACAGAGATGCTAGTCTTGGAGATCTAGCAGCATTAATGTTTGCAGCATCAGCTTTTTGTTGTAACTGTTGTTGAAAAAGTGTTGCTGGATCTCCTGATGTAGATGTTATTCCTGATGCTAAAGGATCCGCCGTTGTAGCATATGGATTAGGTCTACCAATAGCATTATTATAACCGCTTTGTAATACAGGATCTTTTGGTAAAATATCTCTTTGAATACCTGCTAATGGATCAAAATTAGCATTTGGTTCTTGTAACTCAGCCATAGTTATTGAGGTATTACAGATTCAGGACTGATAATAGCTTTTATGTTTGCCATTGTAACTTGATCCATCATGTCATCATATTGTCTTAAAAGCTGGCTAAACTGAGCGCCGTTTGTAACTACGTTTCCTAAAACAGGATTAGTAACAGTATTGGTTTTATAAACCTGTTTTATAGGATCAAAGAATCTATAATCAACAGTTGCTGTATAACCTTGATATACTGGATCAAACTGTATGTTTAAACTTGCATCACCACGGCGATTTTCTTCTTGATAGAATGGGCGCCCTTTATCATCTTTATTACTAGCAAAAATATTATATCGTGGATCTATATTATAGCTATCAAACAAACCAGATGTAAAACCATCTTCATCTCCATAAATAGTAAAACCTTGAGTTGTTAATTTATCTTTTATTGAAACAGCTGTCTCATCTGGAAGAGCTAGTTGTTTTATTGTAGAGTTAATAATCTCATCTGGGATGTTTGTAAACATATAACCCCGTTTATCTACACTACCGCCAATTTGTAATAATGGAGCAATCTGAAATGATTGTTTACTATCTGGATCAATAGCTTCACTATATAATCTTTTGGTAATTTCTTTTATAACTTTTAACTCATCTTCATCAGCTAACTCTTTAGGATCATAACCTATTGATATTTTAGGAGCACCAACTAATTGCTGGTCAACTTTAGCTAAAGCAGATTTAATATCTGTCTGATAAGCTTGAAAATAACTCATATTAGTAGGTGTCTGCTTATACTCACCGGCAATTTTAAAGTTATTTACAGAAAGCTTACCATCAACACTTGTACCAAAAACACCTAAGCCTGCAGTCATAGGACTGCTAGGACTTATTTTTAATCCCATTTGTGGATCAGCTGCCATTTCTGCAGCTGTAGCATTTAAAGCTTTAAAAGCTTGATCACTTATAGATTCAAAAAATACTTTTTTACCAGCTTCATCCGTAAGACGAGCGTTTTTAGGAGTATCAACATTATCTTGTATTAATTCACCCTTGTAAAAAATATTCATTTTAGGTACATAAACACCAGACATAAAACCTGAAGGAGCAATAACATGTTGAATAGTTATATCTTTTCCAAACTTTAAATTCATATCTCTAGCAATCTCTTGAGGACTTCTTAATCCACCATCTGAATCAAGCATGCTTTGTTTAATCATATTAAACTGAGACTCACGAGCTTGTTTAACTTTTTCACTTGGTTTTAATAACCAACCAACAGCTCCAAGTACTGCTCCTGCACCATAAGGTACACTTTTAAGACTCTCTGCAGCTTCTCCAACATCTTCTAGCCAACTATTACTTGACTCTTCATATGCTCTCATTGTAGCATCTAAAACTCTTCTATTAAACTCGTTAGTTTTTGATAAATCAACCTGTGCTGATTTAATACTTTGGTCAATTTTTCTAAGTTCTCCAGCATATTGTACAAGCTGTTGACCAATTTTAGTTTTTAATAATCCCTCATTACCCGGTTTTAAAGGATCAATTGCTTCTAATACAGGATTTATTGCAAATAAGCCGGTTGTTTTAGTTGCTTCACGATTTTGTTTAATCTTACTAAGAATGACTTTAGCTGTTGCAGCATCTGGTGTATTACTTTTTGAAACCTCATTTAAGTATTTAACTGTATTATTTACAGTAGTAATCTGTGTGTTTTTAACAGTTCTTTCACTTTCAGTAACAGTTTTTGCATAATCAAGAGGTTCTCTATCTTCATCAAGAAGATCTGCTGAAATTTCTTCAGTACCTATTTGTAACATGTTTAAGTTTAGAGCTTCTTGTTCTTTTTCACGCTGTTTAATCTTTTGTTCTTCTTCTAACCTTTTCCATGCTTGTTCTTCTCTAAACTGAGCACGAGCATTAGCACCTGCTTCACGCATTCTTGCTAAAGCAACAGCATTAGCTTTAACTTTAATTTCAGCACCAAGAGCAGAGTTATTTATAGCGGCATATAGAAAATCACGATTCATCTTATAGTAAGCAACTATTGCATCTGCACCTTGTGGTGTATATTGAGGTCCTGTTTGTCCAGATGAAATACCAGAAGGTAATACAGTTTTATAGCCACTATTAATATCATCGGCAATCTGTGTTACAGATCTACGATTAATTTCATTGACCTGTATCTGTTCTTCAAGATTTTGTTTAGTTTGAACAAGGGGATGATTCTCTGTAAGATTAGGTATATCTGCAAGAAACTTCTTTATCTGATCTAACTGATTCTGTAATGATGTCCCTTGAGTTTCAGCATTTTTCTTTGCATCATCAATCATTAATTGATAACCCTCATACTTTTCTTTAGCATATATAGAGTTGGCTTCTTCGCGAGATATACCCTGAGCCTCAGCACTACGTACAAAGTTTTCACGTTCTACATATGCATCTACAGCATACATTTTTTTAACAGCAGGATCCTCACCAATTAATGCTTTATAGTGCTCGTATAAAGGTACCTGTACAAGTTGACCATTCTTTTTAGTAACAATGTACATTCCTTGAGGAGTCTCTTGAACTACAGGTTTAAACTCTTTTGCTAGGTCTAAAGCCCGCTTCATTACATCAATCCTCGGTACAGCATCTGGTGCTGACATTAATAATGCTTGATCTGCAGAAGCATTCTTATACTCCTCCATTTTATACTGTATATACTGCGCACCAGGTTCCCAATATTTACCAGGACAGTTTTCACCAACACATGATTTTAATGACTCTAATGAAGAAAAGTTTTCCATGGATTTTTTAGTGTAACCCATGTCATGTAAAAGATTCTTGTCATTATACAATGGTGAAAAAACCTGAAGAGCTTGCTGGACATTTTGATCCAAAGACAAGTCCATGCTAGTAATCTTTTGTATAGCAGCAACAGATTGTTTAAAATACTGATCTCTGTTTTTAATATTATCCTCTCTGGTTAATGGAGCATTTAAAAACTTACCGTATACAGTATTTAACTTAGACCAGTTTTTATCATACTGATCTTGTTTCTTCTGAATAACACCCGCAAAAAAATTAAAATCAGGCTGAAAAGGCTGATACTGCGGAATATAATCTGTTACACCTTGTAAATAAGTAGCCATGTTTTTAACTAAATAATCCTTTGTATTGAGTAAAGTAATTAGGATCTATACCCTGTTGCTGAGAAGATGCTTTATATTCACGGTCATAATCTTCTTTTGCCAGTTTAGTAGCTTGACTATCATCTAGATTAAACTTAGTTTTAAGCATATCTTTTCTTTTTGCAACCTCATCCCAATCATATGTAGATGCTGTTTGAGAACCATCAAATGGTTTACCAACACCTGTTGGAAATATCATACCACCTGTAGATGGATCTACTCTATACTGTGGATAAAGGGTATTCAGTGCCTGCGCCTTGGCAGCATTAGTTATAGCATTAGTATATGACTGAACATATTGCTGACGAGCTTGATTTTTTGAGTTTTCAAACTGTTGGTTAGCAATAGTGTTCTTATCAAATATATTGGTTGCCCTATCAGCAGCAGCTTTCCTACCAGCGTCTTGCAAACTAAGATTTATTTGATTTGCCTGGTTATAGATGTTTTGATTAGCATTATTTACAGAGGCCAGAGTATCAGCAATGCTTTTAGCAGCATTACCCTGTAAGTCTGACATCCTAGAAGAAAATGCTTGTGGTCCACTATATGATGCTAATCCTTGAACAGCTTGTCCTGCAGCTTCATTTATAGCTGCTATTTGACGATCTGGATCAATGTATGATGCAAACATTTGAGGTGGTTCGTATGGTGCCACAAAAGGCAACTGTTTGTTTATGTTATATAAGCTTCCAAAGGTAGCTAAATTTATTGCTTCATCTTGAGCCCACCATGGAGCACCGCCCACCATAGGAGGTTGTGTAGTAACATCTTGTTTGGTTTCATCTTGGGTTACTGTTTCATCAACAGGTTGTTCTGGTGTAAAGTCTTCCTCGCCATATTTACCAAAATCATATCCGGCAATTTGACCACGAGTAGTGTTAGCTAAAATAGCATCTGCTTGAGAAATAGAACCTGCAGCTTGACCTTCTAAACTCTCGTTAAATCTACCACGCTGTTCAATACTAAACTTGTCAAGTTTTGGTTTTACTTTTTCAGATGGACTTTGTAACAAATCTCTATACGCAATATAAGACATCTGTTGTGCTAATCCCATATCTCTTTTTGGTGGCGTAATACCTATTTGTCTTAGTTTAGCATCAATGTCTTTAGATGTTTCACCTTGACCTTTAACATCATAATTATGAGCAGCTAAAGCAAGATTAGCTTTTTCAAATTCTAGAAATTGTTTGACTATCTCATCAGGTTCTAAGTTTCTAAGTGCATCTTTCTGGGCTTGTGTAATGTTTTTACCAAAGTATTGATTCTTGTCTAAACCATCTTCAAACTTTTGAACAAACTCTGCTCTTACATCAGGATCATCAAATGCTTTTTTTAACTCTTGATACTGAAAAGCAATGCCTTTATTCTTATTAAAAATCTTTGTAAACTCATCAGAATTTTCATCTATATCAAACGTTGCTGGTTGACTGGTAACTTTTTTAAACTTACCAGCTGTTGTCTGATATATGTCTCCAACCTGCAGTTTAGATTTATCAAATCCCGGGTCTGATTCTTTTGGATATTGATTATTATTCCCAGGAACTTTACTTGCTGGTACAGTTTGAGTTTGAGTTGTAGCTGTAGCTGGAGTTGTAGCTGGAGTTGTAGCTGGAGTTGTTACAGGAGTATACTCTGATAAAGTTTTATCAAAAGCAGCAGCTTGATTCTTTTTAGCATATGCGTCTTTTGCTATTGTTGGTCGGTAATCATAAGTGCTTTGATTTTCAATATAAAACTCACGTGGTGTTTTATTTGTCGTAGGCGCATTTTTTGTAAAGTCAAAATTATTCCACATTAAAGATCTAGGAACAAAGTTTTCTTTAAAGTTTCTAACATACACATCAGGGTCAGCATTTACATTTTGCCCTGTTTGATATGCACCAATAATTTTAGCATCATCAATACTACTGATATTACTAGGATTAGTTAGAAAAGAATTGTAATCAAAGGTTGGTACATCCTTAACTGTACCACCCATTGTAGTAGGATCTATCTCTCCGCTAGCAGCTAAAACCAAATCTTTAATTGATCTACCAGTATTAAATTTATAATCAACAAGTCTTACTTGCATTTCAGGTGGTAAAGAGTTATAATCTACACCTAAAGTGTTAAGTTCATCTACTGTTTTAGTTATATACTCTTTCATTTTGGTCTTATTGTTACCTGTCCAGTTATTATCTGAATAGGTGTTTTGATAAGACGTATTGCTTTGCGTAGCTGTTTTACCACCAGTCATGCCAGCATCTCTTTCATGCTTTAGAATATATTTTGTCCACTCATCTTTCCAATTATTATAAGCTGTGGTAGGATCTCCTGTAGAACCACCGTCATCAAATATTGGTAAAGTTACACGCACACGAGATTTTGTTTGTCCACCGGCGCGCATATAATTTCTTGGTACACCACCATATTCCATTACTGGATTATAGTATGAGCCACCGTACATCATCATCATCTCCGGTGATACACCTTGCATCATTTCTGGACTCATCATCTCTTGGCCCATCATCTCTTGATCAGGTGCCATCATTTGTTGAGCTTCTGGCTCTTCTTGAATAGGGCCCTGGTTATATGATTCTCCAGGTGTTTCTTCTAATTGCTCTTGACCAGGTTGTCCTTGTGGTATTAACATTTCTGGACTAATACCTTTGGACTCTAGATAAGGCATCGCAATCACAGGTATTCCTTGGGGGAAACCTTTAATAGATTCTTGGGCTAGTGCTAAAGCCCCGAGTTTAAGATTGATGTTCTTTAACATCATCTCTGCAGTACGAACTTGTAAAGTATCACTGTTTTTATCTTGGAGTGCTTTACGAAACTCATTACCCTTTTTATTGATATGCTCAGATATTTGCGCCGGCGTATATGCATTCTTACCCTTTTTTGTAGGCATACCAAAGTAGGCTAACAAATCAGGATCCTTTATCAACATAGCACGCGTGTCCGAAAAGATAAAGCTATTCTCAGGAAGATTTAAAGGTACACCACCACTTGAATGTCGTGGTCCAGATATCTTGTAGAATTCTGGTAAACTGTCTTGGTTAATATCTCCAAATACAGTTTCACCACCTTCTGCTTCAAGATTAGCTTCTTCACGAGGAACACGAGTTAGTGTTTTGCGTTCTTGTAAATTAGGTTGTTTAAACTTATTTACATCAGCACCACCCCACATGCTCATCTGGCGAGCATTGGCAGTAACTTCATTTCCGTACTGTGCTTTAGGCAATGTTACTCTAACTTTCATAATCAAATGTATTCAATTGTTCCACCCATTTGCTGAATGTATGCTATTTCTTCTGGTGATAAATCCATTTCATATGTACCACCATACTTTAATACACCACCAAATTTACCAAAACCAGATGTAACACCTGGGCTAAACTGCTGACGTTGACCCATAAAAGAAGTGTAGTTTCTAGCAGTATCACCTAGATTTGCTTCTATACCTCCATCAAAATTAGCAAAAGTACTAGGTGTATAGTTAATAGGATCAGTTTCTCTTTCTAACATCTGAGCTTGAGCTAATTCCTGATCAGCTCTGTTCTTTAAGTTAGTTACAAGATTGGTTCCTGAATAAGCAATGTCTGCCCACTGTGAAGCACTTAAAGGATTCTTTACAAAATCAGCTTTAAGAGTTTTCATTGATGGATTAGCGCCAGCTTCAGCAGTAACTTCTTGCAAAGATTTTGTAGGAAGATTAACTGTTTTACGTTGTTGATCTAACAATGAAGTATCAAATTCTTCCATAGGATTAATATCACCAAATGTTTTTCCACTAATATTAACTGTTTCAGGATATCTACTTCTTCCAACAAAATCTTCCATTTGAGATTGACCTTCATTTAAAGGACCTATTTGACCAGGAAGCATTATACTTCCTGGGATGTTTTCTTCAGCAATAAATCTTGATGTGGTTCTTATATTATTTTGCCCTTGAGGGTTTTCTCGAGAATATAGACTTGGATTATTATAACCTTCTTGTACCAAACTTGTCACATAATCTTTTACTTGTTTAGGAACAACATATTCACCGGTGTTTTGAAAAGTAGGTAATCCACCAGTTCTATAAAGATAAAGTTGACCACCTTTTTGTCTATTTTTAAGAGGTGGCGCCACAGGAAATTTTTCAATAAACCTTTTATCTTCTGGATTTCGAGAATCAATATAAACTGCAGTATCTCCTTCTGTACCAAATCTTTCTGTTAAACACTCTAAAGAATATGGTTCAAAATTTGTACAACCATAACTACCAAATCTATTATCCGGTTGACTAAATCTTTCAAGTCTTGATTGATATTCTTCTGGATTATAATATGGTTTTGCACCTTTACCCTGTGAAGGATCCCACGTATAACCAGGTTTTGCTCCTGCACCATATACAATATGCATTGCTAAAGGAGTTGTAGCAATAGGCGCTTTTTTTCCAAAAGCAGCAATAGGCTGTTGTAAATATCCAGGCCAACCATAAATACTCTTATCGTATTTCATTTTATATGTTCCTGTTGGAGTAGACCTTGCAGCAGGATTATTTCTTAAATATGGTACTTTATAAGGATTAACATTAGGATCTGTTTCATAATTTTTACCAGCTAGTCCTGTTAATACTGGAAATTTTTGATCAATTTTCCCCTCTCTTACAAAATTAATAGTTCCCGTCGCCTTATCAACAATAACTCCAGATTCAAGAGTATTTCTAAGATCATCCTCATAATACCCTTCACCTCTACCAAACAAAGAATTATCCACAGCATCTCTAACATCAAATGATCTTCTTTTTAACAAAGGTGGTGTTTCAACTTTTACTTTGTTAATCTCTTTAATGTTTTGTTTTTTTGCCTGTTGAACTTCTTTAGAAACTGTTACTTTTTGTTTAGTATTAGTAGAAACTTGTTTACCATAGTATCCTGGGCCCTTAAACATTTCATTAGTGCCTGCAGCAAAATCTTTAACAACTTGATTGTTAGCAGCAATTGTTGAAGGGATTTTTGATTTTTGTACAGGTTGTTTTTTAACGGGTTCTGCAGAAGCAGTTTGATTAGGTTTTTTATTAATAAGTTGAATGTCTCCAGAAAGAAGTTTATTTCTTAACTGAGCATTTTGTTCATAAGTACCTGTATAAGGTTCATCAAAATAATCTTGGAATATTTTTTTTCTAGATTCAAAAGATGGATCATACCCTTTACTCTTTACTATATCATAAAGTGTTGATCCACCTTTTTGAAAAAGTTTTGGATTTTTATAACCTGTTTTTTGAATAGAACTATTATTATTATAAGAACGTTGTAAAATATTTTCTTCTCTTATATTAAGAGCATCTATTTCATCTTGATTACTTAAATCAATAGGACCAACACCACTAATGTCAACTGTTTGAGGATCTGCAGTTGTTCTTAGATAATTTGTATTAAAAGAAAAAGGTTGTGTAGTTGATACATTTTTTGGATCTAACAAAGGAGGAACTCCAATAGCAGCTGATGTATTATTTTGTGCAGAAGTATTACTTCCAGAAGATTGAGCTGCAGCAGGATTAGCAGGAGAAGATGATGTTTGTGTTCCTGAACCAATTGTTACAGGAGGAATTGTAATGTCAGAAGGGTTTGTATTTACTCTAATATCTTGATTCCAAGAAGAAGGTGCATTTTCAGCAGGTGTTACAGATGTTGAAGTAGATGATCCAGGAGCATTTATTTGAGGAAGAGCTCTGCTAAAAGTCATTGAAACTTTACGAGGATTATATATGTTTCCTAGAAAACCTTTTGTTGCTTCTACATTAGATAGATAAGATGCTTCTAAAGGAATTTTACCAGAGAGCATTAATTGATCTTTAAGATCTTTTTGACTTCTATTTGTCATGCGATATCCCCGGGGCATATACCAATCATTAGATATTGGTGCGGCGCCAAACATATGAAGCAAGCTACCTAATCCTCTACCGCCATATCCTCCATAGTTGCCAGGGTAATAACCTTGATTAGAATATTGTCTTGCTAACAACTGATTAAACTGCTCAGGAGTTAAGGTTATATTTTGAGTAGTTTGAGTATTTGTGTTTCCTGTAGTTTGGCTTCCATCTGTACTACCTTCGTATCTTGGTAAACCTCCATAACGCATCATCTCAGGTTGCTCAAAATAATCCATACTTTGGTTAAAAGCTTCCTCAGCCATGTTATTAGCAACATTGCGCTGTATTCCTGAAACAAACTTTTTTAAACGCTCGCCGCCATAAGAAGATGTACCCGTAGGCACACTATCTGTATTTACCATTTCTTGAGCCATGCCCCGGGCCGCTTTCTTAAGTTGAGATGTAAACTTGTTGCGGCCACGCTTCTTGCTACCACCATACATGTACTCCTCATCATAATCTGCTGTAGCTGCTTCAACAGCAGCATCATACTCAGCTTCTTCTTCTAAACCAGCAATTTCATCTGGAGTAGGTGAAACTATAGGTTTTTGTGGACTAGCATACTCATCCTCTTCTTCATCGCCATACATAGATTCGCCTTGCTCATCAACCATTTGATCTTGTTGACGAGACTGCTGCATAGTATAGTACTCTTGTATTGTACCAACAATTTCTTGTAAAGCAGCTTGCTGATCCTCTTGACTCATAGATGAAACTTTCTCATATATGTCATTAGGATCTTGTTGAGTAATCTCAGAATACATTTGTATGTATTCGATGAGTTGTTCATTACCACCACCTTGTTGTTGCTGTTGTTGCTGTTGAGACCATGGTGTTCCACCAACTTGATAACGAAACGTGTTTACATTGTCATCAGTCTGCATGTTGCCATAAAAAGCATAATCATATAGGTTGGCGCCGGGAGTATATTCTGGTAGCATAATGTATGTATTACAGTTAAAATACGATTATTTTTTGGATTTAGAAAATCTGCGGGGTTGTTGTTGGGTTATGAAGTTTAGTACTGGGTCTGTTTGTAAAGGACCGCCGTCATCAAATCTATATTTAATTCCCGCATTGATCATTGGTCTATTATCAAACATGTTGGCGCCGATATATGCACTACCTCTATTACCAACAGATTGTTCTATACCAAAACCAGGGTTAATAAAAGAACCATAACCAGGTTCAAAAGCAAACTGATTACTTAAATATGGAGAAGTACCTGTGGGTAAATCATAACTTAAACCAACATCACCATATACACCAGTTCCAGATTCACCTGGATATGTTCTTATCATACCATAAGGGTTTAATTTTGATCCACCACGTTGATAACTTTCTGGTTGTTGATTCATTAGTTGATTTGCTCCCACAGCTCCTGCTGCTCCTGTACCTATAGCATAAGGTGCTATTGCAGGAGCGTTGTTTATAATTTCTAAAAGTTTATTTTTATCTTTTATCTTCCAAGGAAGATCATATCCATCCGATATTAAATGTAAATTATCTTCCATTGTTTTTAAATCAATAGTTTGTCCTGGCTTTAATCCCAATTTATTTCTAAATCTAAAAATTTCAGGATATGCTTCAGAAGGTATTAATCTAACAGCATCTGTAAAATCATTCCACAATCTATGTAATATAGGATTATTTGTACCTAAAAGTAATTTTGTTTTATGAATACCTTCATGTACCCCAATATCTTCTGTAGCATTTAAAGGAATAGACGCTTGATCAAATGGTTTTACATATACTCCACCTGGTTGATTTTGTCCCCATAAATAATTACTTTTAATAGGGTTTTCTAAACTATTTAAAACATCTTCCCATTCAGCCTCTGTACCTCCATAATCTATAAACTTTTTCTTTGTTTCTGGGTTATAAAACCAATCTTCTAGCCATTTATCAGCAGCTCTTGAAGTTTGAGTTCTTTGGTACGGTGCTGAATAAAATGAAGGTGTTTCAAATTTAGGGAGCACGTTTATATTTTCTTCTTGTTCAAAGTATTGAGATGGTTTTATATTTGATGGATTAGTATTTAATTCTACTGACTTATTAGGAACATTTACTTTAGGTTGTTCTGTACCCCTAAGACCATCTACAAAATCTTTTAGTGAATTACTATTTCCTGTTTTAGATGGTTTAACATCATGAACATGCATTTTTCCAGCTATATCTTCTACTAAAGCCCTTTCATAATTTTTTTTATTTCCTTTTCCAAACTTATTAAGCATATCCATTTCATCAAAATCTAATATCATATTGTTATGATATTTTAATCGTACATCGTGTACATCTAAACCTTTTTCCAGAATTTTATTATAATCTCCTAAACCTCTACCTACATTATCTACAACAGAAACTGCATTAGGCGAACCTGGTATTTGTCTTGGTACTTCTACTTGTGGATATCCTTTCCACCAGTGAGGTGTATTAAAAGCTTTATCTTGTTGTATAAGTTGTTGCAAATCATTTGTACTAAAGACTTCAGCCTGGTTTAATTTATCTTTTGGTACAATAAATTCTGTATCATAGTTTAAACTAGCTTTTTGAGCTTCAGGAAAATTTTTTAAATTGTACGCCATACCTTCTTTTTTAGGTACTTTTAGTCTAAGTATGTTACCCTCATCTCCATCTAATCTACCCTCCATATAAAAATTCATTCTGCTAGGGTTTTTATCAAACCATTGACCATGATACTCATCAAGTGCTTTTCTAAAAGGCTCAGGTTCGTATTTTATTCGATTAAGTTTTCCTTGTAAATGATATGGTACTTTTTCTCCTTTTAGTATTTTATCTGCTATTAAATCTTCTAAAAATTGTTGTTCTGTGTAACCAGCAACAAAATCTTTAGGTTGTGTTCTATAAAGAAACATTTCAGGATTTTCTTCTAAAGCTTTAGGATTTAATCTCCAAGCATTTCTTAAAGGAGTCTTTGTTGTAGCATATCTACCAGCTTGTCTTAATCCTTGTGCTCCTAAATTGACAGCACCTTTTGCTAATGGTGCAGCCATTGCAATCACTGTACCATAATCTGACATAGCTTGGATTTCTTCAGGAGTAAACTCTCTACGCAAACCCATCATTCCAGATACTGGACTAGAGCCAATTAATAACTGATCAACACCTGTAAGGAAATCATTTATACTTTCTGGATTTTGAGCAATTCTCATTATAGAAGGTACACCGGTGTACTCTGCAAGAGGCGTGGGATCATAACCACCAGGTTTGAAATAACTACTTGCCCGCACTGGAGCATTTCTTATTACACCACGATTTCTTTCATACTCTTCAGCAGCAGTTGCATTAATTTGTCTAGCTGCTTTTATTGGATCTGGTTTAGTAGCAACATTAGTTGAAGATCTCTCCGCGGCTTTTTGTTTAGGTTCAAAATCTCTAAGCTGAGGTTTAGCTTTTGGCTTCTCCCAATTATATCTACCAGTTAATGGATTAGGTTGAAACAGTTGAGGATTAAATTGACCTAGCATTTGAGCTTTTGGTAAAGAACCGCCAATTTGATATGGAAAATATTTTCTTGGTATTCGTATACCTGCAAATTTTATAGGCTGGTAATTAGAATTAATAATATTACTTACACCTTCACCTATTTCTTTTCTAAACAATGTTTTTTCAGGAAGTGATAATGTTGAAAAATCTTTATTTGAATAATTAGGACTTAAATACTCGGAAGGATTTACATCAAACCTAATATTCATGTTTGGATTATTTCTTATTTCTGGTGGAAGAGTTAACTCCCCTTGTAAATAATCATCTGATACTGTTACTGATTTAGGTTTACCAGACATACCTTTAGCAGCAGGACTCATAGATTTTTCTAAATTTCTAATTTGTCTTTCTGATAATCTGTTAACTAGTACATTACCTGGTCCAGGTCTTGTTTGCGGATAAAAACCAAGTCCTGATAAAACGTCAATTTTTTGATTAGGATTAGAAAGACTGCTATTAAAAGTTGCTGGATCATATCCATACCAAGAACCTTTTAATGCTTTTTGTTCATCTGTAAGATTTAAATTACCTGCTTTTAAAAAACCTGGAATTTCATCTGGTTGCCAACGAACAGCATTAGCATATTGAGGAAGTTTTCCTCTTGGTATACTATATGCCAAATCTTTACCATAATCAACTACACCTTTTGGAATAGTATTAACAGCTTGTTTCATTCCTGCAGTAACAGGAGCTTTAAGTGCTGAACCTAATACTGTTGCTGTACCTACAGCATCTAATGTATTAAAAGCTCCTTCAACATCTTCTGCCCTAAAAGATCCTTCACCAGTTAGAGGATTAACACCTTGTGTAGCATATTGAATCCCACCTGCAGGATTCATCCTAGCAAATGCGCCAACTGTCATTCCTAAATCAACAAGAGTATTACCAGCACCTTTTAAACTAGTAACTGGATTTTGAGCAAATCTAACTGTTCCTGGAATACCTGTTAACTCTGCAGCTCCTTTAACACCTAATACAGCAGCTCTTGATAAATCATCTCTTAAACTTGTATACTGGGGTGTTATTTTAAATTCTGGTAATGTTCTAGCTCTAACAAAATCTTCAGGATCACCAGACAAACTAGTAGTTAGTGTTCCTTGATTATATGCTTGCTCATATTCTGGTGTACCATATTTTACCTCATTAGGATTTTCTGTTTGTAATCCTGGTTGAGCTTTAGGTAATGACCCACCTGATTTAAAGTTTTTTCTAAAAGCTCTAAATGGTAATTTGTCTTTACCATCAGGGTATTTATGAATATTACTTTTTACTAAAGGTTTATCTTTTGAACCATCTCCTACATATTCATCATCTCCTACATAAATTCCTAAATGTGTTGGTCTATCTTTTTCATAGTACTGAATAATATCACCAACTTGAAGTTGTTCATTAGGAACAAGGGTAAATCCGTATTTTGAATAATTTTCAAGGAAATCTTTGTTGTTAAGAACATCTTCAGGAATACCTGAATTTAAATTTGCTTCTTTAAATATATCACATACACCTTTTACACAAGTGTTGTCATAATACTTTTTTTCACCAGGAATAAAAAAATCTGAAATCTTTTCTGTAAAACCTGCAGCAGGTCTTGACACATCATATAATTCTTCAACTAGTCTTTTTGCTGTATTAGCTAATCTTATGTTTTCTGGAATTTTTTCATCTATAACTGTATACTCAGGTAAATTTATAATAGGTGTTGATAAACCATTTTGAGCCATGGGTAACTCAAGTACATTTAGACCAGGAACCTTGGGCTCCTCAAGTATATATCGACCACGAAACTTATACTTTTTTCCTGGATACATCATTTGTGTGTATCCTGTTTCATCCTGGCCTAGCACTGGATAAGGAACGTCTTCCATAGTGATATTACCATCATCTGTTGGCACCAACGTAGTCATAAATGGAAAATCCCATTGACCTCTTTCAGATACAATGATACCTTTTACCTTTTGAAACATTTCATTAGGGCCCCCAGGTAACCCTTGACGAGAAGATTTAGAATATGCTTTTTTCATCGAGATGAGTATTGAAGCTTTTCATTAAACGATCTTAGAATCATGTTTACATTTCCAGAAACACGTCTTCTAAAAAGTACATAGTTAAGATAGTGTCTAAACTTCTTACGCTGAGTTTGAAGTTTATTATAGTTTAGATTGTTTGGATTCAAATCTTTTAAATAACCATTTGGTTGTGTGTTCCAAATTTGCCTTTGAGCAATAGGGTTAAACTCGCCGCGATCATCCGTGATATCCCAGAACTGATTAAAACGAATTTTCTGTTCTTCTTTAGCATAAAGAATATCTATGCTGCCGGGGTTAATAATTGGATATGCAAGGTTTGCTATACCGTTATTCTTAGACTGCAGATTTAAGCGTAACAAACCAGAAGTTTGTTCTGTATTCCAGATCACTGCCTCATCAAAGTTGTAGTCTAAAATCTGAAAATCATCAGTACAGTTATTAAGATTTCTTGCAACAAAGGATTCTACAGTATATTCAACACTACGCATTGTAAATACTTGTTGTCCTGTTGCTACCGGGATCTCAATTTCAAAAGGATAGTCTACACCATAATAGTTACAGTATTGCGCGCAGGTATTGTTGTGTCGCCATATACCAGATCCTTTAATACTAGAGAAGTGATTTTTTGAAGGTAATAATAGATCAGGTTTCCAATCATGGAAACTTATCCACATCTCATTTTTAAGGTCATAACTAATTGTCCATGATGCATCTTCAAAGTAGTTAAAGAATGCCTGATCACCGATCTTTACACGGATTACTCTATCAACAACAAACTCGTTAGTAGACGCATCATATAAAACTCGTTTGGTTCCTTTGTATTGATCCTTTAGATAGAAATCTTTCTTGGTAATATAAAGTATGGTGTCTACGTTTTCGTAGATTGTTTGCATACCAATACCGGCCACAGGGTTATCAATTAGTTTGAAGTTTGGAAAGTCTTTTAGCAATTCATATTGCATGTATTTAAAGAACCACCATTTCAAACCTGATAGAGATATCTCTTTTAGTTGACCGGTATACTGATATACTTTACCTTGATTTTGACTAGTCCAAAACAATCCACCAGGGGTACTTATTACAGAACGTATGTCTTGACAAGACGCATACTCAAATGAGTTCTCAGCATTTACAATTCTTTGTTCCGCTTGAGAAAATAGTGCACCGTCGCCTAAAGTAACCTTTGTACCAAGATCAGTTTTAAGTTCATCTACACCTTGAAATATTACCGGGCTAGCATCTCTAAAGAAAAAGATTGCGCCATTTTTACTAATACTCTTGATCCCAGTAATATAGTTACGATAATCTTTATAGTTATTAGCTAAATAGATTCTCCAGCTATCTCTTATCTGCTCATCTTGCTGAGGTAGTGAATACAATATCCGGTATGGAAAATATTGATAACAAAGTTGTGATACCTGCGGATCATAATTACGAGCTTGTAATTCACCCCAGGATATAAAGTTGTTGAATAACCTACTTATACTAAAAGACTCATCGTATGCATAGAAGTTATCAAACGGTATAACATTTGGGTTTGCGTTGAACATGGTTTCCAGATCATTGAAACCATATGGATCATAGAACTTGTCTTTATCTTCTAAACCTTGTTCTCTAAACTCAGATAAGCGTTCTGTCTCAACAAAGAAATCTCTTACACCAGAATTGAATAGATAAAAGCAAGCATCAACATTATCAAAAACATTATTCTCATTATCTAAGTCATAAAAGTCTTCAGGCAGAATACCACTACCTGATGATGGACTTGGCAAACTACCTGTTAAAATAGAGTTCATCGCTGAATTTACAGCTCCAGATAAAGTAAACTGTTTACTATTAACCCAAAATCTAGGTTTTGTCAACATCCTATATGTATAGTAGTTGTATTCAAACCCATCAGGTTGACCATACAACCAATCATTAAAATAAAAGAATGTTGTCTTTTCAGTGTATCTCTGTATGTATGTGTCTCCACCAAAATATAAACATTGCGGCGCCGTAGTGCTATTAAGATTTAAACCAGAAGGTATAACTCTCTTAGTATAAGTTTTACCATTAACAGTAAAGCTAGATTGTATAAGAGTAGAGAAATCAATTTTCTGTTCGCAGTCTGTAATAGGAATTTGTTTAATACTATCTAGCTGACCATACTGATTTTGTATTCTTACTTTAATACCACCATACCATGATGAGATATTTCTTTCAAACTCTTGTCTTGGATCTGAATAACTTGCTGGTTTAGCTAAACTGTCATCTAGATTTGGTGGTAATAATAAGATTGTACTCTGATTATTAAGTGTAGTTTTTATACCAACAAAAGTATTTCGCTTAATATTATTGATTTTAAAATCCTCATCAAAAGTTATAAGCCCCGGTCTAATATATGCGTTTCTATCAATTTCTCTAGTTATGTTGTTAATAATTGGTCTTGCAGAATTTGAATAAAAACCGTGGGCAATACTTTGAAGCGCATATTGAGCAAAAGGTGTAAATGCATAAATAGCACGCATTGCTGTTTCAGCACCTTCTGTAAAGAAATTAATAAAATTAAAAAAAGGAAATAACGCATCAACAGCACCTAATGGAAGACCGTCATATGGTGTAGACTCATAAGTTTCTCTATACTCACCTGTTAAAAAACCTGGTAGAGTTTTTGCAAAACTATCATCTGCTGCTTGTGTTGCTTGCGATGTTGATGATTGACCACCAGGAAGTGCCGCTTGGCCTATTGCCGAAATACTACTTGCTGAAGTGCTACCTGCTGTAGATTGAAACGCGCTTGTAACATGTGCTCCTGGAATTGGAAAAAATGGAAAAAATGTTCCAGGAAGAGTTGTACCATTTAATGTAGGTGGAAAAGCTATATTAAGACCCCTTGGTGAAGAATAACTTCTTTGCTTTTTACCATTAAGTTTAATGATACCATAAGCGGCACCTGCTATTACAGCAAATAGAACAAAAATGTTTTTGATTAATTTGAACTGTGGATGATCTTCAGGCTCCTGGAAATAATGTAAAGATTTACCATAAATGTTACTGTAGATCTTTAATTGTTTAGTACTTAGATATGGTCTATTAAAGTTTGTATCAGGTGAATGAAAACTTAAATAGTCATAAGTAAACTGATTTACAGTTGGACTTATATCTAAGAATGGATCTAGTTTAAGATCATTGAATGGGTAGTTTTGATACAGTACTGTTTCAATAAGATTACCCGTATTATCTTTTACATCATACTTACGCATGTTGTTGACAAGACCTTTAGCAATAATTGATCTGTTACCCTGACGTGTTCCTCTTAGTATTTCATACCCTACTATGTTTGTTATATCATTGCCGTCGTTGTCTTTAGGGAGCGCGATGTTTTCAAACCTTACACCCATGATGCGGATGAACTGATTTCCATTTGCATCTACCCTGAAATGCACAAGCTCGTTGCGATTTGAATAACCATTAGGGTTATATTGATAGGTCTCAGGAAATTTGTGATGGCGAATATTTTTACCACACAAATCATAACTGCTATTAGGTATATTAAACACCCCGGTCCATGGCTGAGAACTTGAATTCCAAATATCTGGTTTATCATCAGGGTATATCTCTGTTGATTCCCAGTATCCCATATCACCTTCCGCAATGATTTGCCCTTGATAAGGTACGTCATCAACAGGCTTTGATATGTTTGGTGCAGAGGTAATAACCGCTGTGTTATATACCTGCCAGATTTCATTACCAGAACCCTCAGCAATATTTTGTGCAGCATCTGCATTTGATACTGTTAAGAGATCATAGTTGTTATTTAAATTAGCAACACGCCCCGGTATATGATAAGAACGACTTTTATCACCGGTATCATAAACCCACCTTATAAAAAATGAATATACCTCATCTCTTAAATAAGATGTTCTAAAGCCCCCTTTCTGATAATAATCGGCAGGGTATTCAACAGAAACCCATTTAGCACCAATTAAGTTTGCTAGAGGTTGATAGTTGAAGTCTAACTTACCAGTTGGCCTAATTCTGAGTAAATACCTATTTACATCAAACACACCTTCGCTTTTCTCAAACACAGGATTTCTTAAAGGTATATTCTCAATAGGTACCGATGGTAACTCAGTAGCAATAATGTCTAGAGATATAATGTTTTGCCGGGTGCTGTAAACACCAATCCTCTTAGCAACAGTTTGTTGAGAAACTATAGATACAATTACAAGTTCAAACTCACTAAAGTTCTCTGTATCAGCATCCACTTCAATTTCTAAAGATCCTGCAAACTCAGAATCTCTATCAAATAAAACTTGAACATTACTCGGAGAAAAGTAGTTTGTTACTGTTTGTCCATCAATACAATATGCTACTACTGCATAATATGAACCTGCTTGAAGATTACCACCACCGGGACCTTGACGCACCTTTAAACAAGGTGTTTTCATTAATGATGCTAAACGCAATTTATCACAATCAAGCTGTGGTAAATCAACATATGTTGTACAACCATTAACTGTAGTAGGGTCTTGTTTCCATGGTGGACCATCCCACAATGACAAAGGTTGAATACAATCTTGTGGCCAAAGTTGTGGGTTACCAATGTTCATAACCCTGTCTGGGTTTAAACCATCAGCCCAATAAATTGACCATGTACAATCAGCATTTTCTCTTGATACACCAAGAATAAGATTCTCTTTCTTAAATGAAAGACAGTCGTCGTTTACAATTGTCAAATAACAACACTCGCTCTCATCATAAAGACCTATTTCTGAGTTAGTATTATTAGTAGAGTAAATAATCCACTTGTCACCAAATAGATGTGTTGTCCCTATAATTGGATATGGCGCAGCACCACACAAAAAGTTAGCAGGCTCATTTGATACTGTACCAACATCACCTGTAACAGTATTGTTTTGTAAATTTCTAGCATGTGTCCAAAAACCTTCAGGTAAGAATGTAGTATCTACATCCTTATTCATACCTTTTGTAAAAGGTCTTGTTACAACTGTGCTGCTAACATTTTCTGATGAACCTTTCTTTGCCATTACAGTATATATGATCTTCTATAAGGATAAGCTATCTGATTCCATGGATAGCTCTTAAACATGTCATAGTATTTAGCATACATTGCACGCCGGTTAGTTTCCCAGAGCTGTTTCATCTCAGCAAAGTTTGGCATGTTGATAAAGCTTAATGCTGTATTACGAGCAGCTCTATATCTGGCTTCTATTAACTGCATCTTGGCAGTCACATCTTCGCCGTTCATAAGGAGATTCTCGAGTATGCGTTGTTTCAGCGCGTACTCATAATACTCATTAAGATACTCATGATCTGGCACCAGTAGATTACCATCTTCGTCTTCTAAAGAACCTTGGTAGTTTAGATACACATTACCATGCTCAAAATTGACATATAGGAAACCATCTTTGATCCAACCCTCGTGTTGTGATTTCCAATATAAGTTTGGGCAACCACATTCTACGTCTTGTGATTCACGCAATCTTAATGGGTGCACACTACGATAATGACGAGTTTGTGATTTTAGAATCTGTACAATCTCATACTGCTCTCCCTTTTGATTCACAAAAGTTCGCGGGCGCACGCATACATTACCATATGGATTATTAGGATCATACACATTAGTTTGTGTATATACAGTACCATTATCTCCGGGCATGCACATAGCAGGTGTACAACCACAAGGTGTGCAACCACAATCTGCACAGTTTACTGTAGGCTCTGCACACTGATTAATTGTTCCAGGTGTTTCTGTATAAGTAGGAACAACCTTAACTTCTTCAATATGAGTACCTTGTGGAACAAACTCTTTTGTTGTAAGATCTGCACAAATCAATGCGTAGTTTACACTAAAGAAATCTTCTGGAAGTTGAACCTTATAATTACAAACTTCTAGTACAGTTTCTTTAGTCATGTAAATCCTGAGACCTAAATCATAGGTAACACGTTTTGCAACCTTGATCAAAGTTTGTGGGTCAATCATATTATCCAAAGCATATTGCCTGAAATCAACGTTGACGTCCTCTAACAAACTGTCAAAGGTTTTATATTTAATTGTATAGTTATACGTAGCCATTACCGTAGAATATTCTGTTTATCATCTTGACCATCACTTGGAATACTGGCGCCGGCAGTAAGTTCTTTTAAAGCAAACTGCTCTATCTCAGCAAACAAGTAATCTGGTACATTAAAGTTTTGTTCCTGGCGCGGTATACACTGTTCTTCTGAGTCACACTGAAAAGCTCCAATATTACCTTCAAAGATTGCTTCTACCTTAATGGCTTCCCATGTTTGATTAGGTATATAGATATAATCGTTTATGATCCAGCAATAGACATTCTTGTTGTACTTAAAAGTACTAGTCTTAGTCATGGATGTGTATGTACCGGGATCAGTAATCGTTACAGATTGAGATCCATCAATAGATGTAATTGATCTAAACATGGGACCATAAGTAGCATCTAAGATCTTTGGGAGTTTGTCTTTAGTACGCATGATGGTACAATTTGTTTTGATCCCAGAGCAACATGCTTCTATCTTGTCAACCTCAATAAGTTCTACACAAGGTAGCACGCTATAGATAGATGACATGCGAATAATCTTACCGCGGTCATCATCTCTCTTTATCAAGAGTTTAGCATATTTCAATATTACTGTATACAACATACGATCAGTAATGAAGCTGTCTTCATTGACAGCTTTCATTATACTCCGTAATCTTGATACAGCATCACCTATAGTATTCATACATCAAATTCATTATAGTTAACCAGAGACTTTTCAATTAAGAACTTGCTCCGGCGTTTTTTAATTTGATCTTCAATTAGTTTAGAGATCTTCTTTTTACTGTCTACTACAATATATGTCTGCCAATAATCAGGAAAGGTTTTAGCAACAGTTCTTGAAAATAAACGCGCGGGTTTAAATTGCCATAACTCTCTGTTAGGAAAAGTATAACGGCTAGCATAATTGCTATAGAAGATCTTACCTAAATAACTATCAGATCCAATATTACTATGAATAACCTTTACGCCATATTTAATTGATTTACCAAAGTCTATATTTTCTTTTTTAGGTCTTTGACAACTACCAATAAATACGTATCCCATTCTTTGTGGTAACTCTACACCGTCTCTGTTTTCAATAACTCTTTCAGTAACTTCAATGTTAAACTTCCTGATCACAGTTTTAAATTCTCTTATTGATAGCTTAGGCATATCAGGATTCTTTTCTGCAAATCTTTTTAAAAAGTCAGCATCAATCAAACTGATTTGTTTTTGAGCGAATCTAGGGAGATTTAAATCAGGCTTTTTAAACGCTTTATTCATAATTATAATATACTAATTATATGGCTTCTTTACAAATATATACAAAAAGCAAGCCCCCATTAAAGGGGGCCGCTTCGTTGTCACAGATAAACCAACAAACTGAGACATATTTTAGCAAGGATCTCCTACAGTTACTGTACCACCTACAATATACCAAGAGTTATTGCTTGCACATACAGCCAGGGTACCTAATGGAGCAATAGCTGTTGGGCCAATAAACTCTCCACTGCAATCTACATAGTAAGCATTTGCACCACCACCGCCGGCAGTAAAGGTGATGTTGCGACAATCGTAGCAGCAACCACCAGGTGTAATTACAATACCACTTGGTACAGGAATAATGGTTAAGTCATTTACTGAGCAAACAGAAACAGTTTCATTGACATCAATTGATGGGAATGCCTCTGTTGAACCATCACAATCTGTAATGTTAAAGGTTGCACAAGGTGTAAGTGTTGCATCAGCAGTAGCAGTTACTCCTGGTACAGGAGGAGGATCAATAACTACACTAGGTGTACTAGTATAACCAGTTCCTGGCGCTACTAAGTTTACTGCAGCAATAGTATTTCCACCACCTACTACAGCATTAGCAGTAGCACCTAAACCACCTCCACCAGTAATTGTTACTGTAGGCGGATTTAATGGATCATAGTTGGTACCAGCATTTGTTACAGTAAATGTCATTACTGTATACTGACACTCGATATCATAACCATCACATGTAGGTACAGGGGTGAATGTTACTGAAAAAGGTACACGTTTGTTTAATGATACCTCTGATTCACAAGTTGGTTGTACGTATCCCTCAAAGGTTACTGCGTCACATGTCTCGTTATCAACAGTAGTAATAATGTTTGCATTACAAGATGCTCCTCCACCGGTACATGTTACAACAGTTGTACAATCATAAGGTGAAGAAGGACTGGTTCTCCAACATACGCGATGATTTCCTGCGTAGTTAGAATTAAAGGTTACCGTAATTGTTGCTGGTATTGGTGCCATGAATTATGAGTTTAATGTTCTTACTCTAATAGTTACTGAATTACAAGGGCCGCCACTAGCACATGCTGTAACAACACGAATGTAATATTCTGTGTTAGCAGTTAGACCAATGAGTGTGTCTGTTAATAAGGTAGTCGCCACATTAGGTTGTGTAAATGGTCCTAACAAACTAGTAGCGACAGATAATTGATAATTTACTGCAGTAGGATTACTTGTCCAGCTAACAGTAATAGCACTAGATGTTACATTACTTACAGATAAACCAGTAGTTGCTAGACATGTACCTGTTGGATCAATACAACCATCAATTTGATTAAGGATGTATTTTTCCATAATGTTACAGAGAGTGTCTCCTGTTTCAATAATAAATGGGTCAAGATCTACAATAGTGGGCCCGTTATAAACGACACAACACATATTATAAAACTCTGAACAAATCTCAGGAGTAGGACAACCCACACCGCTTGGACAAGCAGGTGGGGTTGTCATGTAAGAATCACAAGTACATTTAGTCTTGCTGCAGTTACAATTGTTGCAGGTGCTCATTTTAGTATGTTAAGTTAGCTATTACTGAATCTGGAGCTTCACAAAGATCTGACAAAGTACTGGTTATGTTATAAGAACATTCTTGTTCTTCAGAACCAACAACTATGCGCAGACGCACGCGATATGTGGTAGAACTTGTCAATCCACTAAATGTACCACTATAAGCAGCAGGAGCAGCTCCAGCAACTTGTACATATGTAGTAATCAAAGAGCCTGGTGAACCACCATCCCATAACTCAACATTGTAGGTAGCTACACCACCAGGGTGGTTAAAGCTCCATGCAATAGTAGTTGCTGTAGGAGTAAGTGTTACCACAGGACAAGGAATAGTATTATTCACAGTATCATTGAGCACTTGGAAACAAGTTTGACCAATAGATGTATTAGTAAAACATGTTGTAGCACTAATCGTAAAATCCAACAAAGGATTCAACGGTGTACTAGCTATTGATATTCCATAGTAAGTGCTATTGATAAGTGAAGGAATACTAACAATGGCATTGTAGAGATTTCCTGCTGTATCCAAAATTGTAAATGTGGTTGAACCAGAACACTCAACAAAACCTGCAGGAATAGTGCCGGTAAAGTATAAGCGAAGTTCTCCACTTACAACCAGAGCTTGAAGAACAATATCTAAATCTTCACAACCATTTGGACAACAGTTTGCTTGAATATTTTGTACTGCAGCACGCAAATCACATATGGTTAACCACATGTTTGTCACTGAGTCAGATAAGTTTGTTACAGTATTAACCCATCCAGGAAGAGATGACATATTACCTAAACCTGGTGCAAGTGCTGGGCTATTGTTTAGATTAGGACACTGATTAGCAATTGCTGAAAAAATATCAGCTGGTAAACCAGTAGAAGTTCTTAATTGACAAAACTGAGTTTCAAGAGCTTCTAAAATAATGTCAATTGTTGTAGGTACTGGTGGTGTAATTACACAATCAGGAGTAAAGCTTGGTAGTGTAAATGTGGGCGCCGGTGCATTTTCTAATGCTGTAACCCGAATATTTAACTGAGATATTGCTAACTGTATCTGAGTAATATCACTTACAATATCACACAACCTGTTACCAATTAGATTTACGTAATCTGTTAGTGACAAAAAGCGAACTTGATCACCAAGGTTATTCGTGTAATAGAAGCATTCTGCAATTGGTACAACACAGTTATCTGGACAACCACCACCAGTGCTAGAAATACCAGGGACAGAATTTCCCTGTAATTCACAAATCTTCTGGATCAGAATATTGATAAGATCCTTGAAGTTTTCTGGCGTAGGACAACCTAAATTTAAACATGTAAGATCATAATGTTGAAGATCAAACATGTCAATAAGTTTGCACAATTCTGTAGCTAACTTATAAACTACATCAGTAATAGTATCTCCACTGCATAGATTAATGCATGGAATATCTGGGCCCTGCCACACTACACAGTTTGATGAAACCGGTGTGCATCCGCCATTCTTATTTTTATTTACTGGTACCATGTTATTTAATATACAATTTTTTGGGTTATTTAGCAACTTGAACAACCTATACAACCAGATGTACAGTCAGATGTACAATTAGATGTACAACCACACTGACTGCTTACGCTAGTACAATTTTGAGGACCTGTTAGTTGCAACATTAGAAGTTTTTCTCTTTCTAGATATGTTTCAAGCAGATCATACTCACAACATACAGTTATCCCATATCTCTTGGATAACATGTCTGAATAATATGCTTCAACAAATGCACAGTTTACAAGAATTTCTTTCTCCTCTGTACATGCTTTAGGAATATATCCAGGTTCAACATAAAACTTGGTTTTCTTTACAGGTTTAGGTAAACATAAATCACAGCGACTAAAGGACGCAGTTTTTACAGTTGCTTGAATACAATCGCAACCTTCTTCACTACCTGCAGATACAGTCCAGCATTTTGGAGAACCTTGTATCTGAATTACATTACCAATTTCATTAGTAAGATCTTCATTAGAATAGATAATATCTGTAGGATCCTCACAGTTTGTTAGAATAAAACATGGTATTCTACAAACATCACAATCAGCAATAATCTCATAAATAAAAGGTGATGGTGTAATAATAACCTCATCACAAGAACCATCAATAATTGTGTAGCAACCTTTTATACTCTCAGGTTGAGATATATAAATAGTTGTACCAATCATGTTATTTAAATCAACACTAATGCTAATCTGTGAACCATCAGCACATGATTGTAATACGGTACATGTTGATGCTGCTGTATCTTCACTCCAAACAGCTCGTGGTAGATAATAAACATTATCAGATACTGAAACATTCAGCATTTCATCTGTAGTAGAATACACTGGACCACCACTACCTGCGCCACTTCCTGTTACATATCCATCAGTGGCAGTATACATATGAGCACCATGATGAAAATCCGCACCTGGTGTAGGACCACTTAAAACTATCCAGTTAGCACCAGCATCAATAGTTTGCAGTCTAAGTTCTGAGTTACCGGTTGCCCATAATAAATTATCACTTCTCCATGTTAAGTGTAAAAGATTAGAACGTAGCTCAGGCGTGTATACAACAGTAAAAAGACCACCAGCATTTGTGCTTCTCCAAATATTATTATTGGTAACAGCAATAATTGTTTGTTGATCTTGGCTGATATGTATACCAACAATAGGATCATTAATTGTTCCAATTGATCCTGGTAATGCACCCCAGTTAGAACCAGCATCTAAAGTGTAATATACCTCACCATTTACACCACCAACAACGCCTATATTACTAGTGATAAAATGTACTGAATATAGATCAACCGGATTAGATGAATTATCTAATACTTGTCCAACTAAATTAAATGAATTAGCTTGATTGTTAGAATAGGCAACTCTTCCTTGATCACCAACAACAACAACGTTGTTAGCATCAATATACCATACTTCACGCCAGGTAAATGCATTAGTCCACACACTTTGGTAATTACCAGAAGGTGAAGCCCACAATACACCAGCATTGTTAGAAACAATAATACCTTTACTATTAGAAGGTACAGAACCTGTCATACCAACAGCAACTACTGAATCAGCAGATCCTGGTTTTGCCATGATATCCAATATGGAATCCATGCGCAAATTGGGAAAAAGATTAGATGTTAAATCAACCCATGGTGTGGTATGATTATCTAATCTTTTTACAAGACTATTGTCTCCAACTACATATGTTTTAAACATCGCTTAATCTTACACTTACTTTTTGAATAACAGGTGCATCAGATTTTGTAGGATTTGGTTGTACAAGTTTGTTTCTGTTTGTAAGAGACAGATCGTACTCATACTTCGCCGCGCAGTTTACACAAACTGAGCGTCCATCAGTAGCTGTTTTACGTTGACAACCACACCCTAGTTTACTTTTGCAATTTGAACATTGTGCCATATTTGTTGGTTTTAAATAGTTAGCAGGTTACACAATTAATTTTATCAAGAAGTTTTACAGCATAGTTGTAAATATCCATACCTTTTGTTGGCTCGTGGCAGTATTCAACTGCAGCTTTAGCCGCATCTAATAGTGTACGAATATATTGCAACTGACGCAGTTTATCTTTAACCTTAGCTGTAGGATCACAGTTTGCAAGGTTTAAAGCGCACAAAGCTTTCTCATATTTTTTGAGGGCTGCTGTTATACGCAGATGATTGTACTCTACATACAACTGATCAGATGGAGATAGACTATACTTAATAATCCATATTCCATCTGGTAAGTCTGTATATGTGGTACCACAACCACTAGTTTGTGTTCCTAAATCACAGGCCGTAATATTTAGATTAAAGTTTTCTGTTACACTTAACTCTTTAGAAAAAGAATATCCTGGCAATGTTATATGCAGTGTAGGACAAGTGATAGGTAAACCTGTAGCATAAACGCTAGTATCTACCACTTTAAGAACACAACCAGTCATTATGGTTGGTACATCAAGACTTAAAACGTGATTTGCCATATGCTAAGATATATAAGAAAAGGGAGAGGAGAGATAAACTCTCACTCTCCCTTTAACTTAAGATTTCAGAAATGATTAGGGTATGTCAATCAAAGATGTTTCACAAGGAGTGCAAGATACCACCTCTAATTCTGGACACTGAGCGCAAGCAGTAAGCCATGCGTTAACCGTTTGTTCAAAACTAGTAGAGCGTGCATTTGCAACAATCTCCAACATGTACCGGTCATTATCAAACACTCCAGTAGGATTGTTGAAACGTGGTACACTGTGCAACAAGTAGTAACGATAGTAACGAGTGCTACGGTTAATTACATTGAACACGTTATCACCTTGAGTGATTTCCCGGATACGAATATCGGTTGCAAAGAAGTTTTGACGATAGCTCTCAGAAAGAATCAAGTCACGCAAAACAGTCTCACCAAATCCGTTACCTTGTAGACCAAGACACTCAGTGCGGTTTACGCAGATGCCTTCAAACTTACAAGGATCTCCAGTGTAATCTACCATAGAAGCATAGATCTGAATTGGCTCAACTTCATAGAAGTCAGATACTTGGAAAGAGCAGTTACCAAAAGTGGTATCTACATATGCACCAAACAATACCAAACCAGCACACTCACCAGAAGTATGACCAGGAGATACATAATTATCCCAAGTTCCATATACCACACCTGCAGGAGCAGGAGTTAATGCAGAAGTATTTGTTCCAGGAGGATACAACCAGTAAGTGCTACCACTTACAGTTTCAGAAATTACTACAGGGTAGATAAAATCTGCAAGGTAAGGTACGTTACGAGTAGTGTCCATGATTTGAGAGGCCCAGCCAATCATAACCAAGGTAGAATCTACAGGAGTAGGTGCCAATACACCAGGAGCGCAGCAACCAGTATAGTGATCCAAAGTGTTATACACTTGGTGGTTCAAGAAACGTAGTGCAGGAGAACCTTTGATGTCAAGACGCAAGTAGTAGGTCTCGTCACAAAGGAATTCAAAGCAACACTCACCATCTACACTGCTTCCATTTACTGCAGTTATAGTAATTGTAGCATCACCACTGTCACCAACAACTGTTACAACATCACCAACTTTGTATCCATATCCAGGATTAACAATTGAAAAAGTTGCAATTGGATCAGGAGAAGGACCAGTTAAGGTTAAAACATTAATGGTCAAACCATTACCGCTACCACCACTAGTAGTTTTTACACCAACTGTGTAGTTAGTACCAGGAGTAGTTAATGAAGCAGAAGTAACTGCAGTGTTGAACGGAGTTTTACCAATGTTCACAATTGCTTGTTGAGGAACACAAGGCTCAACAACATAGAAATTTTGAACATATTTAGGATTGATCTCTTTAGACTTGTTGGTCTCTTGGTATCCACCATGAAATTTACCAATCTTGTCATTTTCATAAAAAGATGAACCAGCAAGGATCAAAGGGCAACATGCACTAGCACCGCTCCATGAAGTATCAGTTCCTACAGATGCATAAGTATCTTTGTAAAAAAGACCATAAGCAGGAGTTGCTTTAGGATTGGTAGGAGCAATACTACGACCAGTAACAAATGCACCATTAAGGTTTACCATAGGCATACCTACACTGGTAACATAACCTTGATCCAAGCCTGCCGCCGTTGGCGACTCAACTTGATTTCCAGCAGTTCCTACGAACACTTTCTGGAAAGAATGATTAAAATAAGCCATTGTTTTAGATTAAAAGGGTTATAAACATATTATAATATAAGAAAAAGTTTTTCAAATGCAAAACTATGAAAGAAAAAGAAGTTTATATTTTGCAGCATTTATACTGTCTTTTACTGTATCTAAACTATTTACTATTTCAGAGTAAGGCATTTTAGCTTGCAGTTTTGTAATTATTGCATACATATCTCTTAGATAATTTACAGCGTCTTGTAAATCATCTAGTTGTCTAGGGACAGATTCTGTATACTTTAATAGTTTTTCAGAAGCACCTTGATATCCTTCAATTAAAGAATCAGCATGATCTGGTAATGCATCATATAGATCATTAAGAGCTTTATGTGCAGCATATGAACCAGGTCCTGTAATCTTTAGATGTAGTTTATGAAAGCTTGATGCTGCATTCATCATCTCTGTTGCACAGGCAGCAGTCATTGTGTCTAAGGAACTACCGCCCACACCTGTATCTGAAACAGGTTGTGGTTTTGCAGTTTCTTTATCTACAACTGGCCTGCTAATCTGTTTTGCAGGCTGCGGGTTGCGTTTTAGTAATCTAGTTTCCATTAGTTATTTTGTTCTACGCGTTGTTGTTCTCGCTGGTACTGAGTAAAGATCTCCATATCACCAGCAAGAATTGATGCTGCTTCGTCAATCATGACTTCTACAACATCATCTTTAAATTCACTTGTTACATCAGTTGTAGATGTGATTCCTGTATAAGGATCTACACAACCGGTAATCTGAATACGCCGAGGTTGGCGGTAATAGATAAAGTCTCCTTTTGTAACTTCAAACTCTTCGTTGGTATAAACAAAAAGTTTGCCGTCACGCAATGTAGCTACTGTCTCACCCCACTCAAAACTTGGACGTTTGTTTGTATCCTTTAGAATAATATCTAGGTTACCTTCTTCAACAAGATACACTACCATTCTCTTAGTGGGACAACATTCATTTTTAGCATGTACAGTTATTCTCTTCCATTGAAAATAATCAGCAGGTATTAGACCAAAACTGTAGTTTTCTTTGTCAGTAAGAATAAGGTTTGCTGAGGTTAAAAGAATTTGAAGGTCATCAATGCGTCGATTGCTTTGCTCATCACCTTCTTTAAATTGGTTAAAACCATGAAGTTGACGGCGGCACCATTCGACTTGCGCTTTATTAAAAGCCTCAACAATATGCCAACACTCAAGATTATCATAATCCTGGCTATCAAGTTTGTTAAGCCGTTGTTTAATCTTTAAGGTAATTGTACTATTTAGCATGTCTTTTTACTTTTTACGTGCATTCTTTTTTGCACCAGCAATTCTATCAGCAGCTGTAGGTTTATTGTATGGGGGAGCTAGAGCAGCAAACTTAGCAGCTTTAGTAGAACCTCCTACTTTCATTTTAACACCACCTTTTTTTGCTTTATTGGGTATTGTATCCTTTACAAAATATTTTTCAGGATACATCAACATATTTGTATTTCTTCTTACATCAGAAGGATAATTTTTCATATACTCCTGAAAATTTAAACTCTCCTCAAGCTTTCTAGCATCTTCTTTAGCTTTTTGAAAGTCAAAAGCATTAATGTCTTTATTATCTACTGGACCTGCGGCCTGATATTTTTTTAATGACTTTTTATATGCAGACATAGCACCACCAGCTTTTTTATAAGCCATAGCTTTATTATCATTAAAAACTTTAAGTGGATTGGGTTTATTAGTCTTTTTCATTTTTATCCTCTTTTAATATTTTTCCTCATCTTACCAAGAGTCTTAGCAAGTCTAGCTCTTTGAGCAGTCTTACCGGTACCTTTAGCTTTTTCGTTTAACCATGATTTTTTAATAGTGCCTTCAGGAGTAATTGCACCAGCTGCTTTAGCTGTAGCACGCAATGACCCAGGTTTTTTAATAGCACCTTTAATCCAGCTGCCGCCAGATTTCATTTTAGTAAGCTTAGTTGGTGTCATAGAGCCACCACCACACATCATGCACTTCATAATTATTTTTTCTTAGTTTTAATAGCTCCCCCACGTTTTTTGATCGGTGTTATTGTAGATTCAGTAACACTTCTTCTTGAATTTTTGCGAGGACTTACAGTTTTTAAATTCATTCTAATAGAATCATCTTTACTAAAAAGATCTATATTATCTGTTCTAGAGTAGCTTTTAGGTTTAGCACTATATTTTTCAAATTTTTTTACATACTCCTTCTCTGATATAGGTTTAGATCTTGTAAAAAGATTGCTTTTCGTATAACGCTTACGTGAATCAGAATCTTGCTTTGCTCCACCAGCTTGTGCTTTTTTTAAAGGTTTTTTAGATACATTTTTCATGGTTATATAAAATTAAAAGGTTAACAATTCCATTTGCGCAAACTTTTATTAATCCTGCTATTTGGATCTCTAGCTGTTTTAGCGCTTGTTAGTTTTTTCTTCATGCCCTCCATTCTTGAACAAAAGGATTTACGACGTTTGGCATCTTTGCTACCAGCTTTAAGCTCAGATGGTTTTTTGGTTACTGCAGTTTGTAACTTACTACCAGGATTTTCCCGGCGATAAGATGCTACACCTTTTTTGTTAAGACCCCCTTTGGGATCTTTACCCTCTTTACGTTGCCACGCAGCTGTCTTTGCCATCAGTTTTCACTTTTTAATAATTCCATAGCTTTCAAAAACCCGGCTTCATAAGCTTCTTTTACTTCTTCATATCTTTCATACTTAGAAATATGATCGCCTGTTTCCATTTTATGTTTTGAGGAGGCATATTCATCTGCTAATCCCCAATAATTAATTTCTGTCTTTGCCATTACTTTTTAAGTTTACGTACAGAAGTTCTCTGTGCAGGTTTAGATGCGTTATTTTGAACAATTGTAGACAATGCAGAAAGTTGCTGTTTAGCAAGATTCTGTACAGCTGACATACGAGATTTATCAGCCATGATTTCTTTAGCGCGTTGTAGAGTTGATAAGTCAGACTCAGTGCGCCACTTTTTTTCATCTACAGAAATAGAGATTGCTTTAGACTTAGCCATAATTATTTGGTTTTTGGTTTAACATTTCCGCCACGTTTGTAGGCAGGTTTCTTTTTACCAGCAGCTTTAAAGCGCTGTAGTTCTTCTACGCCGGCGCCACTTTGTACACCACCGTAAGCTTTTTTCTTTAAGGGTTTAGTCTTTTTCATAAGATTAATATACAAAAATTAACGATATCTTTTAGCTTTTTCGCGAGCACTTTTAGGTTGAGGTACAAACTGCTTACCTCTCTTATTACCTGCAGCTTTAGCTTTGTTTGTTGCGGCTTTCTCTCCTGCTGATAAGGAATCCCACGCGGCCTTGGGTAGATAGCGTTTCTTACCCTTGGATTTTACTTCTTTTGATGAACCACGTTTTTTGTTAGAATGTGTGCCAGAAGTCATCCATTCTTGCTTGGTCCAATCACGTAAACTTTGTTGTGGATCCTTAGCCATTACTTTTTGGTTTTATAACCGCCACCAGATTTTTTATACTCACTAGCTAATAGTTGTGCTTTGCGGGCACTCCATTCACCAGGATCACCTCCCTTAGAACCAGCTTTGATTCTATTGAAGATCGTCTTACGTAAACCAGGCTTGGTGTAAACACCAGCCTGATTTACTTTAGACTTAGTTTTTGACTTAGAAGCAGCCATTACTTTTTGCGAGCAGCGCCGCCTTTTTTCATCATAGATTTCTTGGCACCACCGTACATCATTTTGCCTTTGCCATCAGCAGCAAATGCAGGTACCATTTTGCCATCTTTTTTTACCATAGGCATAGATCCGCCTTTTTTCATCATAGGTTTTGCTTTAGCAGCTCCACCTTTTTTCATGGTATTCATTTTGGGTTTTACAGCGTTCATTGTATAAAGGATTAAGGGTTAAAGTGTCCAGTTACGCTCAACCTTCTTGGTAAGATCAAGCAGAATATCCTCATGCAACGGATTCTTTAAATACTCTACAACGTCAGCAACATTTCTTCCTAACAAAGCATTTGTTTCAGTGTGATAGATATAACCATCACCTTTGGTTAAAATGAACTTGTAGAAAGTTGAGTCTTTAACAATTGACCGGATTTTCAAAGTCTCCATGTCTAACTTAGTTGTATCCAGGAACTGATTAGCCGCGCGGGTTTTATTAGACTCAACACCTTCACCATTAATGAATCTGTCCATGGCGTCATAGATAACGTCATTTGGAGTATTCTTTTTATAGATCTGGCTAGCTGCATCTACAACTTTAGCAACATAGAACAACTTACTGCTATTCTTATCATAAAGCTTTTGCAGTTCAGATAGTGCGCGGTTGCGTAGTTTTTTACCCTCGGTCTTAGTAACCATGGTTTCTTCTACCCTATCAAGATAAAATTTAGGTGGTACCGCGCGTGCGCGTGCGTCATCTAAACTTTTAGCAACAATAGAAAAACCTCCAGCATTAATAGCATGAAGCTTAATCCTGTCAAATGGATCACTAGGATCTAAGAATACAGGATCGTTACCACAGCGCAACGTAATCTTGTTCCAGAAAGTTTTGTTGTTGGGTTGAAGCAGTTCAACCTTGTTCCAAAAATCTTTATCTTCTGGATCAATAATGTTAGCTGCAAGCTCACGCTCTAGTTCAGCAACTGATGCGCGAATCTCACGAATATGAGCTTCACGAACTTCAGGGTCTAGTTTTTTGATTTCAGGAGCAAACTCGTTTAAACCGGTAAGGTAACGAGTAACACCATTCATCTCTACACAAGCTAACTGCTCTTCATGGTAAACACCATCATATAGAGTAAGCCCGTATTTTTCAAGACCTAGGTTAGAAATGTTGCCATCAAAATATGGCCTTACAGAAACAGGTGTTAGTTTCTTTGGATCTAAAGTTTCGACAATTGTCATGATTTGTTGGTTTTAAAAAGGGTTAGTTAATTACTAAAAAGTGAATAGTCAAAGTGTTATTGAATGCATTTGTATCAATATTATAAATACGGATATCAAATGATCCAGCAGCAGGAGGACCATCAACAATAACTACAGGAATACCTGCACCAGGATGTTCTACAGTAAGAAGAATTGTACTAGTAGCAGTTACCTCGCTGTTATTCACAGTAAAGGCGGCATTGCTACCACCGGCTAGGGTACTAGAAACAGTTGTGATGCGACCAGATGCAGCATTAAGAGTAACAGCAGTTGAAATAGCAGTTTGCTGAGTAACAGTAGAATTAGTTCCTAGAAAAGAATCATACAAATCAGAAACAAGCACATTTTTAAAGCTAGTAAACTCAATAGCCCATGTTTTGTAACCATCATCACGAGTAGAATCAGGATTACCAAACAATAGTAAGGCATTATCAGGTACAGTGGTAGAAACGATTTCGTTTGCTACTAAATATGAAAAATTAATCAGTTCCATTGTTATAAGTTTTGGTAAGTAAAAATGGGGAGGATTTGACTCCTCCCCATTTGTTACTCAAGTTTATGATTAGAATGAGCCGCCAGTGATTGGGTTACGCATAACAATCTTCAAAACTTTGGTAGGGTCTTTTACCCAGATTGCAGGCATAGTCTGAGTCATATACACACGGTAACCGTTGAATTGACCAGAGCTTGCAAATCCTTGAGAACGTCCCATGTAATCCATGGTACCGTTTTGGTAGAACCACTTCAACTGATTATCCCAAGATAACTTCAACAAGAAGATGTTGTCATTAGTGTTATCAGTGATATCAAAGATGATGAAGCTGTAAGAAGACAAAGGATAACCATCAATGATTGGGTTTTCAATGTCGTTAGTAAATACGTTATCAAACGCAGGGTTCAATACAAACTTCACGTTGGCCAAGAAAGGAATCACATAGCTAGTGTACGCAAATCCAAAGTTCAAGTCCATACCTTTACCAGTGATAGCACCGATATCAGCAGCTTGAATCACCAAACCAGAGCTGATAGCTTCTTGTTTGATAGCCTCGTTGACCATACGCATACCACCCATACCAGTTTGTACAACTAGTGAACGTTGTGGATCTGGACCTTTGAATTCAACTTTACCATTGAAGAAGTTGAAGATCTCAGAGCGGAACAAGTCAAGGTTGAAGTTGTTCTTGTTGTAAACACGCTTGAAAGAGTTATCAAGCTGCTTCCATAGACCTACAGACAAACGCAAATCATCTGGACCATCTTGTTTGATACGTCCACCATGTCCCCACATCAAGTAGGTTTCGATGTCAGTAGCAATTTTGGTCAAGTGAGCAGCTTCCATTGTGGTCAAGAAAGTGCGAGACAAATCTCCATTTTCCATAGCACGCTTAACAGCATCTTTACCCATAGTTTTTACCATGTCTTCCAAAGACGTGATAGAAGGATCCATGCGCTTATCAAAGTTACGCCAGATCTCAGTTACAGGTACAGTACCGTCAGCATTCATACCACCTTTGATCATAAGATCAGCGCGAGAAGAAATGCTATAGTGAACGTGAGCTTCAGCACCACCTACGTAGTTGTAGAACTCACGGTATCCAGCACCGGTTTGAATATCAGAGAAACGCTCTCCATATTCTCCACGCGCAGAACCTTTACGGAATACACGGGTACCATTAGCAAGATACTTGTTGTCCAAGAACCGGTAGTTGTCATTGTTCACCAACTGCACAGTGTAGATAAATCCATCACCAATAGGCAGGATATCTTCAGCAGTGATGTACAATTCAGCGCCGTTGTATTTGTCATAAGTGATGATATCACCATGACCAAACTCACGCTTGTTAATTTTAATCTTGAAGGTTTGACCATCAATACCTTTAGTAAGGTTGTTAGGCTCAATATCTTCAATAATGTAAGGAAGCTCAAGGCTTACTGGGGTTTGCCATTTGTACTCACCGCGAGCGTTATCAACCTGGATAACATTCTTACCGCCAAAAGAGGACATTTGATAAAGAGGCATTTCTACTTTCTGAGCCATTGCCCAAAGGTCAACGGGGCCCATATCCATAGGTTCTGCATCTTTCAACATGTTCACTAAGTGGTAAGAATCCACGTGAGAACTGGCAGCATACTTGGTATCTCGGAGGAATATACCATTATTTAAAACTGGAGTTGCCATGTTTTGTTGTTTGATTAAGGGTTAATTATTAAGTGTTAAAAGTTAAAATTTGAAAATGTTTTTGTTAGCGCGTTGTATAGTTTTTCTGGATTTATTAGTTGCTGTATCACTTTCACGCTCTACTACTGCAGAACCTACTCTACGAGCTTGTTCTGTTTTTAAGGAGCGCACAGTTTGCTCAGTTGCTGCGCGATTACCTTGAGATTTAATTTTAGTTTTAAATCCTTCAGGATCTGCTAGCAACCATAGAGCTTCAGCAATTAACTCATGATTAGGTTCAACCCACTGATACTTTTCTAAAAGGTGCCCCAACAAGTTAGTTGGTTTACCACTAATAGATGGATATCCTGGTTGTACTAATCCAGTATAAAGCATATTTTGAGTCTTACGATCAAGCTTTACACCACCAAGTTCACCTTTTTCAAGAACACCATATACACTATCTACAAATTGACCTGCGATAGCTTGTTGTTGTTCTTTTTGTTTTTCCTGCTCTGCAATGCGACGGGCAACTTCTTTTTCTCGAACAGCCTCTAGTTTAGGTTTATACTGACTAGCTTTTTGCTCAAGACGATCCATATCTTTAAATGTTGCAATCTCGTCTTCAATCTCGTCTTGTGACATATCACCTTTTAGAGATAAATACTGGCGAACAATTATTTCCTGATCATTAGGATCAGAAGGATCAAGTTCCATTGCCTCATTAACTTGAGACAGTTGTTGCATCATACCTTTCAAATCTGTTCCACCTTTAGATATATAATCCATAAGGTATTGCATTTCTCCAGGCATAGATTGAAAAATCTGCTGAGGAATTCTTTGAGAAAGTTCTGCTTCTTTTTCTTTCATGTTAGCTTCAAAAAGCTCACGAAAGTCTTTTGCAGAATACTCATCTAAAGGCTTGTCGTCATCAAATGGAAAAAGAACACCTTCTTCAATCATTTTTGATGCAAGTTCTACAAGACCACTCTTGTCAACTTTTTTACGACCACGACCACTAGAATCCTCTTGTTGAGAGATTAAACTATCAAGTTCATTCAATGCTTCTTCAGCATCTTCAGTGCTTAATGATTCATCATCATTTGAAGTTTCAACCTTTGCAGCAGGTTTTGCTGGTTGCGGTTTATTGTCAAGGAACGAAGTGTCTACACCTGTAGACGAAAAGATATTAGGTTTTTTCTCATCTTCCTCTTCACCTTGAACAATGATGTTCTCGGCGCCGGGAAGAGCAAACAGTTCATCAATGTTGACATCTGCTTGTGTAACCTGTGTTACCTCTTCATTTTTATTTTCTGCCATTGTTTGTTGGTTTATGTTATTAATATAGACAAATTTATTATATAAACTTTAAAAAGTTGAAATCGTTAGAGTTGTAATCAGGAAAAATAGTTTATTATATAGCACGCACTATTTTTTCTTCTTATTTGATTCTGCTTCTTTCTCTTTTTTAATGTTCTTTAAATCATACTGATTCTTGTTTTCACGAGCAATTTGTACCTGAGCATTTATTTTTTCTCGTTCAACTTGTAACTTTTCTCTTTGAATATTTAGTTTTTCAGCCTCTGTAAGCTTTCTATTAGTTTCTTTTTCTCGTTGAAGATTAGTTTGCTCTTGGTATTGTTCTGTTTCTCTGATTTCTTTCATGGCATCTTGATAGTCAGATTGCTCATTTTTATTAATATCCATCATAGAACCATAGCCGGCAGCTCTAATTTCAGCAACAAGAATATCTTTTTGACGATCTTTCTCTTTTTCTGCAGCCTCATATTGTTGTTTCATCTGCTCTTCTTGTTGTTTAGCCTGTTGTGCTTGTTGAGCAAGTTGCTGTTCTTGTTGATACTGCTCTTGACGTTGAGCATTAGTTTTCTCCTCAATCTTCTTAAGAACACCAGAAACATCTGCCATAGATTCAGCCTCAATGATTTGGCCAAGATCATATATGCTTGCGCCGGCAGTATTGTTTTGAACAGCTAGTTGTTTAATCTGATCTAAGATAGCTCTATGATTAGCTTTGGTTGTAGCATATACACCAATGTCTCTTAACAACAGATCAGTGCCATTCATCTGGAAGTTAACAATCTCGTCTTTAGAAGAGATGTATTGTAAACGAGATGAAGGTTTAGTAGAATAGTAGTATTGTGCAATGTCCGTGCGCATCTGATGCACGCGAGGCATTAGATAGTCACAGTGTTGTATAAAGTACTGTTCTGTTTGAGCATATGACCCAACAACAGCTTGCTCAATAGCAGTAGCTGTTTGTTGACCAATTTGTTGACCCATACGTTGTGGTGTTACACCAACTACTTCAAAAGCTTGCATCTTAAAGTAATTAGCAAGCTGGATCCTAGACATTAGTCTTTCTGTTTGAGAAAGATCTAGTTTTTGGAAGTGATTAAAGTTTAACGCATTCTCAGTATTAGTTATACTAGTATCTAAAGGTAGCATCTGAAAGTTCTTCATTGCTACATACGCCTTGGCTAGATTATTCCTACCCCAGTCTTCACCTGCAGAGTGGCGAGGTAAAGTATTTTGATCAAGTAGAATTACTGTACCAAGCTCGTCAACAAGAATATCAGCAATCTGGTTATTAACAATGTTATAACCAATTTGGAAAGGTTTCATCAAGTCGACGAGCGAAGTTGATCTAGTATTACGATCTGAGAAAACAGAACCCTCAACAGGCAACTTACAACCATACAAGGTAGTATCACCTTTCATTTGGTAGCGTAGTCTTCCTGGACGATTCTTTTGTACACCTAGGTAAATAGGATTAATACCGCCGGGGTTATTCATTCCCCAAAAAGAAGGGTGATTGGGACCAATCTTTACACCACCCCAAACATCATTAATCCAGATCCAATCAATGTGCTCACCAAAAATTAAATTGTCTTTGTTTTTATTCTTAAACAGAGTAGTGTCATATACAGGCTTATCAGTCACAATATAATCTTCTCCAATAACAGCTGTTTCTACATTTCCTAGTTCATCAATTTTAGTTAGATGGCCTACGCGTCTTTGTGACTTCCAATATACAGTTGTTACTCTTAGTAAGTGGGCCACGCCAACATCCAAGTAATCCTCGCTCTCAGAAAGAATCCAGTTTACAATATCACCACCATTATAAATCCAGTTGTCATATACAGATGTAAACTGACGATATGCAAGACTTGGCATACTAGTATTCCACTCATGAGATTTCGTAGCATCATAGTAGGTGCCATCATTTTGATAACCTTGAATAGGATAACCTGCAGAGCGCACCGGGTAAATAGCTTCTAATGACTTAAGTTCATCCTCAGTCATCAAATAACCATATTTATCAATGACATCTGAAACAGATAACATATCTGTTTTACCTACCCAGTTACCCTGGGAGATATAACGAATATCCGGCGACTTGTGATAGAAAGTTAAAACTGGATTCCAGAGCTCTACATCATAGTCATCTTCCATCATGTGAAAATGCCAAAACTCTCTATCTGTGATCAACATGTCACGAAAAGCGCGTTCTTCTAACTCTTCAATTTTGAAACGCTCCATGTCATGCTGCATAAGGTGGGTAGCCCACTGTTCTGCTTGTGACTTATAGTTAGTTCTAAAGTAATCTTCAATTTCCGGTAAACTCTTTAGCTTTTCAGGTGATAGTTCTTGTTGAGCTTCTTCAGATTCAATATCCATGCCCATTTCGAGCAACTTATTTGTAATCTTAATTTGAGCATCAGTTAAAAGATACTCTTCAACCATGGACTTCTTTTGTTCAAGAAGCTCATTATATGAATACTCGTCAATAGCTTTAAAATTGATTTTAGTGTTTCTTTTAGCAAATTCAGACACAAGAACATTAATTACATTTGGGATAATAGGATAGAACTTAAGTTCTAGTGCACTATAGTCTTCTTGTGTAAGAGTTTCAACAAGATCTGACATTTCATTGTTTTCACTAACAATATAGTCTGTCTTATCAATGATCCCCTTTGCTAATTTGTAGTTCTTCATAAGGCGCCGCGCATTACGACGCAGTTGCTTTATACCATTCCACTCTAACCAGTCAACATTCCAGGCTGCCCACTCATCAGTCTTTTCTTTGTCAGGTATAAATTGTAAGGGTTGGGTAACACTACCTAACCTATTGTAATCTGCCTTTGCTCCATTCTTGAGCTGTAATGCATTATATATTTGCATCTTATTTAAAGTTTTTAAATGGACTCCTCTTCATACCTACTGGCAATACAGATTTGCCCATGTGTCTAAACGGACTATTATTAAATTTACTCAATTTATCTGATTTTTCCAATTTACCGTCATCTCTAATTACACGCTTTACATATCCCCGGTTTGTTTGCTGAATTTTAGCAAATGCTACCAGGGCAGAAAAAGCAACTAATCTATCCACGTTAAGACCATCTTGATAAGCCTGCATTTCGCGCAATAGCATTATATCAGGTATACGTTCAACACCAAATTTTGTACGTACAACTTTACCATCTTCATCTATTTCCTCATCTAGCTTTTCTTGCAGATACTCAATAGCATAAGATAGAAGATGACTTTTAAATAAGGTGCCGGTATTCTTCCAACCATAATCTGCATATACAGCTTTGTTAGAAGTAATTTCTTTCAAGAAAAGTATCTGATCTTTTGGTACCAAATACTTTTGCTTACGCTTCATCATCATGTATTGAATAAATAAGCTGACGTTATTCTCTACAAGAGTCCAAGCATTATAAAATTCAATTATGTTTTCTAGGCGCTCATGAGTTTGCTTAATATCATCAAAACGGCCACACCAGGATGCAACAATTTTATCTCCCTCTACATAACTATTTACAGTATCAGCTTCAACCTTTGTAACTTCCGTTGGAGCTTTATACACAAATATCGAGCACAACGAATCTGACGTTGTAGTTTTTCCTTCTCCCACAGGGTCAATAGACGCGTAGTACATGCCAAAAGACGGATCCTTAACAGGGCGCTCGTATATAACCACGACACCCTCTTTATCAACCGCATTTTTAGGGACTGGAAATTCATTAATAGGGAGCTTACGAGTTTCTTTAATAACAACTTTATCATGTTCATCACGAATTAAATTAACATATTCAATAGAAATTTCTTTATCTAAAATACGTCTAATTTGCGCATTAACAAGATGTTGTGGAAACTTTGACTCCTTTCTATAAGCAAAAGCCTCTTCTATATTTCTAGGATGCTGTGATATACGCAATTGATACTTATCTGCCGGCAACTCTTTCTTCCATGTGGCAAACTGTTCTTCTAATGCTACAAGGGCTTCTTCCACTTTTGAATTGCCATATTCGTCGATAAAGGGTGGCATTGACCACTGCTCTGGTATGAATAATCCAGATTTTCCATGGGTGCCGTCTTTATCAATAAGATTTGATTCCACCGCGTAAATATCATTTACCTCTGGTTTTAGAATCATTTCTTTGAGAGGTTCACATTGATCAAGATCACCTACAGATCCTGCTGCTATAAACATACCACTGGTTATAAAACCAGATTTTAGTGCAGGTCTTATATACTCAAAAGTATCATTCATCTTTGGTGCAATACCGGCTTCTTCATGAAAGAAGTATTTACATGGACCACCTACACCATTTGTGGGATCTTTCTCAAATGACATACCTTGAATAGTACCTTTAAGACCAACCTCACTTTTTCTATTACCCTTACGCACCTCAATCTTCTGTTGCCACATTAATGTCTTACTAGGATTGAATGGTCTATACCATGCAGTATGCTCATTCAAGAAAGCAGCATATTCATCTAGCATTTTCCAGGTACCTTTCTCATTAATGTAATCTTTAAGACTAGCACCCATTTTTAAGGTAACACCCTCTTCAAACCAAACCTGATTTATAAGCTTTGCAGAATGAAAGTATGAACTAGCAATCTGACGTTTCTTAAGAATGGCGCTGTGTTTATAATGAAGCTCTGCTAGTAACTCATAAAGGGCCATATGATACTGCGCGTCGCGAACTTTTGCAAAACCAAACAGGCTCTCTTCCTTATCGTAAATAGGTAAGAAATTAAGCCACATGTAGTAATCACGGCATACATACCATGTCTTATCACCAGAAATAACTATTATACCATTTCTGTTTTTTACTTTCTGATCATCCCAGTAGTTGACAAAATCTTTGCTTTTAATAGGCGCCTGGCAAAAATAGTTGCGTTCATTAAATATGGTTGCCTGTTCGTTAAAGATAGCAGTGTCTTCATTAAAACCATACTGACCTGGTTCTTTAAACCGGTCAAGTACAAAAGATTTAAACTCTTCACGATTACCAAATTCTGTAACTTCCCAGTTTCCATTACGCCAGGTTGGTATACGCTCATAGTATTTTACACCACTCCTACTGATCATATGCTAAGTTTTGGCCTCCGCGAACTGAGGATTGTTGTTCATCTTTAAGATCTCTGTATGCACCTTTAAAGCTTTCACGAATCTGTTGATACTTAGCTGCAGCATTAACAAGAGAGTTGATATTACCATCTCTACCATGCTCAATTGGCGTATTTTCCATGTAATCTGCCAATCTATCAAGCATTGTTTTGATTCCCCTGTACGCGCGCGATGTTGGTGTTTCATACAGTTTCTTAACAACATCTAATGCATGCATGATATAAGCATCCTCTGTAGAAAAGTCAGCATCTATTTCTTGAAGAATAAGCTCTTCGCGATCAATATCTGGAACATCAAAAAAAGGATTTAGATCCGGGTTCATACAGGTCATGTAAAACACATACTGATAAATCTTAATATAGTTATCAGGATATTCATCCATGATAGTCTTAAGACTTTTCATAGTGTAGCAGTGCTCAGTAGGCACCACAGCACCATTTTGAATATCAAATATTCTCACCATTGTAATTGATCTTTATACAAATTAAAATCATCGTCAAACGTATCATATGAAACAGTTATCTCTTCATCAGGATAAATATCTCTAGAAGCAATCATTTTATCTTCTTCAAACACTACACAATTTGGATTAGATGTATGATTCTGAAAAACTGAATGATCACAAGATGAATAATAATAATCACCATCTCTCCAAAAATATTTATCTATATGCTTTTGCTGAACGTGATTTAAAGTCTCATATATGTCTTTGTGAAACTTTATATCTAAACCTTCAATAAACTGCCATATAACAGTATTTTTTGGTATGAGCTCGTTAGCAAATAGACCAAAACCTTTTCCTGGTGATTCTGATATGTATGTTTCTACTAGTAACATTAGTCCTTATTGTTAATATTATAATAGTAACAATCAGTGTCTTCACTTACCCATTTATCAGAAACTGTTTCTACAGATGGTAGATCTTCATCAACTTTTATTCTTTTCAACTCAAAAGGAAAATCTTTTGTAATCCAATTTGAATCTCTCCAAACTATTCTATTATTAGGTTGACATAGTAAATAACCGTCATCTGCAACTAGTATGTGTCCACATTTATAATCAGAAGGTTCATCAGAATAAGAGTTGTTATACCAATCTACAGTCATTAAATAAGTAGCCCATACTTTAGAACCGTCTTTTAATATAACTTGACAACGCTTTTCATATAAATAGTCATAAATGGTAACAGAAACGTTTTCACTAAAGCAGTCCCAAAGCTGTTTAAAATCATAAGGAATATCATTTGTAGGAATCTTTATAAATATCTCAGACATAGGAACCCTTGATCTAAGCATACCATAATCTGTCATAACATGAAAGGTTAAAATCTTCATTGTTAATGACTGTATAGCAAAGGCATAACAGTTATGATAAGTGTTTTTATCAGCAACATCTTTTGTAAAATGAGATGCTCTTACAAAGCACTTGAAACTCTTTATATTTTCGTTTAGAATAGCCATTTATGATAGATGTTTGATTATATCTACGACTTCTCTTTTCAAATAGGGTACATTTATTACGTTAACTCTTTTGACAATAAAGTCTCCGCGCTCATCTTGATGATAAATTGGGTTACCATACTTATCCTCAGCTTTCTGTTCAAACTCAATATGGTGAATCTGCATGTTACCTGGTTTATATCTTGGATTATGCTTCAAGATAATATACATGTAAATACTGAGTTGTAATGCATAATGATTAAAGTTACAATCATCTAGATGACCCAAAGGTTTCTGCATCTTCTTGGTTACACCCTCCCAAGTTTTAAAACCCTCGCGCTTAATCTCCTTGTTTGTCTTATAGTCAATGATGTTAACCTTTGAGTTAACCACCTCAATTCTATCAGCCTGGCCGCATATACCTGCTGATTTAAGATAAACAAAGTGCTCTGGGTAAATACCCTCAACAAGATTTTGATCGGGTGCATGCTTGATACCATCAAACTCAATAGGCTTGACAATCTGTAGTTGTCTACCCTCTAGTGTAATGTTATCACATGCGTATAGGTCATTCTCTCTTTGTTGGTGGTAGAAGGTGCCCATGGACATCGCGCGATCAGATTCATTTTTCCAAATCTGTTGAATCTCAGCTGGCGCCATACCATACCACTTAGACCTCTTGTTTTGAGAAGACTTCTTTGATTGAGCCACAGGATCAAATGGCTCTTTGAACTTGCTAATAACTGATGTTACACTAGTCCACTGAATGTTTTCGTTTTCATTAGTCGAAAGGTAGGTGTGTGTCTCCGGGATAAATTTGACTGCCATGATTAAGATTAATTGAGTTGTCGTTTGAGTTGAAACATTCCACATATCTTGGTGGTAAACCATTTAACTCGCTGATTATGCGAGTGCCTTTGCATGTGGGGCAAATAGCATCTGATGAAACAGGGTTTGAAAATAAACCTGTACCATTACAAATAGGGCATTTTTGATAAGACATTAGTATTCTAGATTAAGATCGTTTTTAACTTGTTCTTCTGTTTCTTCATCTGTTAGTGCATCCCAGCGATTATCATCGCAGGCACTAGACAAAGAACGCGTTTTCCATTTAAGATTACAACCACATAGCCCACAACAAGGTTGCGTGCCGGGCATTAAACAAGATGCACCCTCTCTATCAATGTGGGGACACTTGTTACAAATAGCCATGCGTACATCAGCTACTTGCTCAATAGATTCTTTGGTAATAATAGAGTTCTTAATACCCTCAAGAATCTTTTTTTTGTTCTTCCAAATCTTTAATATATCTGTTTTTTTCATCGTAAAAAGATTTCATGCGTTGTTTATCTTCTATAACCTGCTGTAGAGCACGCTCAAGATCTACTAGTTCTTCTTCACAAATTTTTACAAGCTTGTAGTTTTGCATGGTATCACGCCGGGAATGCTCAATGATATTCTTATGAGTATCTATCTTCTTCCTTACAGCGTTTTCTTTTAAGTTAAACTTACCAAGACCTTCTACAATAATTTGTTTGTACTTAAGACCAGTCAGAGCTTGACGTAACTCTTTATAGTAAAAGTCTACTATTCGTGTAAGATCTGCTTCAGATATACCCATATCATCAGCAATCTCAGGAATAAATGACTTAAACTTATGAGGGGTCATGAGATAACATTTTGATGTCTAAAAACACAGGATGTTGTATAACAACCTTTATTTCAGGATTTACGTAAATAGTCCTAGACTTCTTACGTTTAAGAACCAGATTCTTTGTCTGCAGTTTTACCACCAGGTTTCTTACAGATTGGGGGTTTGAGAGAATCTCGTGATTGACAATGTGGTCACAAAACGGGATCAACTCAAACTCCCCCAAAACTGCAAGATGTGATAAACATTCAATTTCAGTCTCAGTAATTTTTACACCATTAACTAAGCAATGATGCCAAAACTGATACTTAATGATATCAGCCAAATTTAATCTAGTTCTTTTTTGAACTTGATTAACTATAGCCATCTTAAGACTTTTTTAAATTACGAGACTTAGAACTAGGTTCTGGTGAAGGCTCTTCTTCAGGATCTGGCGCCATATATTGGGCTACCTTAACCTGAATCATAAACCGGTTAGCACGAGCTTCCTCAATTTTTGTAAGCAGTTCTTCATACTCTAGCTGCCTCTTTAAAAAGGGAATGGTTTCTTTGTAATGAGCACTTAGCTCCTCACGCCGGCGAACTAGTTCTTCAGGACTGATGTTTTCTTGTTGGTTTTCCATATCATTAAAGTTTACACAAATATACAAAAAATGTTTAAAGTGTACAAAAAGAAAACCCCGCAGTAAAAACTACGGGGCTCTGTAACCAATTAAACACCTCACTTTATGAGACACCAAATATAATAATTAAAACAACTAGTAAGCCACCTATTACGCTACCAATAGCTGTTCTTTTTTTGATCTTTCTCTCTAGCTTAGTAATGTTTTCTTCTTTAGTGCTGATTATCTGTGTGTATACACTGTCTTTCTTGTTAATAAGAGAATCCTTGACCCCAAGTGTAGTTTGTAACTTTTTGTTAATCACGATCAAATCCTGGCAGTTTCCTGCTACCTTTTCAAGACTATCTACTTGTATCTGGGCATATTCATGCTTTAGATAAAGCACATTTAGGTTACGCTGTTGCTGCTTAGTTATAGCGATAACTGTATCACTTTCCAGCACTAAAATCCTGGGATATCCAACCTGTGAAAAACACAAAGGAGGCAGAATCGCTAAGATTAGACACATAATGAATTTTTTCATCACGCTGCTTTTTGATTTGTTTGACATTTGTAAGAGTTACATTTACCTGGTTTGAGATTTTATCAGCTTGCACATTTAAAGTTTTAATCTGATAATTTGTAGAATCAATCTTCTTACCAAGATTATAAACCTCCATCTCTAATTTTGTTGTAGAGATTTGCTCTTCATCTTCAGTAAGGTACCGGTCAAACATAAAGAATATGAGCATACCTATGCCAGCTAGACTAGCATAGCGCACAATTCTATCAAACTGCTCCAGGCTCATTGTCTCTATGTTTTTTTAGGTTGATGATTACACCTATAGTTTTCTTAATGCTTCTAACAAACTCAAATATTCTTTCAGTAATACCTTTTCCAGTTTGCCATCTTACTTTTTCATCAACAGAACTGTACTCTATCCAGATTATAAACAAAGCAGTGAATAGTGTAGATAGATATTCTTTAGGAAAGTACATCATCACAAAATCATTAAGGACCCAGCTATCTAACATAAAGATAAACGTGAGTCCTCCGCCGTATGTAAACATCTTGTTTACAAAACCTTTTCTTGTGATTTCACTAAGTACCTCTTTACCTTGTTTTTTCGCGTACCATCTTCCTGCAAAAGTATCTGCTACAACAGCAAAGAATACTAAAAGTAATAGTGGTACTAGTGGCATGAAGAATGTTATTACCACTGATATATATGAAAGTAGAGTTGCTTTAAGATTTAGCTTTTCCATTTTGTTCTTGTTATCTTATAATATACAAATTATTCTTGGGTATTACAAGAATGCAGCTAGCTGGGCGCCGGTGCTTTGAACAGTAGATGCATCTTTTAGTCTCTCTCCAATACTATTAGGTGTAGTAATACTTGCTAGTGGTACATTCCAGATGTCTGTAGGATTTAAATATGCTGTTCCTGTAGTATTATCAACAGGTACACCAAGGCTTACCGTATTTGCAGGTGGCACAGCGCATGTACCTGTTAGGTTATTTGTAGGGCCGTAAACAATACCAGTTCTTACGTTGTTGGTTGCAGGATGCCCAGTTGCAACGCCGGGGGTGTATAGGGTGTTGGTAGTTAGGTTTGATTTTCTGAACTCCCAAGAATTTACATTTTCAATAAATACAAAGTTTATAACTGTTGCCATTAGGCCATTTGATGCATTAAAAATATCGCCATACATATAAAGTGTAAGACCGCCAGCAACGCCGTATGAATTTGTATTTGCAGATAGCGAACCAGTTATTGTAACATTTGCAGTCCCCGATGACCTTATTGCTGTGCATGGATTTCCCAAATTATTCGATATGCCAGCCGTTACGTTTCCAATTATATTAACTGTATGGCTATTCCCTTGAAGCCCTATTCCAAAATTTGCGATGCCGCTGCCTCCAAAAACATTCCCAGCTATGTTGATAGTATTGCTATTTAAACCCTCAATACCATTTCCCAACCCAGCTGCACCTCCTGAACCAGCTTGCGTTCCACCATATACATCGCCAGTTAAATTTAAAGTTGCTGCGTTTGCAAGTTCTATACCCCTATAAGCTGTTGTTGTTACATTCCCAACAAAATTTAAAGTTGCACTTGATGTTAATCTAACTCCAGCATTGAAGAGACTTCCTGATGTTACAACCAAATTACCATTTATGTTTACAATGTTTGGGAAAGATGCAGTTACTGATATTAAATTATTGCCACTTGCATGAAACAAATCAGCATTTACCGTTCTTGATGTTGAAATAACACCAGCACCCCCAGCCGTTACTCCTGTTGCGCTGTTGTTTCTAATCTGTAAAACCGTAACATCAACATCCATTTGCACGGTGAAATTGTTGAAATACACAACATCACTCGCCCCCGGCAACACCGTAGATGCGACATAGCTACCAGTCGAATCGTCTTGCCAAGTAGCCAATGCCGACCAGTTGCCGTTGGCTACCGCTTTGTAATTAGCCATGATTAAAGACCTTTTGCGTTAATATACTCTTGAACTGCCTCAGTAATCTTAGCAAATGCTTTTAATGCATCTGCATCACCTGAAGTAGTAACATCACCATATACAACAGGAACGTCATATTGTGATGGATCTTCAGGTCTAATTACATTTCCATTTTCATCATGGGTGTAATACTGCAATCTAATGGCTACAGTTTGCCCAATTTCAGCTTCTCTGAACAATGGCATTGATGAAAGAGATGCTGCTACCTTGTTGTAGGTAACATCATCTACTGTAATAGGTTTATTTGTGTTCATAGTTTTTAAGTATAAGGTACAATATATCTGTCATCCCAGGCAACATTGTTAGCATTCAACACAGTTGTTGAGCCATCATTGTTTACCTGTATTCTTTTTATATCCCAATAGGGATCGCTTGTTGATACACCAATTGGTGCCACCCCGCAATAACTATAGGGACTTACCCAGTCACTTTCTGTTTGTAAGAGAAGCTGCCCCGGGGAATAAGTTGCCGTTAATCTATTCGTCCAAGCTACATTATAAGCTGACGAAAATATAACGTCTCCTGTATTTGTAATCTCTAGTCTATCAATCTGCCATACAGGATCTGTTTCTTGTGCTCCCGTGGGCGCGGTGCCACAATATGAATATGGAGCAACCCAATCATGGCGATATTCACCAACTACAGGAATGCCTCCACCACCACCAGATACAGGTTTGTAAGTACCATCATCGGCCAAATACATGTTTCCACCACCACCTTTTGTGATGATTTCTAACACATCCCAGTTAAAATGAACGTGCTCTTTTACTCTATTGGCCCAGGTTTGTTTCACAATCTTACGTACTCTGTACCGGGGATAAAATCTTTAGCATTATAACGACGAAGTAACTCTTTGTTAGATAAGCCAAAGGTTTTTTCAAAGTGAGGTCTATCTATAAATTTCCAATCACCACCCCATGCCCAACCATGAGCTTTGAAGATCTTTACTACCTCCATCCAGTCACTTACTTTATCGCCATCAAAGTCTTTCTTATAGTCCCATGATGCGTGTCTCTTATCAACAATAAGGCATATATCTAAAGCTAGACCATAGTTATGATAAGATTGGCCACCTTTAGCATTGGTTACCTTACCAATGCGATTACCAAAACTATCAAACAAAACAGTTCTACCTTTAGCATAGAGCTCATCTTGCTCCTTGAAAGTGCGTAGAGTATAAGCAAAGCGACATGTAGCGCGGCCAGATAACGCCGGTACTATCTCTTCAATGTATATTGCGCGTACCTCATCTCTAAGTTGAGGATGTAAATGCTCAATTCTTCCTAGTGTTACTGCATCCATTTTTTTGGTTTTAAGGATTGTTTTCTTCTATTGGTGAAACTGGTGGTACCCAAGGTATCATGGGCAAATCCTTCACCCACAAAAAATCTTCGTTCACAGTCTGATCTACTTCCTCAACTGAGATAACCCAATTGCTCGGATCATTGCCATCTTCAACAGGATTAAAATAGCTGTCAGGGGCATACATCTTCCCTGAAATCTCATCTTTCTGCTGAGTCGTAATTAAAGCTACAAACTGAGACTCCTGCCCAAGCGGTATTTCATTTCTTGCTATCATACTTGGCGGCCTAAAGTTGTTTGGAATGTTTGAACAATGTTGTATAAATTAAAGTTGTCAGCATCTGAAAGTCCTTGATTTTCAATGTATGCAAAAGCACACTGCTTTCCACTATACTGTGCAAATCCATTTGCCACTAATATGTAAGCATTTGCAGAATCAAAAGATAAGAAAGAAAAAGAACTTGTTTGAACCCTAACTCCATTTTTGTAAGAAGCACCATTAGATGCTCCGAGCCCTGTCCTCGTAACAGTATAAAACCCTCTCCCATCAAGATTTGGACTTGTAAGCCAAGACGCCGAGCCTTCGTTTGCATAAAAGACATCATCTATATACCTCGGTATCACAATCAAACTTCTTGATCCATTCGTTACATTAATGCCCATCTCTCTACCACCCTGAATATTTGTTCTTGAGTAAAATCCCAATCCTCCTACCCCGGAAGAAAGCTCAGTACCAACATTAAACCAAGTGTTCGCATATCCGTTAATTGCATTCCCTTGAATCCCAAAAGCACTGTGGGTAACGCCTCCTAAAAATACAAGCCTGTATGCTGCGTTTGTGTCCGCAGGGTTTATAAGGTTAAACTTATGCGTAGTGGCTGTCCCCCCAACAAAAGGGTACATTGCTTTCATTTTAGTCCAAATACCGTAACTTTTCAGGTCTAAAACCAATGTGTCAATGGCTGCCGTTATAGTTGCATCAGTTATGCCAGCCGCAGTTAAAAAAGCCTGAGCATCAGGATCTATTGATCCACCAGATACTGGCGGCTCAATACCCCTTACCTTGGAGCCAAGATACTTGCTTATGTTAATGCTATTGCCCATTAGTAGGTATAGGTAATAATAAAGGTTGTACCGGTTGCGTTGTATGCAAAATGACTAGCTGGATATTTAGAGGCAGTTCCCGCATCAAAGTTCAAAGTTACACCCGCAGGGAGACTAACATTACCACCACCATTTACATTCACAGTGCCCGGCGCGGCACCAGCATTATAAATAGATACAGACTTAGTAGCTACAGTAATAGTACCAGAACCTGTTGATGACAACAAAGCACCAGTAGAACTACCTGTATTACTAACAAGTGTAGATAGTGAAGTAAATAAAGCTTGCAACCCCTCAAGTACCTTGAGCTGGTAGGGCATATTACTACCCTTTTGACCATATGTTTTTATATTACCTACAGACATGGTTAATATGTTTTAGTTAAAGTTACAATTTCAGTGTAAATAGAGTTTAATGGATCAGCAGCGCTCCATTGTGCGGTGATAGTCAGTGTGTTAAGCACTGTTGTATCAAAAGTTGTGTTGTTAACAACACTAAAATCTACCCCTTCATAAGCAGTAGAGGCATCCTTTATATAAGTAAACTGGCCACCGCTAGCAATACTAGCAACCCCAGCTGCACCAATAGCGCGAATAGTGAAATCCATGTTTAGTTCAAAATGCTGATTAGTCAACCCTGGCATGTTTATATTACCTGTATCAACCAATACTACACTTCCAGATTTCACCCTTATACGCAGATCGTCATTGTTTTTAGAGGATAAATGGCCAATAACTGTTATATGGAAACTATCACCAACCATAAACACGTTTGCCGGCACACTCAAGCTACCAACACCGGTACCCAGAATGTTTGTCTCAGTAGTAGTGTTTGTAACAGTTGGACCATTCACAGTTTGGCTAAACAATCCCCCGCCAGTAGCGACATTGAAGTTTATATAAGCCATGAAATCCTGCACGGTAATAATAGCGGGTCTATAATCACCATCATACTGATCATTTTTTACACCAATCATAAAAAGATCAGAAGCCTCGGGCGCAGTGCGCCGGGCCCCTATCCTAATCAAATTGAATAAATTCAATAAATTGTTTAACATGCTTACCTGCCTTGACGGTTATACGGTTTCTTATAGTTCTTGCTAGTCTTTAGTCCACTAGACTTCTTCTTTGAATGCACACCAGGACGGCTAATCTTAACCTTCTCCTGCTTTACACCAGAATTTTCTTTTTTCGCTGCCATTTTTGTACGATTATACCTCTTAATATAACCATTATTCCCTACTTATCCAAACTACCACCATCACGCTTCAATAAAAAGTCGCGGATCTCCACACAAATCTCATACTCCTCAGTATACTCATAATATCCCAACATGTCCTGAATAATCTCGTCAGTAATACCCACAGCAGGGTCGTGCCCTATAAACAACACCATGTTCTCCCTCTGAGCACGCTCTAATAACTCCTCATAACTAACAACACCAAACAATATCTTCCTGGTATTATTATAACCAACAGATATCATCACATCCTCAAAATTCTCGGCGTCAAACTTGACCCCACGCATACCATCACCATCACCATCTAAATAATAAGCATGTTCACTTCTCATATTACTAATATAAACAAAAATAACAATACCCCCGGGTACCTACACATTTTTACCCACCCCCCACCATATTAGGGATATACAATATAAGATAATAGACAGTGTGAGGGGGGCTCCATAAAACGAGCCCCCGCCGTGCACGCGCGGGTGGCCACCCCCTATGCTGCGCGTGCTACGGCGCAAGCCACCGCGCACACCAACAAAAGTTTTTTTTCCAAGGGAAAAACTTTTGTTGTTGTCATGCTGTGCTGTGCATGCTGTGCATGCACATGCGTTGCTAGTCATGTCATGCATGCTGTGCATGCATTGCATTGCTACGAAGGTTCTGTATGTACATTCATTTAATTACTTAACTAATACCCCTTGTCATATGAAAAATGCCAATTATCGTGTTGATCTGTTCTTTGTAAAGAACGACAACAGCCAAGAGCTTACGCAAATGCAAACGCGTTTGAATCAATGGATTACCGCAGGTTCTCTGTTGAAATTCGATATTACCGCTTGCGGCGATACGCTCTTGTTCCGCGTTCTTCGCAAGAAAGATACTGGTGCTGCATAAGCACCAGTATTTTTTTCGGCGATACATTCATTTAATCCCTTAACTAAATACTTTATCTTATGAAAAACACTTCATTTGGCTTTTACGAGACAGCCTTTGGCATCGCCTTACACCTTATTTATAAGGATCAGGCTGACGCAGAGCGCCTATTGCCTTGGCTTGATAGGGCAAGCATTTATCCAGGCAAGAATGGCTGGCATATTTGCGGATTGCTTTACGGCGATTTTCGCGACACCGCTTTACGCGAAGCCATTGCTGATATCAAAATCGCTAAACTTCAGCGAGAGATTGACGCTATTAAAGGCCGCATTTACGGCGGTACTTTGCCACCACTCGCTGATGACTTGCCCTATTAACAGAAATAACCCGCGTAAAAGCGGGTTTTTCTTTTCTGCAATACATTCATTTAGTTAATTAACTATAAACACTTTATCTTATGAAACTATTAGTTCTTTTCCTACGCGTATGGTTCTCCGCATTAGTAGCAACCTTTGTTCCACTGTTGAGCGTTGCATTTCTAATCTCTGTGTTCACAGATATTAGTTTCTTGCAGGTTACAAGTCATGGCACATTCTGGATATTCGCCACATTCGCGATGATTCTACTGCTTGTGCTATTCGGCACAACAGAAGAAGATAAGTTGTAACACCAGTTGTAAAGCCTCGCAGTGATGCGGGGCTTTACTGTTTGTAAGGTAACGCATGGCCCCGCTCGCGGGCCCAAGTACCTTAACTCGTAGTCCTTGCCTCGACGCGGCAATACATTCATTTGATTCATTAACCATAACACTTATCAATTATGACTAATGAAAATGTCACAAAAGAAATGTATTTAGACACATGTCTATCTCACAGTGAAGAACCAATTCCTGTTCGTGTTGAGCGTGTGATTTATCATCGCACCAAGACTATGACGGTAAGGAAATGGTGCATGAAAACCAACATGATACTCGCTGTTGTAAGAAATTTACCCGCACCTATTAGCGTGGTAGGCAAGCCTTGAATAAGGTGTATTTGGTTAGGATAACGGGGCGCAAGCCTCGTTATTCCTTTTGTATATGCCTATGCCAAATTTACATTCACTTAATCACTTAACTAAATCCTTTTACGTTATGAAAAAAACATCTCAGAAACAAACCGTGAGTGTAGATTTGCCCGAAGAGTTTCTTAAGTATCAACTCGCACAGAAACTCGAAGGTAGAAACTCTCTTCTCGTTGACTGCATTGTAGAAACATGCGACAACAAAGAAGCTTTGATGCACGTGCTATTAGGTACCTTTGAAGAGCCTCAATTCTCTGTTGGTGACAAGGTGTACTGCACAGACACCTATTATCACAGACCAGAAGGTGCTGAAAATGGTAGCTACGTTGAATATGGCGACTGCGTGGTGATTGGTGTTAACCCATTCAATCAGCGCTACCGCTATGAAGTGCAGCAACAACCGCAGATAGACACTTTTACAGATGAAATCATTCCTGGCAAGCAGGTTTATTGCCGCGAGTCGCACCTTAGCCCTTTAGAGTACAAGGAATGCGTTGCGGCCTCAATGATTTAACAGGGGTTTGAGTTTGAAGGGAGTGCCCCAAGTACCTGAACAAGTAGCCGTGGCCTCGAGCCACGGTTGCTTTTGCTCGTATTTATGCCAAATTTACATTCATTTAATCCGTTAAGACATAATGCAATTTTGCAACATAACCACTAAATCCAAAAACTATGTCTCTATTGAAAGCAACCCTTATGGGTAAATACCGCAGTGCCAAAAGCGGTAACATCGTTAAACGCTATGTTGTCACCGGTAGCAAAGACGCTCTCGCTGAATACAAAGAAATTCAGGGTACCAACTATGTCGCAGACGACAAAGGTAGACCCCTGTTCTTTCGCAGCGAAAACGACGCACAAGGCAAGCCCTATCCAACCGTGATGATGATTGAGCCCAATTATCGTCGTGATGGCTATGAGATGGCCTTTGACACCTCCTACGATGACGCTGAATTCGCAGCCTCTTTGCCAGGTGCTGTTGGTCAAGCCGTTGCAGAAGAAATCGCTAAGGATATTCTTGCCCGCCGCCGTGCCCTACGCTCAGGAACAAGCGGCATTGTCGCTCCAACTCCTGCACAGGAAAATGTTGCGGAAAACATTGATGATATTATCAATGAAGAACCACAGCAAAAGACAGAGCAAAAGACGCCAAAGCCTAAGAAAGAACAGGTGTCTGCCACGCCAGAAGACGCAGGTTTAGGCGATATCTAATCCGCTCTCGCACACACACAACAGGGTTGCTCGCATTTGCGGGTAACCCTGTTTTTTAATCACCTTTTTTTTCAATTTATGCCAAATTTACATTCTTTTGATTCGGCGAGCCTGCCCTCAAACCCACCCGCAGAAACAAGCGACTCCTTACGGAAAATAGATTGTGTGCCTAACCTTCTCATTATCAAGTACCTCGAGTAAAATTGCACTCGGGGTGTCGCTTATCGCTAGACGCTAAAAACTAAAATTGTTTACGATGAGATTACTATTGATAATCAAGCAGTTAGTCTCACTTTCCCACCGCGTGGATAAACTTACGAAAAGGCGATTGTTTACGATATCTGTGGTGGGGGTCGCTTATCACTCACAACAACAACATAAATACAGTAGTTTTACTTTAAGTAACACGACGTAAGTGCTTGAGTATCAGTGAGTAGGTGGACGTATACCCCCTATTATTAGTAACCCGATAATCAAACTAATTTAGGCCGGGTACCAGATAACAAGTGGGGGATATAGCACGGAGAACACCTAGCGTTTCAACTCTTATCTTATTTATCTATTCTCTTTCTTATATAAGTAAGAGTTTGATTTGTTGATAAAGAGAATCCGCCGCGGGTTTAGTCACGAGTATTTTTCAAATCATTATATAAACAACTCAAAAAAACAAACTAATGTTTAGTAACTTAAAACAATTTGAAACTAAGCCCAATACTTTTGAAGGTACTTTTATTAAAGTAAAAGATAGAGTTATGGTTTGGCAAAATGGTGTTATACATACAGGATATGTGTATCTTCCATAATTTTACAGGTTGGTAAACCGTAAGCTTCCACTCTTTAAACATTCCGGGAGAACAGGCTATGCAGGAACCACAGTTAACACTCATATTGTCTGATGTATCAGAAGTGTTCTGCCTCATACCTGTTCTTACGAATCTTTTTTATTTTAAACATTTAACCCTCAATCCTATGCTCAACTCTATTCTAGAGCAGTATCGGGAGGCACAGCAGCGGGTAAATGAGCTGTATGAACAACTGCGTAATACATCTGATGGGTATCTTTATGTTACCTGTCTGAGATGTTATGGCAGTTTGACTTGGGAGAGCCATGTCAATAAGTTCACAGTTCAGGAACTCTGTGATGAGTATGATGGTTATAATGGTATAGTGGATGTTTATACCACTAATCCTGACCATGGTATTTATTCTTATGGCGGTGTTAAAGTTATGTCAGAAGCCGAGCTTCAAGACATGGCTAAAAAAGACATCTCCATGAGTACAGCTGTGACCAACTGGATAACACGCTCAACTGGTTATTAAGATAACCGGGGCTCACACCATATGCCTGGCAACAGAAGGTGTTTTTTTGGTTGGTAAACCGTAAGCTTCCAAATTTTTCTTTAAGGTTGATAAACCTTGACAAGCATGTGGGGCAACGACACCATTCTATCTATTACTGCAAGTAAAATAGATAGTATCAAACACTTTTGCAGAGTGTAATGGTATCATATGAGATATAATCTCTATGATTTAGCGTTTGTGCAGACTTAAAAATCATGCAGTTATAAGCAACTTGATATGTTGTGGAAGTTACATAACTTTAAAAGCAAAATGCTTATCTCTATCTCAAAAAAGTCACAGAGGTAGATGCTTAATGGTTTGTGACGAACCATAAAAATTTGGGAGTATATGCGTTAAGCCACATGATGCAGACTGGTAATCTGTTGAATCCCATTTATATGACAACTAACAACCGACAGGGGGGTAAATACTCACCTTGTAAGTGATCTACCAAAGATTGCGAGTCCTCAACAAGCTGTTAAATCAGCCAACATTCTTTTTTAGTAGTTATTTTTTCTTATATGGGATAAAGCATAGAAAAAAATCTACACCTCTTGAAGGTTACCAAAGAGTATAAATAAATGGTAGCTCAAACTCAAAAACTTATTATTATGAAAGAAACATGGTTATTGGTTTGTGAAGAATTTGGTATTCTCGACAAATGTTTAGCATCATCAAAAGATGAAGCAAGTGATATATTCAAAAAGAATAATTCATACATTGATTGGTCAGAATCAGATATATTATCAGAAGCTGATTATATGAATGAACTTGAACTAAATTCTTTTGAATGTCAGTAAAAATCTTCTACACTCCCTGAGATAGTATCAAAGGGAGCTTTTTACGAATCAGAGTTAACTTGAACAAACGATAGTTCTCAGATTGATGATGTTTCTTTTATCAACCGTGCGGGGCAGTAATCCTCGCCGCAACTAGTAAGACTAACCAATAATGTCTTACAAAACAATCTCAAAGCCAGCACTAAGAAACTCGGCGGTCTTATGACCAATGTTTCCTTGCAACTAGAAATAGTGTGCTAAATAGTGCTGGCTTCATCTTTCTCTCTTCACTAACTTTAGGGTGAATAGTTGTAATCTTCAGGCAATGTAAGTAAACTACCTAAATAGCCATAACGGAAGTGCTTAAGAGCTTTCTGTTGTGTTGATGGACAATATGTTCTTTTAGCTTTAGAAGAGATTATAACTAAGTGTTGAGAAAATCTCTCTTCACTAACCGCAAGGTGAACAGTTGTGATAGACAGGATTTTGTACAATCCTGACCACTGGTATAATTAAATAGTTTTGTAGTATGCCTCTACCATAAGGAAGGCTATAAAATGTTCATTATTCTATCACAACTGAGTGCAGAGGGGTAAAAAACTTAATAACTTCCAAAGTTGTTGAGAACACAAGTTTTTCTTTAAAACATAAATAAAATAGACATGAAAGTTATAGCAACTATTCCTTCTTTTGATAAGAATAAGTCTTATTCTGACGTAGTAAAGTCTAAGCATATTCCTGTTTATCCTAATCAATGTCCTTGCCACTATGGGTATGAATGCGATGATCCTAATTTTGATTATAGCAAACCTATAGGCTACATAGAAGTAGATAAGAACGATGAAAGAAACAGTGTTTTAGACACAGATACCTGAGCAAGTATTTAAACTGCTCTAGTAAATCATCCTACTTAGTGGATGAATAACCTCTTTTAAAAACCAAAAACCGTGAAACAAAGATTTCAAAACATTCTATTAGCCACTGCTGTAGTTCTTACTGGTGTATTCATTAGTGCTTTTACTATTGAGACTCTTGATAAAGAACCGGCGCCGCCGCTAAAACAACTTTCTTACGAGAAAATCCAGGCTATTAACGCCCTGGAAGATATGCGTGATTGGGTGTATGAAGATTTAGCATATGTAGAAGAAGATTCGGTGCTTACCGCGCGTCTACAAGCCTATATCAACAACATAGATTACGCAATCGAAATGTTAAACAACGAACAGTAAACTCAAAAATCAACTCAAATACTCAATCCAATGAACACTATCATTAAATCTTACAACATGGATAAAATAGCAGATGTTCTTGCTATAGAAAATCCTATTGCAAAAAGAATCGCTGTTGGAAAAAGCCCAATCAGTGGCTATGAAACATCTATTTGTGTCAAAGATGGTAAAACGTACTTTTCTTCAAGATACATGTGTACAGCCATAGGCAGTACTGGAAATGTATATCTTAAGATCGATACACAATGCGGTTTTACTTATGATGGTAAAACTATCAAATACTGGTTTGGTAAGAGTCCTTTTCAGCATTTATCACAAGAAGATCTATACGCGCTTATGACGCATTTAGGCTTAGATTGGATTAAGTCTAAAGAATTCAACAGCCTATATTTTCATTACAAAAGTGTTGTTCTTAAAATCTTACAAGGTAAAATCACAAACTTTGAAGATTTGTACAAGGCTATCATGAAAAGCATGCGTGTCAAGAACTGCTCACCAAAACTGTTTGAAAAGGTTTTAAATCATATGAGAAGATTTCAAATCAGTCAACTGGTAAGAGTTACCGAAAATCACGGCGAGCAGTTTATAGCGTACATGAAACAGGATAAGAATCTGCAAATACTTGGAGACACCATAGAACAAGCAGTACTACTTGGTGAAAAGATAGATCTTCGTTGGTCGAATAAAAGACTAAATGAAGTTCACACGGATTTTACCAGAAGGATAATGTTCTATGAAGCTGAAACTGTCAAAAATGTAGATTTTACCATTCCTGAAGTTAAGTATATAGCTGAAGAAAGGAACTTTGAGTACATCTCTAACAACAGAAGGTTGTATGAAGAAGGCATGATACAGAAACATTGCGTTTACACTAACTACTCCAACATGTGTATAGACAAGAGATTTCTTGTTTTTAACATTGATGGTTACACACTTGGTGTGAACGTAAATAATTCTGTAGATAACTCTTCTGTATTCAATAAAAGGTTTACCTTTAATCAGCTTTATGGTAAATTCAATGCTCCGGCGCCTATAGAGATAAGTCAAAAGGCAGAGCGTTTTATTGAAGAACTTAACTCTAGAGTTACTCTAAACTGATTCCACGGCGGGTCTCCCACAACGTTTCCTAATTCCATCCCAACTCGGGGGGCCCGCCAAACTTATAGGTGGTAGTAAGTATACCTTTATAAACTTACAAACATTTATCTCAATTTTATGTCACAATCCTTAAACGAAGCTCTAAACATCTCAGACGAAAGAGCAGATGAGCTTGCAAAAACATCTGTAGAAATCCTTAGAGCAAATGAAACGCTTGACCAGGCGTTAACAAGTTTGTATTCTGGAATTACAGGCAAAGAAGATCTTACTACAGAAGAAAAAGAAGCGATCTTCTCAATTTATGCCTTGGGACACTATTTGTCCTCTTTTCGTCAATCCTAAATCATTTAATCAATTAACCACTAAATCCATTTTTTATGAACGTAAATGAAGCTTTAAACATTCCACAAAATTTGTGGGACCAAGATGACGAATTTGTAAACAAAGTTATCAAAGAGGATGATTCAACAGTAGCAAGCTGTCTTGAAAGTTCTGGAAATCACGTTAAAAGTGATGAGTTTAATATTAACGGTATTGAACTCTCATTGTATGAACGTAGACTTCTAGCAATTGGCTACATGGTAGGTTGCGAAATCATGAAATATAGGGTTCAAAATGACCCAAGAGTCATGATGGACATGATTCGATCATTCAAAAAAATGTTTGACTAAACTATCTTTGAACCATGGGCGGGGAAACTAATCCCCGCCCTTTATACACAATCAATCATGAAAAATCTATTATTTCTCTTATTACTGTTTATAGGAAGCGCTGCAAACGCTCAAAACATGATCTACATAGATCACACTTACGATGCAATGAAAGAAGCCCTAACAGAAGATGGGAACTACATTGACAAAGAAGAAGACTATAAAGGTCAAGTTGTAGTTACTATATTCTCTCATGAGCACCCGGAAAGAGTTGGTCTGTTGTTTTACAAAAATGGCGAATGTGTAACAAACGCTATCTTTTATAACGATATGCCTAAGTTTAACGCTGCAATCGAAGATTACAACAAACATTTCGTAGTTTTAAGCAATAAATCGTGGAGAGTTTATGCAAAAGGTAATTCTTACCACGCATCTATAGAAACTACGAGTAAAAACAAGTTTTATATTCTCTGGACTAGAGAGTAGATAAACATAGTCAGGTGGCGGAATGGTACGCAAAGATATAGGCTGTGGAAAATAACTTGTTATACAGCCAGCAATAAGCGATGGATTGGTTATCCAGTATCTTTATACAGGTTCGAGTCCTGTTCCTGACAAATCAATTCAGGTCTTGGTATTGCCCTGAAATTTTGTATATTTGTAGAAATATAAATACTATGAAACAACAGGGTGATACCGCTGAATTGAGATTTATGCTATTGAACCATGAGTTAGGATATATCGTGTCTAAACCATTTGGTGATAATGCAAAGTACGATTTAATTGTAGATACAGGAGATAATCTTGAAAGAATACAAGTTAAATCAACAAGAAGAAAAGAAAATTCTTCAGGAATGGATTGTTACAATTGCCTTGTTTGTTCAGGTGCTGATTCAAAACAACAGTACTTAGAAAAAGATGTGGATTATATAGCAATTTATGTTATACCTGAAAATGTTTGGTATAAAATACCACTAAAAGAAATTAAGGGTAAGACAGTAAAACTGTATCCTCATAGGAAATCTCAAAGAAACACCTATGAAAAATATAGAATATAATCCTGTCCTGACTACTAAATATTAAAACGATGATAACAATTTCAATATTATTAATTCTACTATACTCATACAGTATATATAAAATTAGAAAGGACTCTGGATCTTGGAAAGATTTTGATTTCTATGAGAGTAATATATTTGTTTATCTTATATTCTTATTTGGTACAGCAACAATTGTCTTAAGCATAATATCTCTTATGATTTATGCGGTAAATAATAATATTGTACCTTAAATAATAATATAGTCAGGTGGCAGAATTGGTAACAGTTCCTGGGCTATTAAGGATGCTGGAAACGGTAGATAGAGAGATTCTTAATGCGGGTTCGATTCCCGCCCTGGCTCCTAATTTAAAACAAATGGAAGAATTAGATAAAAAGTTTCAAGAATTAGGTTGGAGAGACACAACCGAGGCATATTATGGATTGGATTTTACTCCTTTCATGAGTATCATTATAGAACACATTTCAGAAATCTCTAAAAAACAAGAACTATGAAAGGATTAATCTTATTTAAGCTCATATCTGCTATGATAATGGTAGAGAGTGGTGGTAACCCTAATGCATTTAACCCTAAAGAAGATGCCGCAGGTGTACTACAAATCAGGCCAATTATGGTCGCTGAACTTAACAGATTAGGAATAGAGTTTAGTCTTGATGACAGATACTCTAAAACAAAATCTGTAGAAGCATTTGAGAAATGGGTTGAAATCAAGAACTATACTAATCCAGAGGTAATTGCTAGAAAATGGAATGGTGGTCCTAGTGGCCACCTTAAACCTACTACTCTTAACTACTGGAGAAAGGTTAGTAATTTGATGTACCCCAAATTTTATAAATGTGACCTCAGATGAAGATTCCACAAACACCTAAAGATTTTGTAAAAGACATCTTAGAACTTTTGGAAAGAAACACATATCAAGGCTTTGAAAAAGAGTATTTGTATGCAATGTACCTAGAGCTTGTTAGTAAGGAAAAGTTTCCGCAGCCTAAATTTAAAGTTGGTGAATATGTATATGTTCATACAAAAAACTTAGGCTACGGTTACAGCGAAGAAAATTCTCAAAAGAAAGATCTTATATTCTTCATTGACAACGCTCCTTATGTGATGGGTATAATCACAGACTTTTCTATTTATAATAGAAGATCTTATGAGGTTAAAACCTATTTTGCTGATAACCGTGATCCTGAAAAAGAATCTGATATAAAAAGGTTTACTGAAAGCGAACTCATAAAAATGTCAGAATACTGTAAGAATCCCTTGTTAGAAAAAGATTGACAGAGAGGTAGATTGTTTATATATGGGGAGGTGAGAAGTCTCCCCATTTATAAATTTTATTTATTTAACTTTGCTCGTGCTGTATCAATTACCAAACGGAAAAGTAATCTCAATGTCACTTGAGCAATACCTTCAGTTAGATCATGAAGAGATACAATTCTTGATTTCTCTTGATTGTGGCAGCATAATTCACAACCCATTTAGTGGGTCCTCAATTAATAAATCTCAAAGATACTATGATCCTGACCTTGATGAGATTGTAGATGATAATGAAGATATAGAATCTTTTGAAGATATAATTGTTGATGATATCGACTTATTAGAGGACATAGATCCTCTCGAATAATATTGCAACACGAAGTTGTGATACTCTACTGTGCATAAAGGCCCGTGCGCAGTGGAGTTTTTTAATTTTGGGCTTAACCAATTCAATCATTTTTTATGAACCCAGTTGTAGTAACAGCAGACCAACTTGGAAATGTAATCATCCCTAGCGAGAATAACGCTGAATGGGGACATGTCAGGGTAGAACAAACCCGAGTACAAATTGATGACAAAGGATTCTTGCGCAAATCTAAAATGAGCGCTCTTATCCATGGTAAAATGGAAGATCTCACAGAAATGGGATTCTTCAAAGGCCAAAAGTTGCCTGGTAAAATCGTCGTAATCGAGTCTTTAGAGCCATTTAATACTAAAGAACCGGCACGCGATTACAAAGTTGCTGGTGCTACCGGTGTTGTTTGTTGCGTTGATGGTCAACCCATCTACCGTAAAACATTCTTCCGTGAAGATATCAATGCACAAGATGAAACCATTCAGCACAACAACACAGATGATATCAAAGCTGCTTATCAAGCAACCTTGGCATCTACTCGTGTTCAACCTACTTTTGAAGAAGAAGAGGTTGAAGAAGAGGAAGAAGTGTTCGCCGGTGATGATGACAGCGATGACACCATCCAAGGCACATTTGATCTGTAATTATGTATTAACGATAACGGGGGCTCCTAGTGGGCCCCCAATATCAAAATTGTAAATTAAATCTATCTATCAATCATGTCACAAAAACCTTATTCAAAACCAATGTACTCTGGCAAAATGCAGGAGTACCAAGTCTCTCCCAAGCGAGTAATGAATTATGAAAAAGATGAATTCTCGCAGTACCAAAACTTTCTTTATCACAGAGCTATATATGGCTTAAAAGTGTATGAAGAAACAGAACTTAAAGTTATGAGCAAACAGAAAAAATCTCGTATCTTTAAAGTTCATAAGAGAGCACAGCAAGTCATCAATCTAATGAAACACGAAGTTGTAATGGATCGCACAAACCGGTTATTTACCGCATTGTTCCCTAAAAGCAGCCTCGTGCAAGAGTTACTTGCTGAAAAAGAACCCTCCTTAGAAGTAGTAAATACCTCTTCTTTTAAAGAACTCAACATCTCTAAGAAAGATTTAGTTGAGAGATTTATTAAAGAGCGTATTTTACCACCAAACTTCTATCAACTTGAACAAGATCCTAATTTTCTACCTCGACTAAAAGCTTGTGAAAGCTAAAAAGAAAATATGTTCGTCTTGTAAAAGGGAGTCCCTCATATGGAAGAGCGTGGGGCGTGAAAAGTATTGTAAATCATGCTGGAGTTGCCAAAAACCTAGTCAAGAATTGCAGACTAAAAAACCAATACGCCCCCGCTCTCCTAAGAGGGTTTTAGATGATGCTCTGTACACAAAACTCAGAAAAGTATTCATGGATAAAAATCCATTGTGTAAAGCTAATCTTCCAGGATGTACGCTGAATGCTACAGATGTGCATCATAAAGCTGGTCGCACTGGCGATAATCATTTAAAAGAATCAACCTGGCTGCCTGTATGTAGAACCTGTCATAATTATATTCATGACAAACTTAGCATGGAGGACGCCATAACTCTAAATCTTAGAACACGATGACTTACACAACCTATGACATAGTATTTTCACTGATATACTTACTAATAGTATTAGCAATATTTCTAGTTACAATTATCGCAATAACAAATAGTTTAAATGACACGAGATCAGATACAAGGAGAAGCGCTGGTAGCTTTAAAAGGAAAAAAGAAAGCTGGTTTAGCTGTAAGCGTTGGCGTAGGTAAAACGCTAATCGCATTAAAACACATAGACTCTCTTTATACAGAGAACCTAACGGTTTTAGTAGTTGCCCCAAAGAAGAGTATTTTCCAATCTTGGAAAGATGAAGCTAAAAAACATAACCTCGAGCATTTACTCGAGCACATTAGCTTTACAACATACTTATCTTTGAATAAACAGAGTATCCATTACGATGTAGTTTACCTAGACGAGTGTCACTCTTTGTTGTTTTCACATCAAGATTGGTTAGCAAACTATACCGGCGCCGTGATTGGCTTAACAGGCACGCCACCTAAATACAAATCTTCTGAGAAAGGTATTATGGTTGAACGCTATTGCCCAATCGTATACCGGTATATTACTGATGACGCAGTTAAAGACGAGATTCTTAACGATTATAGAATCAAAGTTCATATGCTTAAGCTTAATCCTAATAAGTCTATTTGTAAGACAAGCAAGGATGGCCGCCGCTCTTGGTATACTAGCGAACTAGCAGAGTATAATTACTGGACCCAGGCAACAATCACAGCTAATTCTCCTAAACAACAACAGATCATGCGTATAATGCGCATGAAAGCGTTAATGGAGTTCCCGAGCAAAGAACAATATGCTCAAAAGCTGTTTAATGCCAGCCAGGAGAAATGCATTCTCTTTACCAACACACAAAAGCAGGCTGATAAGATGTGTAGCCACAGTTATCATTCTAACAATCCCCAATCTGAAGAGAACCTGGAAGATTTTAAGAATGGATATATAACTAAGCTATCCTGCGTATTACAGCTTAATGAAGGTGTTAATATCCCCAATCTTAAAGAAGGGATTATTATGCACGCATATGGTAATGAGCGCAAATCTAGTCAGCGCATAGGTCGATTATTACGTTTATCTGCAGATCAAACAGCGACTATACACATTTTGTGTTATGTTAACACCATAGATGAAAAGTGGGTTAACGAAGCCATTTCTCACCTAGACTTAACAAAAGTAGAAATCATAATTGTTTAACTATGTACTCATCAAATTTACCACCGGGGACCTCAGATAAAGACTTTGAAAGAAATCTTTGTCCTAACTGTGATTCTGAAATTATTTCAGAGATGTCTCAAGATGAAATTTCTGGATTAAAACTGTGTCCAACATGTATACAAGAATATCGCTACGACAATGAAGATAGAGAATAAAGACATACTGCTTGGCGTTTTAAACTGTACACCTAAAGAGCTAAGAAAATTAAAAAAGCTTTTTAAAAAGCTCCATAAGTATAATATAACCCTTGATGAAGTAATTACTACAGCAAGGGGACAATATATTACTCAAACGGAGCCTTTGACATATGGAAAACTAGTCAAAACATCTTTTTACATGTTACATGGTTTACTCATAGCTTATTTCTATGGGCGAGCCAAAAATGCAAAAACAGATAAAGAGCTTAACATGGTCGAACTCTTTATTGAAAAGGTAAGCTACTCACCAAATCTTGAAAAACTAAAGTTTGATAACTTACTAGATGATCTACCACTAGACGGTGATTTATCTGAAGACTATGATTATTTTATTTATCTCTTAAACCAAAAACCATGACAACAGACATTAAAGCAACAAAAAAGAAACTTGAGCTAATCAAGAGAATTTACGAGCACATTGAGCAAAATGATGTAAAAAATGCTAGAGATCTTAGAACCGAAATGAAATGCGATTCTAGATTAATAGGCTTTCTATTTAAAAACAACCTTATCAAAAAAGAAAATGGTAAGCTTGTAATTGGTAGAAACTCTACACCATCTATTGCTTTAGCAAGAACTTATCAAAGTTACATTGAAGTTGAAAATGCTAAATCAAGAAGTATGAAAAAAGGTAGAAATACTGAAAAAGGAATCGCTCCAACAAGAAGAACCTTTAGTATCTTATGGGGTTTATTTAAGATTTCCTGGTAATTTAATTAGCGCCCTCCTGTTTATAAGGAGGGCGCATTAACCCAAAGCTTATGTTTCCTGAATTTGTAATATTTACCGGCCCCATGTTTGGCGGTAAAACCACTAGGTTATTATCCGTGCTAGAAAGAGCGCGGTACCAAAAGAAAAAGATTATTCTTTACAAACCCAAGATAGATTCTAGATACTCTCTAGATCATGTATTAACCCATAGCGGTTTATCTTGGGAATGTAAAACCGTTGTTACTGGAGATGACATCTTAACTAACAGCAAAGATTATGATATCATTGCTGTAGATGAAGCATTTCTAATCCAAGGTTTATCTCAAGCGTTATTAACGCTGTTTAAACAAGGTAAGACTATATACGTAAGTAGTATTCAATTATCAGCAGAAGGTGAGCCTTTTGATGAGATAAAAGAGATTTTACCCTACGCCACAAAGATAGAGATCTGTCCCGCGGTGTGTCCTATCACCAGCCAAGATGCTTATTACACAATAGCTAAAGAAAAGACAGAACACTTTCAAGTTGGCGGTAGTGAAACATATGAACCAAGAAGTTTTTATTACTCAAAACTATACTTTAAGAACAAGCTATGACACAACAAATTAAACCCGCATACGCAACCCCTGAACAAGCTAAATGGCTTAAAGAGAAAGGATTTGATGAGCTAACAACTGTATGGAGACAGCACGGAAATGGTGTATCTGGAGATGTTGAAGGTAAACGAGATTATTATAACAGAAAAGGTGATGTTTATATATCTTTACCCGAACAACATCAAGTAGTTGAATGGTTAAGAGTTAATCATGGTATTCATATTGAAATACTACTAGAAGAAAATAAACCTTGGAATAAATTTTATTACAGAATAATGAAAATAGGTCAATATTTTAGTTTAAGTCATGATGGTATTTATTCAGAAACACCACAAGAAGCTTATTCAGCAGCATTTGATTACATTTTAAATGATTTGATATGACACAACAAGAAATACAAGAAAACACAAACTATGAAAAGGAATTTGTGCTTTATGAACAAGCCCTAGCATTAAAAGAACTAGGGTTTGATGAACCTTTTAAAATTTTTGACCAAGCTATTGTCTTTAGAAATAAAGGTATATGTATGGCTAATGAATATGCTTTAGAATATTTTGATTTTTATGGTGATGAAGTTATATCAGCACCACTTTACCAGCAAGTATTTAGATGGTTTAGAGAGAAGTATGGTTTATGTTCTTGGATAGAAAGAATGTATACAGCAGATAGTATTTGTTATTATAGATACACGTGTGAATATAAAAAGGATCCTTCATCAAAGACTCATGAAGTTATACTTAGTATTAAAGAATATAATACCTACGAAGAAGCAGAACTTGCTTGTCTTAAAAAACTAATCGAAATCGTTAAACAACAACTATGAGCAACAAACAACAAACAGCAGTTGAGTGGTTAGCATCTCAATTAGGAAAACATATTATTTGGGAAGAAAAGATAATAGACATAATCGAACAAGCCAAAGAACTTGAAAAGCAGCAGATTATTGATGCTTATGATTTAGGTAGCTTATCAGATATGCAATACCCTGACCCTAAAACAGTAATTGAAAATGGCGAACAATACTACAACGAAACCTTTAACAAATAACCCATGAACAACAACAAACAAGAAACACTTGAAGAGGCTGCTGAAAAGTATTGGGCTAAACAACCTTATAATCAAGATGCTTTTGAAGAAGGTGCTAAATGGCAAGCAGAGAGAATGTATAGCGAGGAAGAAGTTAAACGTATTTTAATGAAAACAGGTAACTATACAAAGATAACTTTAGATACATGGTTTGAACAATTTAAAAAGAAGTAATATGAAACAGTTAATAGTAATTTTATCAGTATTTTTATTATTTAGTTGTAATTCTGATTATAAAGTAGTTAATACAAAAATAGTAAAAGGAAGAGTTTCTGCAATTGAAGAAGGCTACATAGGTACAAGGACATCAAAACTACCTAAAATATATATTCAGGATAACAAACAGACTATCACAATAGACATACCGTTTGCTAATGAAAATGATTACAAAATAGGTGATAGCATTAGTGTTATTATTCAACAAGTTGAACAATTTAAAAAGAAGTAATATGACACACAACATTATCAAAACCGAAAACTATCTTCTTATTGTAAGTGATGAAATACCTACTACATGGTACTATGACACTTACATAAATCAGGTGCGACATACGGGAGGTGCTGAATATGGGGATAGTTCTATTACTAAAAAAGTGATTGGTCATTTACCACTCAACAACTCACCTGTTCTTGAAGGTGTACCCCTTTTGCCACCGCTTGAAGATGAAGCTGAAAGTTTATCTTTAAAATCTGTGAATAAAAGAGGGTACACAACAGATGATTATCAAGATGGTTTTGAGGATGGCTACAACAAAGCCAAAGAGAAGTATAAGTTTACAGAGGATGATTTGAGAGAGGCTTTATTTGAAGCATTAAATACACCAAAAGAAGAATGTTGTGTGAGTTACACAAAAGACAGTATTGTTCGTAGAGTAATCCAATCCCTCCAACAACCAAAGATGCCTGTTGCGTTTGAGTGTGATATGGAAAACAAGATTGCTATTGATGGTCATACAGTAATAGGTAGTGAGCCAAAAACCACAACCAACCCCCAAGGCCAAACCGTTTTGGTAGGCAAATACATTTACTAAAAACTTAATACCTTTGAAGAAAAACTATGACTACAATTACTTTTGTAAACGGGTGGAAAGAAAGCTACCAACACATTAATCTTATTCCACACACGCAGATCGTGCGTAAAAAACCAGGTAAAGTTGAATCCTGCATGAAAGGGTGCATCAATACCAAAAAGTGTAAAGATCCTTTCTGCACACAAATCTTAGAAAAAAGAAGAGAGATTGTGATCAGCTGGTTAGGATTTACTCTGAACATCATTACTGTAGAACACACAATAGATAAACCTAACAACTAATGTTTCACGGCGTTCTTAAGAAAGAAAATGGAAAGCTTGTATACTCTGATCATGCTGAGAAATTAAAGTATGATCTGTTTTTAAAGAACCTGCCCGAGGGTGCCACAATCGAAATCTATGTAGAAGCCGTTAAATCTGATGGGAGTGTAGCCCAGCTTGCTAAAGTTCATGCTATGATAAGAGAACTCGCAAATTTCCTGGGTTACACTTTCGAGGAGATGAAATATGAGGTAAAAGAAAAAGCCGGTTTATGCCTTGTTAAAGACATAAACGGCTCTCAAGTAAAAGTGTGCAAATCTTTTGCAGCCTGTTCTAAAATGGAACTAGGTATGGCTATCAATGCCTGCCTAGAAATTGGAGATATAGTAGGTTTTAACCTTCACTAGTAGGTTCTACATACCCCTCGTCTCCAGGTTCTAGAATTTCTTTCTCATTAAACTGCTTTTGCTCTACAGAAGCATTCTCGATTTCACTAAGCAAAATGAAAAGCGTTTGAATATCAAAAGCTTCTGGATTACTGTTGTAAAACTCAGGAGACTTTTCTGATGCTTGTGGATTCAAAAATTCTTTTACAATCTCTGGATCAAGTTTGTTTAACTGACGAAAAAGCATAGATTTTACACGCTTATAGAAAAATCCACTGATTTTAATTGACACCAAATGGTCATCTTGAAGTTCCTTAACTGTAACAGCCATAATTTAAATGTTTAAAGTTTATGACAAATATAGATATAGATTCCATACGAGACAAATTACACGCAAAATTAGAACCATCTGGTTGGGCTACAGTACTTAGACACTTTATTTACAGCGACGAGTTTACTAAAATTATAGTAAAGCTAGAGCATGAAACTAAAGAAGGTAGAAGATTTACTCCTTCTCTTAGTAAAATGTTCAGCGCTTTTTATGATTGTCCCTATGATAAGTTAAGTGTAGTCATGATTGGACAAGATCCTTATCCCTATGTAGGGGTAGCTGATGGTAAAGCTTTTTCTGTGAGTAATGATTCTAAACATGTGCCGCCGTCGCTAAAGTATATCTTTAAAGAGATAGAGCGCACAGTATACAAAGAGAAAAAGAACTTTCAACCAGATTTATCAAGGTGGTCTAATCAAGGCATATTGTTACTAAACATTGCTCTTACCACAACTGTAAACAAAGTAGGCCAACATTATCTTATCTGGCAACCATTTCTAGCTTATCTCTTTGATATGCTCAATTGGCACAAGCCTCAAACTATCTATGTTTACATGGGTAAAAAAGCTAGTGATTGGCAAGATAGTGTATCTGACAACAACAAAAAGTTAGTAACTTCACATCCCGCATCCGCAGCTCATAATAAACTTGAGAACTGGGATTCCGGGGATGTATTCAACAAGATAAACGAATGTCTACAGAAACTAGAGAAGCCACAGATAGAGTGGTAATGAATCCAAATTACTACTACGATTTACATCAAGAAATCTCTAGATTTTGTAAACGTATCGCGCGGCTGTATGATGTTACACTCCATGTAACAACACTACAAACCATAGATATTGTCACAAAGCTTCCTCTAGAAACAATAGAGAGCGCAGTAAATGCTGTCATTGAAAAAGAGTATCCCGGCGAAACTGTAAAGACTTTAAGCCGTGGTGGAGCTATTTATAGACAAGTGTTTTCTAAGATTGCTAGTGATCTAGGTCATGTAAAATTGCACATCGCCGCTTATCTTGGTCAAAACCACACTACAGTTTTATACTCTATAAGAACCATCACAAACCTTATAGAAGTCAAAGACTACAACACGTTACTAATCCATAACAAATGCATTCATGAGCTTAAATCCAAAGAACAAACTTATAACTCTTTTTCAACAGACTCTGAACCTGTCGATAACACCCAATGAGTTGTTTGCTATGTTGTGTTTCAAGGAAAAGATAATGATTGATCATACCAAGATCAATCTACACTTTGAAATGCGACGACTCAAATCAGAAGGGTATGTTATCTACGATGAGAAAGAGGAGAAAATAGTTATCACAGAAAAAGGTGAAGCTCTTTTAACTGAAATGGAAACGCTATATAGCAAAACAGTTGAGAGTATTTCTAAACAGGTTATTGGTAATAACTATGAAGAGAACATTGCTAGTTACAACATGTTGTTCCCGCGCGGTAAACTACCTAGTGGTAAACAAGCCCGAGTAAATGCTAAAAATCTAGAAGCTTCTTTCAAATGGTTCTTCAAAACTTTTGATTACTCATGGGAGATTGTTCTTAAAGCAACCGAGCTTTACGTAAATGAGTACAGATTACGCAACTATCTTTATATGCGTACATCCCAATACTTTATTCGTAAAACTCTCCCTGATCGTACATCAGAATCTGAGCTGGCTAATTATTGTGAAATGATTGTAACCGGCAACTATGAAGATCCAGGAAGCGAGCATTTTAGTGAAAGAGTAGTATAATTAAATAGATAGATATGTTGAAAGGTAAACAGGCTTGGAAAAGCCAAAAGGAAGGGTTTGTTGATTCTCTTAACTACCTAAAAGGTAGGCAAGAAGGCTTGATTAAAAGCATCAGAACACCCTGGGTAAAATTTAATGACGCGTCTACAGATGGTATTGAGTGGAACTCTATGACTGTTATTGGTGGAAGACCAGGTAGTGGTAAAACTCTTATTGCGGCCCAGATAATACGAAGTGCTTATTCTCTTAATAAAGGGCAAAAGTTTAGAGTATTACAGTTTCAGTTTGAGATGCTTGCTCGTGTCTCCGCCATTCGTGAATACAGCAGTTATCTAGGTAAATCTTACAAGTATCTATGTAGTGCGGATGGTCAACTTACAGCAGAAGATTTGACTAAATGCTATGCTTATGCAAAGAGTAGAGTAAAGTATCCAATTGATGTTGTAGATGAACCATGCACAACAAAAGAGTTCAAAAAGATCGTAGAAACTTACATGGAAGAACACGCAGAAATAGTTGACGAAGAGAAGGTTTTTACAAAAACAATTATTACCTTAGATCATTCATTACTAGTTAAAAAAGAGACTTACGAGAAAGATAAATATGAAACACTTTACAATTTAAGCGAAACAATAACTGAGTTAAAAAGAAAGTATCCTATAGCCTTTATCATATTAAGCCAGCTTAACAGAAACATTGACTCGCCAGAGCGCAATGAAGATGGTAAATATGGAAACTACATTCTAGAATCTGATCTTTTTGGTGCCGATGCTTTGTTGCAACACGCAGACATGGTAGTTGGTATAAACCGGCCAGGTAAACAAAAGATTAGATTTTATGGCCCAGATAGATACATTATTGAAGATGACAAAATTCTTGTCATGCACTTCCTAAAATGTAGAAACGGTGATAACAGAATGAGTTTCTTTAAAGCAGAGTTTGAGAAGATGCAGATTATAGAAACAGATACTCCACCCACACAAGAAAAAAGAACATTAACCAAAATCACATAGTATGTCAACAAAAACAAGAGCAGAAATCGTCAAAGAATTAAAAGAACATCATCAACTAGTATTTAACGCACTCGGAATCCCAGATGCTAACTTTGTCCCTAAGTTAGCATGGAAACCTCAAGACAAAGATTATTACTGTATGGGCTTCTTTGCTAATGAACTTAGCGGAGGCACTGATGTCTATACAGAGTATGTAAGTTCTAATTTAGAACCCGAGGATCCACAGCGTAAACTGTATAGATGGAAATACAATCCTCATTTTGCTGAGGAGTATGACACTATACCTACTAGCTCTGGACATGTGAGATATTTAATTCCTGTTGATGAGTTACATGAAGTAACTGTAGATACAAAAATTGAATCTGCACCAAAAGAGTTACCAAGTCTTAAGACTAAGAGTAAATCTTTTGAAATCATGGATCCTGACAATGACGCACCCATTGATCAGATGACTATTAAGGATCTTGCTGCAATATTGTGGCAGTCTCCTGTAAGCGACAAATCATTTTTAAACCAATTAATCAAAGAAAGATGGCCGAAGCATGCTTAATCATTGCTGAGTCTGGATCTGGTAAGTCTACTAGCATCCGCACTTTAGATCCTGAAACAACGTTTATTATCAACGTTGCAAACAAACCGTTGCCGTTTAAAGGCTGGCGAGAAAAATACATACTTGTAAGCAAAGACTATCCCCAGGGTAACATGAGTAATACATCTACTCCTGGAGGTATTATCAAAGCTTTAGAATATGTATCTACATCCCGGCCAGAGATCAAAACTATTGTCATAGATGACTGGCAGTATATGTCAAGCTTTGAGTTCTTTGATAGAGCTCTAGAAAAAGGTTATGAGAAATTTACTCAGATTGGTGCCGGTATAGCAGCTGTTGCTAAAACACCAAAAGATTTGAGACAAGATCTTGTAATCTTCTTTCTTACACATGCTGAAGACTTTTATGATAGCACCGGCGCTCGTAAAACCAAAGCTAAAACAATTGGTAAAATGATTGACGAGAAACTTACTCTCGAAGGTTTATTTTCCATTGTACTATATGGCAAGGTAAAGAAAGACAAGGACAACAATCTTAGATATGTCTTTGAGACAAAGAACAGTGGCGATAACACATGTAAAGCACCACTCGAAATGTTTGAATCAGATGAGATTCCTAACGATCTAGAATTAGTACGTAAATCAATCATTAACTTTTAAATCAATTAAAAATGGCACTAAGCACAAAAAAAGTAACCACAGATGGTGGTGGTAGTTATGTCTCAAAAACAATTGAGCCAGGAAATGTAACAGCAAAGATTCTTGAAGTAAGACTAGAACCTTTCACTTTTGTAGAAAACTCCTACCATATTATCCTGGAGTTAGAAACTAAAGAGATTCCTGGATTTGAAGGTTTTGCTATTAACAAAGACAAACCAGATGGACCTAAATACAAAGGTCAAGTTGGACGTGTTAAAATGAGTCAGTATGCCTATGTAGATGGTGTTACTAAAACTGGCCGCGAAGTTTCTCGTGATACAGAAATCTTGCGGGCAATTAAAACTATCTGTGAAGCTACTGATACAACATCTTGGTTTAATGATCAAGATGAGAAGCATGACACTATTGAGTCTTTTGTTAATGCATTAAATGCTCAGAAGCCTTTCCGTGGTGCTTTGATTAATTTCTGTATTGGTGGTAAGGAGTATCTGAGCCGCGAGGGTTACACAAGATATGATTTGTTCCTACCAAGAACAGGAAAAGGTCAAGTAGCAATGGAAAGAAATGATGTAGAAGAGGGATCTTCTAGATTGATGTCTTTTGATGCTAATCTACATGTCACCAAGAAACCTGGAGCTAAAGAAGTATCTTCTTTCTCAGGTGGTGGTGATTCTGATGATCTACCTCCTTTTGATACAGGAGAATCATTTGGCTCTCCAGCAGGAGATTTTGAACTTTAACTAAATGTAACTAGAGCCCCGGTGTAACAGCCGGGGTTTTTAGTTAACAAATATCTCTAACAATGCTAAAAACTAAAAATGTAGTATTCGACATAGACAGTGTGCCCGCTACATGGGTTTTTGAGCACTATCTTTGTTGTGATGTTCTTACCGGTCAAAATGTAAAAATCAAATCTGTATTTAACCCCAATGATAAAAACCCTTCTATGTTTGTCTATGTTAATCCAACAGGCAGGTATAAGTTTAAAGACTTTTCAACCGGCGCTCAAGGTGATCACATAGATTTAGTTGCTGAACTATTTGGTATAACCAGAGTTCAAGCAATCAACAAAATCATGGAAGACTTTTCTAAAAACAACACCGGTGATACAGAAACAAGAATTATCAAAAGAGAAATCTTTAAAATTGAAGATTACTCAATGCGGCACTGGACAGACTACGATGCAAAGTTTTGGCAAAAATATCAGATTGGTAGTACTCTACTTAAGCATTATAATGTTCAGCCCCTTGAAAGCTATACGTATTCTAAAAGCAAAGGCACGGAAATAAGATACTCCAAGATTGCTAAGAACTATACCTATGGTTACTTTAAAGAAGATGGATCTCTCTACAAAATTTATCAACCTTATAGTACAACAGCTAAGTTCTTGAAAGTCAAGCCTTATATTCAAGGCTTAGAACAGATAGACTACAACAAAGAATTGCTGTTTATACTGGCTTCTCTAAAAGACCTGATGGCATTTACATTACTGCAGTTTGGTAATGCTACACAACTTGCACCAGATAGTGAGAACACCACTATCCCGGAGAAAACAATGACCAAACTAAAATCTAAGTTTAAAGACGTAATCGTTGTATTTGATAATGACGATGCCGGTATTAAATCCTCAAAGAAATATGAAGAAACTTTTAATATTAAAAGTGTAAACATATCTTTAGATAAAGATTTGGCAGATTGTGTAAAAAACCACGGCCTAGCTAAAACAAGACATGAGTTAATAACCTCTTACAAACAGAAATATGGAGGATCCTAAAAAAACATCTATAAAAGACTTTGAAGACTACATGAAGCGTAAGTCTAAAGAGTTTCCAGATGAAAGCACAAGCTTTCTTGTATTGTATCTAAGCTGTTGTCAAGAAATTGATGAGGGCGCCCCTGTAGATGAAACTATCTATGAATACATCTCAGAAGTAGAACAGATTATTAAAGAAGTAAATAAAAACCCATGACATTCAAAGAGCTTTTAATCAAATTAGACGCTTGCGAAGAAGCAAAAGAATGGGCAAGAGATATGTCTATCGAAGAAATAGTTTTAACCTGCCACCGAGCAGATTGGTTGCTTTGGCTTGCCCAAAAAGTTGATTTAGATTTACGCCTTCGCACGTTGGCGAAAGGCCATTGTGCAAACACGGTTAGACGCTTAATGGAAGATGAGCGAAGCATCAACGCTGTTAATGTGGCTATTGCATTTGGTGAAGGTAAGGCTACACGTGAAGAGTTAGATGCTGCTGCTGTTGGTGCTGTTGCTGTTGCTACTGTTGCTGCTGCTGCTTATGCTGCTGATGCTGCTGTTTCTGCTGCTGATGCTGCTGTTGCTGCTGCTGATGCTGCTTATGTTTCTGTTGCTGCCAACCGCCAACAAGCCGCCGACATCTGCCGCCAGTATATTGGCGCAGCCTTAATCGAAAAAGTAAATCAATTATTAAATCAAAATGAGTAAATACATTGCTATTGACCCCGGTAAGAATGGTGCTATTGTATATCGCGATAAGCAATTACCTGAAAGTGAAATAAAGATTCACACAATGCCCTTGATAAAGAAGGAGCTCGACTACCACGCGCTAAACAAACTTATAACAAGTTTAGCAGGTGATAACTCAGACGTAGTTCTGGTTATAGAAAAGGTTGGTGTAATCTTTGGTACCAGCAAAACAACCGCATTTTCAATGGGTCATCAATCTGGGGCTATAGAAATGTGTGCCGTGGCTAATGGTTACAAATATGTTTTGGTGCCACCTAAAACCTGGCAAAAAGATATCTTCCTGGGAATACCGGTGATATCTAAGGCAAAAAGTAGCGCTAACGACACTAAAGCAATGGCTCTAGTAGCAGCTAACAGAATGTTTAATCCAGAAATGCTAAGAACTAATCCTAAGAATAAACCTCATGATGGAATAGTTGATGCATTACTTATATCTGAATTCGCATGTCGAAACAATTTGTAGAACTTAAGGCTGACAAAAAAGTAAAAGAACTATTAGATAAGTATGTTATTAGCGATGCTATAATCATTGCTAAACAAGCATTATATCTAGTAGAAGAACTTGGTAAACTAAAAGATTACAGGTTAAAATACGAAGTGTGGCAACGAGTATATGAAAAACTAAATGCTTTAGAAAATGAGTGATTTAATAGATGAATTTGAAAATGTATGTAAACAATTAAAAGCAGGAAACGATGATAAATTAGTAGCTAAGTTTATTATTGATAGCAAAGACATAATGGTAGCTAAATTATGGTTAGCTCTAATTAAACTTCGCGGGATACCTATTGAATTTAAAGAGGCTAATTTTACAAGTTTGGCAACAATCTACAATTCTAATTCTGAAATAACATCCTATACTCAAGTTTTAGACATAATAAACTATACTGATGAGTTAGGGCCTTTAGAATTAGTTCTTCATGAGATGTCAAGATCTGCAGAAGCCCTAGTCAATCTAAAAACAATGGGTTATACCGTAAAATTCAACTTTGAAATATTATGAACAGACATGAAAACCTAGCAAAGACAGTAAAAAATCTTATGCTAAAAGAACCCTTTTATGGGATATTTGCCTTGTCTCTTAGTAAAGAGTTTAACAAGGATAAAGTACCCACCGCAGGTGTTGCAAAAATGGGTATTAATTACAAACTATGCATAAACCCAGAATTCTGGGATGGCTTAGAGCCTAATGTCAAAGAAGGTATTTTGAAACACGAGCTTATGCACATTGCTTTCTTTCACCTGTACATGCAAGATAGTTATGCTGATAAAAAGCTCTTTAATGTGGCCGCTGACATGGAGATTAACCAGTATATTGAGCGTGAAGATTTACCCCAAGAAGGTATCTTCATAGAAAACTATGCTGAACTAAAGCTAGAAGAGAAAGCCGGCAGCGACTATTATTACAAAGCTTTACAAAACGCTCAGGAAGAATATCAGAAAAACGGTACTTGTGGTTGTCAAGCTGCAGATGAACTTTTTGAACAAATGGAAAATGGTGATGAGCTTCCTTGTGATCACCCAACATGGAAAGAGTTTGAAGGTTTATCAGATGCTGACAAACAGCTTCTTAAAAGACAAACTGTACATTTACTTAAAGAAGCTGAATCTGCAGTTAAAACACGAGGTACTATGCCCGGTAAAGTAGCAGAGCTCTTAGAACTACTACAAGACATTCCTCCAAAGTTTGATTGGCGTCAGTATTTACGTCGCTTTAGTGGTGGTTCTAATATACCATACACAAAGAAACTAAGACGTAAGTATAACAAACGCTATGAAGATAATCCAGGTTTAAAGATTAAGTATCACAAGCATTTGCTTGTTGCTATTGATACATCTGGGTCTGTTAATAAGGATGAGCTCGAGGAATTTGTGAATGAACTAGTTCATATCCACAAAACTGGTGGTAAAATCACTGTTGCACAAACTGACGCGGCAATCTCTTCTATTGAGGAATTCAATCCTAGAAAAAAAGAGTTTACTATTCATGGTCGTGGAGGCACCGATTTTCAACCTATTATTGATTATTACAGAGAGAATCTTAAAAAGTACACGGCGCTAATCTTCTTTACAGATGGAGAAGCACCTGCACCAATTGATGTAAAAGGTAAAGTATTATGGGTAGTATCATCATTGTCCACACACTTTGATCATTTACCCGGACAAGTAGTTAAATTAGAAGAAAAACAAACAAACAATTAATTAAATCAACATGAACAACGTAGTAAAACTAAATCTTGACGAACTAAAAGAGTTCTTACGTCATATTGTAAAAAACAATCAACATATTCAAGGAGAAGGAAAGGTTCCTGTAGCAGTAAATATTGAAGGCGAAGCTGGTCTTGGTAAGACTTCATCTTTACTTCAATTAGCTGAAGAGCTTAACATGCAAATTGTAAAACTGAGTTTATCTCAGATTGAGGAATTAGGTGACCTTGTTGGTTTTCCCGTCAAAGAATTTGAGATGGTAAAAGATGACGGTAAAAAAGTTTGGATTCAAGATTCAGTAATGTCAATGTATATTCAAGCTAAATATAAACCCACCGGGGCAAAGCGTATGACTCATGCTGCTCCTGAGTGGATTCAGGGCCGTGGTGAAGGTGGCTTCTTAATCCTTGATGATTATACCCGCGCCGATCACCGCTTCATGCAAGCTTGTATGGAAATCATTGACCGGCAAGAATATATTTCTTGGCGTTTACCAAAGAACTGGCACGTTGTATTAACCACTAACCCAGACAATGGTAATTATCAAGTTACATCTCTTGACAATGCTCAAAAGACTCGTTTCATTACTGTTGAAACTAAATTTGACATTGATGTATGGGCCCGCTGGGCAGAGAAAGTAAATATCGACACTCGATGCATCAACTTTTTGTTGTTGAATCCAGAGTTAGTTACTGACACACTCAACCCTCGTAGCATTACTACGTTCTTCAACTCAATCTCTTGTATTGAATCTTTTGAGGATTCACTAGGTTTAATTCAAATGATTGGTGAAGGTTCTGTTGGTAATGAATTTGCTAGCATGTTTACCATGTTTATCAACAACAAACTTGATAAACTATTATCTCCAAAAGATATCTTCAGCAAAGATATGTCATACATTGTAGGTGCTTTACGCACCAACATTGGTAGAGGAGATAATTACAGAGCAGATATTGCTAGTGTAATGGGCACGCGGATTGTAAACTATGCATTAACGCATGCAGAAAACAATCCTGTTACCCCAGATATGATTCAAAGAATCATTACTGTTTCTACAGATGAGGAAATCTTTACTAAGGATATTAAGTACTTTATTGTACGTGCATTATTATCTGGTAACAAACAGAAGTTCCAGAAAATTATGACTAATCCAGAATTAGTAAAGATGGCTGCGAGCTAATTCAGCTTCCAGTCTTTTCAAATGTAAAGAAACACAAAGGAATAATTAATCAATGTTTAACTCAGCGGGATGGCGTAACAACCATCCCGCTAAAAACAAACTATTATGCTTAAGCCAACACACATAAGTGTTAATGTAATCTTTAAAAAAGAGTTTGGTTTCAAAACAATTAAACTATCTGAAAATCCGTTGATTATAGCAGATGATGATAAAGATAATCTTAAAAAACACATAGAGAGTTATTTAAACTTATCGACTTTTGACACTAGTAACTTTCCTAGTATATTCATAGATAAGTCCTGTAAAATTCCAAGAGCTAAACTCGGCGCCCTTAAAGACAATAAAACTCTACAGGTAAAAAGAGATATTCAAAAAGCTGATTACTTAGTTATTAACAAAGATAGTTACATAGACAACATGATGGAGTATACCTGGGCTTATGAGTTAATCTATCTAGATGAACTTCACAACTGGGTAAAGTTTGATTTACAGCATAGACAAGGATACAGTGATGAAGAAAGAGAAACTATAAAATCAAATTTTGCAGAAATTGTAGAACTATGTAAAGCTCATTCTATAACTAAACTTTCGATTAGAGTAGATTATGAACTTAGAAAAATTCTATGTGAACCAGACTCTGTTTACAGAAATAACTATTTTAGTCATTTATTAAATGCACCTGATCCTTTAACAGTAAATTTTCTCAATAATCCTGCACGTGGAAAAAATGAAGATGGTGATATAATATGTATAGACCTACGTCACTATGTAGAGTTAAACAATGAAAAATTACAGGCTTTAATTTATGCACTGCAGAACAACATAAAAATCATTAACTCCTCAGAGGTTACTAAGCTAATCAATGTAACAGTTATTGATAAAGAGTTGTTTGAGTCATTAAACAACATGTTACAAAGCCAAGACCGGTCTAATCATGATACAGCTCTAGAAATAATAGCTTCTTGTGATTTTGAAGAATCTCTATTTTATATAGTGTTACTGCTGAATCTTAACTATCAAAGTGTTGCCTATTCTGATTACTTCAAACATGTTAACTTTCAAGCTGTTGTGCAATTTGTTAGAACAAAGTTAAATAAAGGAGAGATGAGTACACCATATAGATTTCGTAGTGCTATGGGTGGTCAAAAATGTATTGAAAACGACTCTAAACATCTGCTAGAATCAGGATATATGTTTTCTGAACACAAATGGGTAGTTGAAAAATATATGTTCCCTTATCATGAAATAGACTGCGATTTCATAGACACAGAATTTTTAATTGCTAAGTCTGTTCTTGAACAAATAGAAATAAACGATAAACGTAAAGAAGAAAATGAACTTTGATGAACTTGCGCTAGAAGGAGAATTCTACGCTAAAGATTTTTACTTTAGCTACTCCTCACTAAACAAACTACTGTATTCGCCGTCAGCTTTCTATAAGCACTACATCCTTAATGAAAGAGAAGACAAAGTAGAATCTTATTTGATTACAGGTAAGGTTATACATAGTCTTATTCTTGATAAAGGACGCTTTGACGATTTCTTTGTGGTTGTTCCCACGAATCTTCCCGGGGATAGCATACGGAGAATTGTAGACTACATTTTCAAAGAACACTTTCTAAAACAAGAAGACTTTGAGAAAAATCTAGAAGACTATGATAAAGAGATACTTGCACACATGCAAGAAATAAATCTCTATCAGAGTTTGGTAGATGACAAAAAAGATGTACATTTGACAGGTGATAAGAAGCGACTCGAAAAGATTATCACAGACCAATCCAAACAATACTTCTCGTACCTCAAATCAAGCTTAGGTAAAGATTTAATCGACGAAGAGACACTGAGAATTTGTGAAGAGGCCGTTGTGGCAGTAAAGCAAAACAAGCGGGCTTGTGAGCTTTTAAACACAGAGGCACAGTTTGAGTTACAAGAAGTATACAATGAGATGTTTATATCAAGGGATTATAGACCCGTTTACCCTTTTGGTTTAAAGGGTATAATTGATAATATAACCATTGACCACTCTAAGAAGGTTATAACAATATGTGACCTTAAGACAAGTGGTAAAACACTCAGCGAGTTTCCAACAACAATAGAGTTCTATAATTATTGGTTACAGGCAGCACTCTACGTCAGAATGGTTCACCACGAGTTAGTTCTCAGTAAACCAGACGCTAATATGTGGAAAATCAACTTTCACTTTGTGGTAGTTGATAAGTTCAACATGTGCTATGTTTTCGATGTTACAGACGAAACTATGAATGTTTGGCAAGAACGTCTTACAGATGTACTCAACAAAGCAAGTTATCATTACTCAAATCGCTCATTTAGTCTTCCCTATGAGTTCTTAGTTGGTAATGTAAAACTGTAAACCCCATGGTTATCGAATCTTTGTACACGGATTATTTCCAAAAATCTAAAGCCTTTATGTATCCGGTTTTAGGTGTTAAACGAGGAAGCAGTGTCACACCCATTGAAACTTATGTTTCATGGGTGGGGCACCTTGTTCCTGAAGACATGCGTTTGATATGCAAGTATCACATGCGTGAGGATGCAGAATTTATAAACTTTGAAAAGACCCATTTACGAAGCTCTAAATACTTTGAAAGATTTCATCTTGTAGATGATAAAACAGGACTTTACATATTTGATATGTCTAAGCATAAATCTGACTGGTATTACCTTCTAAGCGGTAAATATTCAAAGTTTAGTAATAATCAAAAGAATATCATCTTAAAATTCTTTGGTGGTAATTCTTCAAGCTCTGTCTACATAGACAGTTTCTTGAATCCAAAAAAATATTTTGAAATCTATGCGAAACTACTAGATGTTCCTAAAGAGCTTTTAGAAAGCGTTGGCGAGCTGTGCTCTATGCCGGATTTAGAAAAGGAATCACTAGTATCTTTAGTGGAAGATTTTGATAGAAGCGCGTTAATTAGCTAACTTTACCAAAAAATTATAATGAAAAACAACAGTATTAAACCAACAATGCTTGCTATCAAATCAACGTGGAATGGCAAGCAAACAGCAAAGCTTATACCTATAAGTAACGATTGCCCTTATGTAGAATGTATAATGGATCCAGAGAGCAAAATCATGGTAGTTATCTCTAAAGTTTCTAAGCAAACTTTACATATGCTACCAAGATTAGATGACAATGGGGACCCTAAAATACTTAAAGTAACCAAGCGTCCTAGTGGTAAAACAGTAATGGAAGAGCGTAAAACAATTGAGACTTTCCAAGAATACTATATTGATGATAAAACAGCCATTATGAATATAATCGACCTTCACAGCGTAAATCCTGAAGAGATTAAAGTTATAGTAGCTGAGATTTTATCAGACTCCGCAGCGAGTCAAAAATAACCCTTTTGGGTTTAGTGGTAAGCAGTAGAGGCCGGGGGTAACACCCCGGCTTTTACATTCTCAAGCCACACCTTTACAAAACCAATAAAACACTTAATAAAATGGAAGAAGAAGTACTGAAAGAGTTAATCAAAGAAATGGAGCTTAGGGCAGCATCATTTGAGTATAACCGTGACTTGAATAAAGAAGTTGATGCACAGCATGGTTATTGGGACGGCAAGCGTTCAGAAGCGCAATTTATGGTCGAAAAATTAACATGGATTTTGGAGAATGGTGGGCTTTAGAGAGTCAAGCCACACCTTTACAAAATGACTAAAAAGTAAAGTTATATAGTTACCTTTTAACAATTAAATTATGAACCAAGAACAAAGAATACGAATGAAACAAAAATTTGCTGATGCTGGAGAGCAGTCGGCATTGACAAACCTTGAACAATTGCCGAGCAGAATTAGGCATTATTTACTTGAGTGGAAAGATTGCCATTTAGAAGAATATTGTCGTAATTACGGCGAACTAAAATTACGTGATTTAACCAAGCGACAACTTCATGCTTTGTTTTATTATGCAACTTCAAAAGATTTTTCATTGAAATCTTGGGAAGATTGATAGCATTACGCATAACCGCACCTGCAATTTTTAGAACCCGAATCAGCCCCTATTACACTTAATAAATAAAACAAAATAAGTTTGGGGTGAATTATTAACAACTAAACTTTATTAAAATGCAAGAAAATTCAAAAAACAACGAAACTGCCCAATTGGGTATAGGTGCTGTTATGCACCGTTTGAAAACTATACAAACATTGAGAAATAGTCCAGACCTACTGCTGCTAATGGCGGAGTTTAAACGAGCTAATTTTGTTGGCTCTTACATAATAAAACATCAAATTGAATCAGAGGAAGAGTTAGCAGCAGTATGGCTATCTCAATTGGAAGCACAATTGTTTCGGTCAAATGGTGCATAACGTTTTGCAAATAGGCGAAGCGGAACGTAGTGTAGTTTTGCTTATTTGCTGTTATAAGCCGTTTTTATTTACTAATTAATTTTAAAAATATGATGACAATAAACTTAAACATCAAGGCAAATGTAGATAATCTAACACTTGCAGAAATTTACGAACTACTTGCTAAGTATAGCCGAGAAACAAAAAACAAGGACAATTTTTATGAGTTCAAAGGCTATATTTTTAAAATAGAAGCACAAACCAATATGTCAATTGATTATGTTATTACAGAGGTCATTTAAAATGGCTTATAACTAATGTATAGGCGCAACAGCCCTACTTAGGTGGGGCTTTTTGTTATAAACCACTAAGATTAATAACTATGATATGGCATATGGATATGTAATGGACTATGAAACAATGTCCAACCTCTTCGTGGGTGTATTCGAGGATATTAACACAGAAACTCAACACGTTTTTATAGTTCATAGGCTACGCAATGATCTTTCTAAACTACTCAAGTTCTTAGATGGTAATATCAAGAATAACGAAAGGCATATATCCTTTAATGGTTTAGCATTTGATGCTCAAATTACTGAGTATATACTTAAGCATCGTGATTACTTATTATCTATACCCGGGGAGGCTGTTGCTAGAGAAATCTACGCCGAGGCGCAACGGGTCATCGAGCTTAGTAACGCCGGCGAGTTTGCTAGCTATTCTGAGTGGCAGATGAAGATTAAACAGATAGATGTATTTAAGCTAAACCACTGGGATAATGCTGCGAAACGCTCTAGTTTAAAATGGATACAGTATTCCATGGATTGGTCTAACATACAAGACATGCCATACATCCATACTCTGGATGTAGAAAGTTTTGATATAATCAATGAAATCGTAGACTACTGTATCAATGACGTAAAGTCCACTAAAGCAATTTTGTTCCTGTCTAAAAACCAGGTAAATCTAAGAAACAAACTAAGCCTAGAGTATAAGATATCTCTTTATTCAGCATCAGAGCCCAAGATTTCTAAAGATTTATTTCTGTTGTTTTTATCTAAGAAGCTTAAGGTTCCTAAGTATGAGCTCAAGAAATATAAAACTGTAAGGAAGTCTATTGATATCTCTAAGATACTACTAGACTATATCAGTTTTGTTAGACCAGAGTTTCAAAGGTTGCATGCGAAGTTTAAAAGCTTAATCATCGACCCGAAGAATACTAAAGGCGCCTTTGAGTATCACATTAGGTACCGCAATGTTCAAACAGATTTTGGTTTTGGCGGCGTGCATGGTTCAAATAAAAGCGGTGAATATGTTGCTAAGGACGGCATGATTATCATGACCTCAGATGTAACTAGCTTCTACCCGAATCTTGCAATTAGAAACAAATGGTCACCTGCACACATACCCAAAGATATATTCTGTGAGCAGTATGAGTGGTTCTTCGATGAGCGTACAAAAATACCGAAGAAAGACCCCAAGAACTATGTGTACAAGATTATTCTAAACAGTACATATGGTTTGAGCAATGAGGAAAATAGTTTCTTATATGACCCCGAGTTTACCATGCGTATCACCATGAATGGTCAGCTAACACTAATGATGCTTTACGAAATGATTTGTGAAGCTATCCCGGAAGCTATACCAATTATGCAGAATACAGATGGTCTAGAAACAATGATTCCTGAACACGCGTATGATAAATATATGGAAGTGTGTAAACGGTGGGAGGAGATAACAAAATTATCTCTAGAACATGACCAGTACGATAGAATATTTCTCGGCGACGTGAATAACTATATCGCCCTATTCACAGAAAAGGAATGCTCTCAAGAGGAGCTTTCTAAGATACTGATAGCAAATCCCCACTTTCCACATAGAGAAGACAACGGCAAGTTCTATTATCAACCAGTAAAATGCAAGGGTAGATTTGAGTTCGTAGATCTTCCGCTTCATAAGAACAAGAGTTTTCTAATAATCCGCAAAGCTATTTACAACAACCTTGTGTTTAACACTCCTGTAGAAGAAACTATCAACAACTGCAAAGATGTTTTCGACTTCTGCGCAGGTGTAAAGATTAAAGGTGACTGGGAGTTTGTACAAACATGTATTATAAATGGCAAGGTAACAAAAGAAAAACTGCAGAACACACTAAGATACTATGTAAGTAACAAAGGATGTAAAGTCATAAAGTATAATTACACAGATGGTAGAGAAATACAGCTTGAAAGCGGCCCGTGGCTGCAAACAATTTTCGTTAAGTATGAAAAGAAACCTTTTGAGCAGTATGATTTAAATCTTAAATATTACATACTGAAAGCAAAGCAAGAAATAGAGAAGCTTAAACAAACAAACTTTAAACAATTAACTTTTTTCTAATGGAACCATACGAAGTAATAGAATTAAAAAATGATCATGTACTACATATTGTACATGACACCAATCCTGAATCTCCCAGAAGCTGGGAGCCTTTAGGAACAATGATTTGTGTACACAGACGATATAATCTTGGAGATATTCAAGCAGACAGCAACCTTGAGTGCTTACAACAAATTGCAGACGATTTAGGAATAACTGAGATTATAGAGGATCTCGAAATGTATGAAGAAATTTATGAAGATGAAGAGCAGCTTCAAGATTGGATTAACTCAAGAGAAGACTATGTAATTCTACCATTATATCTTTACGATCACGGTGGTATTACTATGAGTACTTCTAGTTATAGTTGCCGCTGGGATTCTGGTCAGGTAGGGTACATATATTGCCCTACCAACAAAATCCTAAAAGAATATGGTAACACTAACCTAAGTACTTTAACTAAAGTTGAGGACATTCTAGAAGATGAAGTAAAGACATATGACCAGTATCTAACTGGTGACACTTATGGATATAAGCTTTACAAAAAAGAAAAGTGTTCTTTAGGCCACGAGCATCTTGAACTTATAGATTCTTGTTATGGTTTTTACGGAGATGATTTTAAACAAAATGGTATCTTTGGCCACATTGATTCTAAACTAATCCCCGAAGAATATGCAACAGCAACTGTGGAAAGTCATTGACTTTCACCAATCTTTTAGACAACCCTATTCTAAGATACCTACACTACTTCCCATGGAAGAGTGCACTCTAAGACACGACCTCATGAAAGAGGAGAATGTAGAGTATCTCATTGCATGCGGAGAAGGTAATCTACCAGAGATTGCCGACGCTCTAGGAGATCAGTTATACATCTTACTTGGTACCATTATCAAACATGGTATGCAAGATGTAATCGCTGATGTTTTTAGAGAAATCCATGATAGCAACATGACAAAACTAGGTGAAGATGGTTTACCTATTTTGCGCGAAGACGGTAAGATTTTAAAAGGTCCTAATTACAAAAAACCAAACATTAAACAATTCTTTGAAAAATGAACATCGTAAAATTAGATGAGGTAAAACACCTCTACACAGATTTGGTATACCAAGATGGTAAACCCTACTTGATTCCTTTGACTCAGGTAACAGAAGATGATATCCGGGAGTTTCTAACTAAAACTGACCAGGTGTTTAATGATGATATGGTAAAGGATATCACCAACCATATGCATAAATCCATTGCTGAAGTTTACCTGGAAGGTAATATCTACACAATAGGTAGATTGTTTAGCCTGCTTATTGAAAGAAAATACGACGTATTTGATTTAATCGGCGCCGGTGAAGCTTTAGATTTAGCAACTTTTAAATCGTAATACATGAGCTTTTTTGTAAAATGTATAAACGCGAGTGGTTATAACAGCGGTTTAATTGAAGACTCTGTATATAAAGTTCTAGAAGTAACAGAAAAAGGTAATTTTATTCTGGAAGGAGCTACTCCACCAGAACCATTTACGTCATTTGAAAAAACAAGATTCGCTGTTGTAGATGATACACCAGCTGAAATTGAAGAGTTAGACGAGTGTGTTTATAAATCTTAAAGATTTAAAATTTAAATATGGGGGATTGAGCTTATGCTCTTTCCCCCATTTTTTTTTACTTACGCGCTTCAACAGATTCTTGTGGCATGATTCCTCTGCCCACTGGGTCATAGAACTTACCTTTAACACCAAATAGACTTAGAGTATGGTTCATAATCTTGTAGCTATCTTTTTCTTGCCATGAGAATGGACCAACATCTCTAGTATACTTAGCTTTCTCTGAGCCAATTGACATATAGAACATGTCTTTTAGCAATGTTCCCATTTGACCTATTGACCTGCCAAATACTAAACTTGTTAAGTCAGCATTTTCACGAAGGTCTTCTAAACCAAGTTTTGGTACTGGGATAAAAGATGTTGTTTCTGCAAATACGTTTTTAGAAAACAAAATCAAGTGTTGAGCTAACCACCAATCAACGTTAAAGTTATTACTAAACATATCTCCTGATTTTGCCCGCAACTTTTTATATCTATCGTCATCACCTGGGTCATATCCAAACAGTATTGTAGACATCATGTATAGCATAGCTATAATGATAACCTCCATTAGTATTTTACGAAGAGCATACTTCTCTTCTTTGCTCATGAACTTCCAATACTTATTTGATACATTAGCCATTTTAATTAGTGCAAGAACACCCTCAACATAATATCCTCTTTCTACAGTGTTCATTGCCCAATTATACCTGTATCCACCAACATTACCATCCCGGGTACTAAAACCAAATCTATTCATAAACATTTCAGTAAAATATTTACGAAGGAAGCTTGTTACTTTATATGCATAGAACTTATTAGCCATAGGTAGGTCAATATCAGCATATGCACCATAAAGTTTATTAGCAGCATTTTGCATCAACGTTTTAAACTTAGCATACTCAGTACCACCTAAGTCATATTTTTTATCAACGCCGTCTTTCAATTTCATTTTACCAGAAGCATCCAGCTCCCAAGCATCAATGTACCGGATGTTTATCTTCTTACCATCACTAGTAGTTCTCTCGATGATTTTATGATGCATCATCCCAAAGAATAACTCTAAAACAGATTGTCTCTCTAAAAACTTACGAGGAGACATAAAGAAAGACAAACTTGTAACATCGCTAATAAATCCACGACTTTGAGTTTTACCAAAGTTTTGGTTAAAGTAACTCTGGCCGGGATCAAAGTTTAACATCATTTGTGTCTGTAGAGAAGGTAAACCTTTCTCATATCTCTGGCCCTGCATGCGAACCATTTGTTGGTGAGCCATTCTACTACCCACAGCCAAACTATACAGCGTTATGTTCTTACCACCCGCAGCCTCAATAGCATTTTGTACAATCTGTCCACCCCAGTTCTTAGTAGCAGATACTAAATCTAAAGCAAAGAATCCAAATGATACTTGCTTCATAAAGAACTTGGTGATTTTATTTAGGTATGGATTATCACCAAAACTATTATTCTGTATACCTAAAAACTCACGATCATAAAGATGTGATATCTGAGCAGCTCTTAAATCTTGCCGGCGTTTATCACGAACATACTTAGTTATACCCTTTACACGAGCAATGTTTTTGTTTACAAGCTTAGTATTTTTCTGAGCATTTTGTTCTGAACCAGTGAATTCTTTAAGTGCTCTACCCAATGGGTCCATATCACTTAGCTGTTTATAGCGCATCGCGCTGAATAAGTACTTGTGGAAAGTTCTTATTACATCTAGTGATACCTGGTCAGTTTCTAATCTAGATAATCCACCAATTGGAATATATTCCTGCTCTTCACCTAATGCATTTACACGAACCATGTTCTTTTGAGAATCATAGTTTACATCTGAATCTGCAGTTTCACGAAATAGCGGTTCCTCTTCTCTAGCCTCTCTACTTACTAAACCTTTAATTTGTGTCCATGTACGCAGAGCTTTTTTCTTAATCTCGCCGCGAAGAATTAATTCTTGATTGTCTTCTATACCAAATCTTGGTAAGTCAAGATAAAGCTTACCATATGTAGATACTACATTTTGTGTTTGAAGATGGTACTTTTTCATAATCTCTAATATCTTATAGATATCAGAGTTTTTGTCCATGGCCTCAAACTCTTTGTTTATGTACCTATCATCTTTAGCTGAGTTTCTATCTCCTGGAACATAAGGTCTAGGTAAGAAATTAGGATTCTCAGAAAGATTAGTGTTGTCGATATAAACACCTACATAACTGGACCAGTCATCTTTCTTTAAAAGCTTGTATTCTTTTTTTACAGAACGATCATAAAATCTTGAACCGGGTACAGCGTTAACTGTTATATACTCACCTGTTTTCAGTTTTACCGTAGTAGTCTTTAAATAAGACTCATTAGTTGGTCTAATAATATTCCATAGATACAACCTCTCGTAGTAAACACCATCTTTATTTTCTTTTTGTACGTGATTTGCTAAAAACCAATCTTTAAAAGATCCATCAAGAGACATTAGAAAATTAGCTGTTGCGGCGTCAGCAGAAATATTAGTAGCTTCTTCAGCATTAACTTCATCTCTACCAAGCTTACTCATCCAAAAGTTTATAGTATCTACATAATCCTGATTTGGTTCTTTACTAGTAAGATCTGAAATATTACCTAACAAACTGTAATAAATATCTTTATCCGCTTTACTTAAACCCAGAGCATCTTTCTTAGTTCTAAGAGTAGCAAACTCTGTAGCCTCAGATGGGGTATGCATTGTTGTCTTGTTATTAAGTTCATTGTATCTATCCCATTCAACAGAAGATAACCCAGATACACCAACTTGTTCTCTTTGAATTTGAACTATCTCTTCTTGTAAGTCTTTTACTTTCTTAAATGTTTCTGGTGATAAAACAGTTACATCAATTTGACCACTAGGATCCCGGGCAAGAATTAAAAGGTCATTGATCTCAGAATGTATTTCAGTAATTCTTGTGTTTCTAGCACCAGCAGGAAACTTAGCATTAATGAAATCTGTTAGTGCTTGTATTGCACGCTGTTTATCATCAAAGTATTTTTCATTGAATTCAACACGAGTGTTTTGATCTAACCACTCCATTAACCTTGCTTCCCTTTCTTCTTCATTTAATCCCTCAGCAATCAAACTATCTTCAAACGCTGAAAAAGCTTTTTCAAAAGCGCCCTCTTTAAGTTTATACTCATAAAACTTCCTACTCTTTTCAGCGTATTCTTGATGAGTCTTTGCTTTTGTTAAATCAAATATCCCACGAGCTGGATCATCAATCTTTGGAGTACCATCTTCATATGTAAGTTTAGATAACTCTTTTAGTTGACGTTCTAGAGATCTAATGTTTGAATAGCTGTTGAAACGATCTAATTCTGTTTGTAAGGGGGTTCTTGCATTCCGCAGCTCAGTAAGAATAATCTCCTTCTCCATTAATGCATCCCGGGTAACATCATTCTTATCATAAACAGAATCTTTTACATCGTAATATTCCCGATCATACATCTGCCACATATAATCAGATTTGAATTTCTCCAAAGCTTTATATGCAGCTCTAATAGCTGTTTGATCTTTACTCTCTATAGCTTTTTGAAGACCAAATTCTAGTTGAGAAAGATCAAACCGGTAATCTTTAAATCTATCCATGTATGACCACACCCTTTGCAGTACTAACTCACCTTTTTCATTAATGTCAGCGACAGCATCTTCAAAAGCTAAAGCCTTACCAAGAAGTAAAATTTCATTCTTGCTTAGATTTTTAAGGAAAGGTTGTAACTCTTCTATAAGATCGTTAGATATGCGCGCGGTCTCAGCGTCAATCTCAGCATATTTGTTTTTAAGATATGCAAAGAATGGACCAGATATCAAACTTTGACTAGCACTATATGATTCTAGATACGCATTTAACCAGTTCATTCCTGGCCCTTCACCAACTAACTCAGCTCTAATCTTCTCAGGTGTAATCTCTACACCCTTGTAGTTTTTTATCTGAGCCTTAAGTGCAGACTCAGCGCCTCTAGACATTTTGCTTTTATCTGCTTCTGTTAATGGTTGATTAGCAATAAGTTTTTCAGCAATTTGCTCTGCAAAAGCTTCATCACCAGTATCAATTCTAACAATGTTTTTAAACCTTTCACCAAAATTTTGTTCGATGTTCAGTCTCATGTCTTTAGTTAAGTCACCTAAAAACTTAGTAAGCTGTTCTTCAAGAATTTTATTTGATTTTCTTTTTATGACAGATATGCTTGTTGACATCGCACTTACCGTATCGTTAAAATCCCTGATGCCTTGTTTTTGAACAGCGTTATTTAAGTCACTATCCTGAATTACCTCTTGAAGAGGGTTAATAAAATTCTCTTCTACATACAATGCTAAATCACGATAGTACATAATTCTAGCAATTGTATCAGGGGTAACATCCTCTGGTTTTAATTCTTCTAAAGCCCTAATATTTTGCTTTATAACATTAAATACTTGATTGTATCCAAACAGAGCTCTTGCTAATGCGGCAGCTTGTCTGTTCTTAGCAATAGCATCTTCAGCCATAGCATTTACTATGTTCCTTCTATTTAAGCTAGAATCTGACATTAACTGAGAACGCATCTGCTCAAATACAGAATCTTTCTCAATTAAAGCTTTTATCTCATTATCATTAGAACGTTTAACAAGCTGTTCAAATTCTTGAGCTGATACTGTAGCAGCATCAATTAAACTTAAAACAGTTGCGCCGGTGCTTTCTACGGCATTTACAAACTCTATCTGCTCTCTAGTTTCAAGGCGTATAAACTCGGCAACCTCGTCATTAGTAAACACCTCAGAACTTAAAGCAAACTTTTCTCCCGTCATCATATCTACCAGCTGCTTAATGCTGGTATTAGTATTAAGCTTTTCGATTTTAATACTCTTACCAAACAGACCTCTTAACAACTGTTTGATATGGAAAAGAATCTTCTCAATCCATGACTTATACTGTTTAGATACAGGCTCACCAGTATTACGCATTTGTCCCTCAAGACCCATGGCTGTAACAATAACCTCCTCTTTTAATCTATCTCCAGTATAATCATAGTTTCTTTGAACTCTAGCTAATACCTTTTGACCCTCTGGTGTAGAAATCAACTCTTCATATAGAGCATTAAACAACTTAGGATTCTGTATTCTTATAGATTGTATCAAAGGGTGAGCAAACTCGTGGAATACAGTTTCTGCAGTAATTTGGCCTTCTACAAAGTACACTTTGCCATTATAGAAAAACGCGGGCTCCCCTCTATACTCAATACCACTATCTTTTAAAATCATAGCCGCTTCCTCGGAAGAAGCAACTGTTTCAAAGGGAACACCTAAATTATCAGATAACACCTGCATAAGTGAACTGATAGCTTCATTACCAAAGTTATTACTGGTTTGTTCTTGGCTGTAAGTGGCGCCGGGATTATAATTATCCTCACTATTCTCAAAGAACTCTTCTACTTGATCTCTATAATCTGGGAGCTTAATGCTTACATCCCTATCTAAGTTATCTGTGGGTGTAGAAACATCTGGTCTAAAGAAAGAAATCCTGTTTTTTAAATCTCTATTTACATTAATATCAACTTCATTCCAGGTATTACCATATTCGTCTGTAACTAATACAGGGTTATAACCTTGTTTTTTAAGAACATTAGCTATAGTATTTTCATAGAAGTTATAGATAGGTGCTAATGCACTGAATCCTTCTGTTTCTACTCTTTCAAGTTCTTGTTTAAGTTGATTTATTTCATTAGTATTATCTACCTCTTGTATATAAATATCATATCCAGACTCTGAATCTAATTCATCTTTTCTTTTTTGAGCTTTTTCTTTAGTTTTGAAAAAACCTATGAAATTATTATATTCATCAATTAGATTAAATCCTCTCTCCTGTTTTTCAAGTTCCTTAATCCTATCTTCTTTTTGTTTTTTAAATTCCTCTAAAGTAGAATGTCCTTCTATTTTACTAGCTGTATTACCTGTAGGAAATAATACTCTCTCATATCCTTTTTTAGCAGAGTCTTGTATAATCGATTTAACAAAGAATGTAACCCAGTTATTGTCTTTGTTTAGGAGTTGTAAAAATTCGTTGCTGCTATCATTTTCTCTTATATAATTTTTTGATATTTTTTCATCATTTCTGTATTCTTCAAAAAGTAATTTTGAAAGTTCAGGATATTTTTTTTGTAATATTGCTTTTCTACCTATTTCTCCTTTATACTCTATTTTAATAGAGGGCGAGTCCGTATAAATTACACCATTTACTTCTTGTTTACGATTTCTTTTAATTAATCGTAACATATCTCTACCTTTCTGAAATAAATCAGATTGTACTTCTAGTATTCTTCTTGTTTTAGAACCATATTTCTTAGTTTCTTTATATTCCTTTCTTTTACCTACCCAATCATCTATTTCTTCCCAAATATCTTCTTTTTTACTAATTTGTTCATCACTTCTAAACCATCCAATACCTTTATCAGTAGCAAATTGAGCATGTCCTTTAATAGAAGGAGTAATAGCTGGTGTAGCTATTTCATTTTCTGTATAATTAGTACCTCCTGGAACTGTTAAATTAGAGTAATATTGAGTAGGGTTGCGTCCTTTTTTTAATTCTATTTCTATTAGTTTTAATTCTTCTTTAGTAGCAGGAACTCTCTCATATTCGTCTATCCAACCTATTCCACTAAGTTTAAAATCTTTACCGGCTACAGAAACATAACTACCTTCTAAATCTGTAGAAGAACCATCTTTAGCAATATTAATCTCAATAGTATAACTATAATTAGCAATGAATGATGCTAGTTTTTCTTCTATACTTTCACCAGATGATTCTCTTAATAATAAGACTTGTTGCTTAGGGATCTGTAGATCTTGTTGAATTTTGTTCCAAAATTTATCAGTATTACCTAAAGATTTATACCACTGATTTATCTTAGATATATTGTTATTTAAAATCTGAACCACCTTAAAATCATAGTATACCTTATTAGAATCAAATACTTCTTCTACACCTGTTTTGATAACATTATCTCTACCAACAAAATCCTTAAATAATTCTATATCTTTTTTAGTTCCTAATTGATGAACTTGTTCTTTCTTATATGTAACATATGTTTTTTCATTAACTCCTTGACCACTATCTCTTCCAATTACTGAATCAGTATTTTTTTCTCTTACTTCGTCAGGAGTTACATATTCATCTCCTAATCCACTTTCTCTAAACTCTTTAGCTCTATCTGTAAATTCATAGTATGAATCAACAATAGTAGGGTTGGTTATGTTTAAAAGAATTGGAATTCTTTTACCTTTTATTTCTTCTAGCTCTGTTAACCAAGAACCGAAATCTGTAGAATAAAAAGCTTTATTATCTGTTAGGAATATAGTCCCGGTTTTATTAACGTGATATACAATATCTTTTACTTGACTACCGGGGAATATAGTATCTAAGTATTGAGAGTATTGTTCAGGAGTTCCTATAGAAGCTAGCTCAGGATTAGAATCAAATAGCTCTTGTACTCCTGGTTTGATTGGTGTAGATGGTATTTTTTGAAAAGGTATATCATCTTGATCCCACTGAGTGAATGGTATATCCTCAGATATAGGCTTAACTTCACTTCTAATTAAACTTCTAGGATACTTCTTAGCTACTTCTTTAAGCTTGGCTATTTTAGTGTTGATTAACGCTTGTTCTGTGTAGTTTTTTTTAGGAATTATTTGTTCATTTAACTCTTCTTCAGATAGTGACTCTAAATATTTTAATCTTTGTTCTTGATTACCTAATAAACCAAAGGGTTCTATTGCTAATAAGATTTCTAGTTCTTCCTTAAATGTTTTTGGTTTTAAAACTTTAGCTTTAAAACTCTCAATACTTGTAGTATTCTCTTTAGTTTGAGTTGGTTGGATACCTTGTTCATAATTAGATTTTAAGTTTTTAATATATTCAACAGCATCTTTAATTTCATAAAAAAATTCAAGTTCCCCTTCTTTTTCAGAATATACATAATACCCTTCAACTTTATTATACTGTCCTTTCTCATAATCAGGATTTTCTAATCTTTCTCTAATTGTTGTAACACCATATTTATTTACAAAAGAGTTTAAATTGGTAATCTCAGGCTTAACTAACTTACCATACTTTTGGTCAAGTATTCTATTGATACTATCAATAATTTTTTTAGTCTGATAAGGAATATCTTCATCATATTCTAATCTAAAGTTATTTCCTGTAAGAGAAATACCTAATTCATTATGATGATGCGCTAAATCATCTACAATAGAAGCTAAATTTGGTTGTATAGCATTTACATTACTTAAAGAAGGATATTTAGTATAGCTAACACCAAGCAGTTCAGATTTTTTATCCTTGCTCACTTTTTCAGAAGCATCCCACACACTTCCTGAATAAACATCTGTATTTGCAGCCCATTTAATATCTTTAGATTTG